TAACTATAAGACCAATAAGGTTGTTTCTCAAGGTGCTGTACTTGATATGAAAGGACAGACTGGAGAAGCAGGAAGTGATGGAAATGATGGTTCTAATGGTATTGATGGTTCTAATGGTATTGATGGTTCTAATGGTATTGATGGTGAGAATGGAAATTTCACAGAGTATAGATACAAGAGGTCATCAGAGTATGCTATCACTCTAGGTTCTCAACAGAAGGTTGATAGAACCCCCGAGGGATGGTACACTGATTGGAGTGAAGCTGATGTTGAAAGTTTTAGTGCTCTGCTTAATAATATAGGTGCAGCATTTGACACATTCTTAAATCAATTCTCTACAAGCCAGCTTATCTCTTCTAGCAACAAGAAGTACTTCACTGAATTAGGTAGCTCGCCTACATTTGCACAAATACAATCTCAGTATTATGCATTACATGGAGTTTACCTCACAGTTAATGATACACAGGAAGCTCTTGTTCTAGCAGCCTTCAAAGACTACCTAGGACTTTATAATACCTGCACTGCTGCTACAGAAGACCTATTGATATGTAATACAGAATATCATAGATTGTACACCAAGTATAATGATGAAGACCACTTCTGGGTGCTCTTTATGATTTATGCTACCATAGATGGGGATACCAATAATCTTATTGGTGAGTGGTCAACTCCACAAAGAATACAAGGAGAGGATGGTAAGCCAGGTGCAGCAGGTTCCAATGGTATTGATGGTATTCCTGGAGTTAATATAGGAGTAGCATTTACATTAGGTACAGAGGATGCTATAAGGCCTGATGCAGTGGACCCTACTGTATCTCCTTATAATACTAACTACAAAGCTCTATTTGCAAGTGGTACTAAGTGGCAAAAGGACTCTCCTACTGTTACTACTACCTATCCTTATATATGGTTCACTCAATGTAGATACAGAGTCAATACTGATACAGATGGTAATGAGACTTACACATTTGAGGATGTATGGTCTGACCCTGCAAGATATACAGGGCTCAATGGTGTCACTACTACAGAGACTGTCTATGTGAAGAACCCTATAATCTATCCTCAAGGTATATATACTGCTGGTACAACTTATACTAATGATGGTAATAGAACCCCATATGTATACTATGATGGATACTACTATTATTTGTCAGGTCAAGGAAGCTGGACAGGTACTTCTACATCAACACCTGCTAATAACTCTGCATGGTGGACACTTCTAGAAGGGTTTGAGGCTCTATATACCAAGGTTGGTATTATAGCTAATGGTCTTATTGGTAGTGCGGTATTCAATGGACCTTATATGTTTAGTCAGCAAGGTGTTGACCAGAATGGCACTGCAACATCTCACTATGAGAACTTCTTGAAGAACTACAGCACTGGTGCTACCTTAGTAGACCCTTATGATGATATGGCTTCATTTAAGCCTAACTTCTGTATTAATTTTGAGACAGGAGAGCAGTGGTCTACTTCAATAGATAGTGCTATTGGAACTGCTAAGTCAGAAGTTATTCAGACAGCTCAGAGTATTTCACTATCAGTACAAGATACTATTGAAGGTAAACTGGAGTCAGCTGGAATTAGTATTACTTCAAGTGGTGTTGAAATCACAGGTAAGTTCAGTGGTACTTCTGATGGCACTTTCAATGGGGATGTAGCTGCAAAGAGTCTTTCAGTTCTAGGAGAGGATGGAACACCTGCTATGGTGTTTGATACTTATAAGGAGTCAATGGGTACCCCTAGTGGTGGTACTGCTCCTGATGAAGGTACTCCAGTACTGCTTATAAACTATGGAGGCAATCAATACTTGGTAAGTATGTTGAAGCTTGTTACAGGCTCCTCAACAGGACAGTATCAGAAGACTCAACCTACAACTGTAAACTTGTACACTACCTCCTCAATTACTAATAAGATGGGAACCCAAGGCTCGGCTAACTATAGTAAGATTACTAAGGCACCTTACTTGACCTTAGTTGACAACAATGGTAATACAACCAGTACTACAGTGACTGCTAAGCTTTATGACTCAAATGATAATGAGCTATCTTGGAGCACCTATCTTAACAAGTATTACTCTGGTACCCTAGTAACTGAGTATCCTGATAAGACTGACCTAGGAAGTGGAATATGGGCATTTAAGCTTACTGGTAGCTTAGCTACAGTTTCAGACATTTATAATGGTACACCTACTAGTAAGATTATGGCTGTAACTGGAGTTTGTTCTAATATTAGTGCTGGTTATTCAGCAACACTGTGCTATACTTCTTGTACTGCTAATGTGTATAGCAAAATAAAGATAGCATCTGGAGTTTTAACTACAGTCACAGATGAAAAGATAGTAGTGGGTTATGGAACTAAACAGAGCAATAATAGTTTGACTCAAGATACTTCTACTGTTAAGTACCTAAAGTGCTCATCTGCAACTGCTAATTACTTAACACCTAGTGGTGATTCTTTAACTAGTGCTTATTTCGCCTCTACTTCTACAACAAAGTCTGAGTGGACAAATACACAGGTTACTCAGTGCGCAGCTATTGTAGGACCTAAGCCTATGACAAGTGTAGAACCAACAGTAACAGCATAAAAGAAAGAATATGCAACAGTCTTCTAATCATACATTTATAGGACTGCAACAAGATACAGCAGTATCTAAGCAGTCACCTGAGTATCTAATAGATGCTCATAACATTAGAATTACAGCAAGAGGGAATGAAACCCTCTTGACTGTAACTAATGAGAGAGGTCCAAAGGAACTTACACTAAAGAAGGAAGATGAGACAAATGCTTATATAACAGGTACTATTATAGGACATTGTGTTCTCAATAGCTACCTTGTTCTATTTACTCATGATGATTCTTATGGTGATAGTATCCTTAGGGTTGATATGTCAAAAGAAGAACCTGTAGTTGTCAATATGTTTCAAGCAAGTTCTGACTCAACTCAATCATTGGGATTTGATGTCAATTATCCTATTGAGGCTATTGGTGACTATGAGAATGAGAACATTCAAAAGGTGTATTGGACTGATGGTCTCAATCAACCTAGAGTGATAAACATAGTACATTCTACTTATACATGGGCAGGTGCATTTGATTTTGTCCCAGAGCTTAAGTTAGGTGAGACTGTAACAGTAGATAGAGTAGCTAGTTCAGGGGGTTCCTTTCCTTCAGGAGTTATTCAATATGCCTTCACATACTATAATAAGTATGGGCAGGAAACTAATATCTTCCATACTACCCCTCTATTCTACACATCATTTAATGATAGAGGAGGCTCACCTGAGAATGCAGTATCCAATGCCTTCAATATTACCGTAAAGGGTATTGACACTCACTTTGATTACTTAAGAATCTACAGCATCATAAGGACTTCTATCAATGCTGTTCCTACTTGTAAGAGAGTGCAGGATATTGACCTAAGTGTTATAAGTGAGAACACAATTAAATTCACTGACACTGGTACAGTGGGTGATACTGTAGACCCATCTTCTCTATTGTATATAGGAGGTGAAGAGGTTATAGCTGGTAGTATCTGTGCTAAGGATGGTACTCTATTCTTAGGCAATCTTAAGATTAAGAGACAAGCTATAAGCTCAATCAAGGACTTTATTACCAATGTAAAGGACTCAAGTATAAACACCTCTTCTAAAGTATCAACTGTAGCAAAGAGTATAAACCTCACTAGTGTAACATCTAGTGGTTATGCTTATAGCAATGGGCTCAATGCTAAGTGCAATGGTTCTAACACTAATGCAGCTGGATTCAAAAATAGAGAGTATTATAGACTGGGTCTGCAAGCTCAGTATAAGGATGGTAAATGGTCAGAGCCAGTATGGATAGGTGACTATCAAGTGCAAGGTGGCTCTACTTACCCTTATCAAAGTGGCTCTACATTACAGAAGCTTACAATACAATATACTCTTGATAGTGCAAGAAGAGCTGAATTAAAGAATGCAGGGTACAAGAAGATTAGACCTGTAGTGGTATTTCCTGATATACAAGATAGGACTGTTCTATGCCAAGGTGTAGTTAATCCTACAATGTACACTACTGATAATAGGAATTCATCTATCTATGCACAGTCTTCTTGGTTTTTTAGGCCACATATCTATGGAGTGTCAAGCTTGGATAGTTATGCTTCAAGTAGCAATGCCTATTCTGATTCTACTTGTAGCCCCTTCTCAGTGCATGGATTAACATTACCATACACTGACTCTGCCTTAACTTGGGACCCTAAGATGGCAAGAGGTGTTGAGTTCCAAGGTCAATATGACTCTGACAATAAGTTCAAAGTTGATTGGAGTTTCTTAACTATGCACTCTCCTGACCTTGAGTTTGATGATTCTCTTCATAATGTTGACTTATCCAGTGTTAAGTGTAGACAGGTAGGTATATCTCAGTTTACCTATACTGCAAGTGATATTGATATTCAAACATCAACTCCTACTGTTAGTAATGGTGGTTCTGGATTTACTCACCAATCATTTACTAGATACAATTCTATGGGTATCATTAGTGGTTTATTCTACGATGATTTCATAGTAGATGAGTATGATAGTGGTAAGAAGTTTCAAGCTTATAGTAAGGAGTATAGCCCTTATAGATGGTTAGTATATGCATGGAATAGAAATGGCTCACTTAATAATGATGTTAATAGACCAGCAGATGCTGGAACTAGAAGTGCTGAACTTAGCAAGAAGACAATATCAAACCTAAGGTATTGTTCTTCTCCTGTATGGAATGCCTCTCCTACTAAGCTATCCTTGTCAAGTGATTGTGTTCCTCAAGTATTCAGTAGTGATGAAGTGTCAATAGTAAAGCTTGGTAGCAATATCTATGAAGGTAATATTGATACCCTTCTTACCCCTGATAAAGTTGATGGTGACTACTTTGCTTTTAATAGTAACTCTGTTGGAGCTCAGAATATTACTACTCCATTTAATTGTACTAAATGGTGGAAGACTTGGTCAAAGCAGGATGATTCTTCTGATGCTCAAGGTATCTACAGAAGATATACAAATAACAATAGTACCCAATTCTACAGAGTAGATAAGAACATTGCAGATAACACAGTAGCCCTGGCTGTAAAGAAGGAGGCTGTTAGGTTTAAGTACAAATCAACTCCTCACATTGTAATAAGGCTATCAAGTGCTATCAGCAATACTTCAGATTCAAGCCATGTGGCTACTCTTCCTATAGTTGAACTATATAGAGAGTATGATTCAAATACAATGTTTGGAGGTACATCAAAAGATGCTCTTAGAGCTAACATGTGGCTACCTGCTGGTGAGGCAATATCAGTAGATGCAACTAATGTTCCTCTTGAATTTGAATGGGGTGATACTTGGTTTAGTAGATATGATTGCTTGAAGACTTACCCATTTACAGCAGAGGATACTAATAAGGTTGTAGAGATTGGTTCTTTCATGCTTGAAACCAGGATAAACATTGATGGAAGATATGATAGAAACAGAGGTCAAGTTAATAATCTTAACATGTCTCCTACTAACTTCAATCTAATGAATCCTGTATACTCTCAAAGAAACAATTTCTTTAGTTATAGGATACTTGATGAGGACTACTATAAGCTGAGTGAGTTCCCTAATCAAATTACTTGGAGTACTGAGAAATCTCAAGGCTCTGATGTAGACCCATGGACTACTGTGACATTAGCTTCTACTTATGATATGGATGGTTCTAAAGGTAAGATTAGGTCTCTGAATGTATGGAGTGACAATATATACTGTTTCCAAGACAGTGGTGTATGTAACATCCTATTCAACTCTAGGGTCCAGATTCCTACATCTGATGGGGTTCCTATTGAAATCTCCAATAACTACAAGGTTGATGGTAAGAGATATATTTCTGACGGAGTTGGTTGTATCAATAAGTTTGCTATATGTGCTACCCCTACTTCACTATATTTCATTGACTCTGTTGGGGGTCACCTACAAGCTATAAATGGTTCAGGTCTTAGTGATGTATCTCTACAAAGAAGTATGGTCACCTGGCTAAGTAACCAGGCTACTGCAATGTGGACTCCTAATAAATATACTACAAGGTTGTTCTATGATAAGAATAACAATGACCTGTATATAATGACAGATAGTGAGTCTCTCTGCTATAGTGAACAGCTTGGTCAATTTACTTCATTTATGACCTATTCTGAAATGCCTGCAATGTTCAATATAGTTGATAAGTTCTACTGTATCAAAGAGAACTACATCAATGAAATGTTTGCTGGAGATTACAACTACTTCTTTGGGGAGTATCAAGGCTATGATTTATCATTTGTATCTAATGGCAAGACCTCTAATCAAGACCTATCTACAATAGATAAAATCTATGCTAATGTATTCTTCAGAGCTGATAGATGGTCTGATAAGATGGACAGCATTCTATCATCTGAATCTCCATTTGACTATATCAGAGTATGGGATGAGTATCAAGATACTGGTGAAGTTCTTCTAAGGAATAAAGGCAACTTCCCTTCAATACTTAAGAAGAAGTTTAGAGTGTGGAGAGCACAGATTCCTAGAGATGCTCACAACAGAAGAGATAGAATAAGGAATACTTGGTGTAAGATTACTCTAGGCTCAGCACCTAGATACAATAATGGTAATAATGGTTTCATACAGCTACATGATGTAGAGGTTCAGTTCTTCATCTAGTTAAGCTATAATTTATTAAGGGCATAGGATAATTCTTATGCCCTTATTATTTTGCACATTAATATGTTGCTTAATTCAATTTTTATATGTACCTTTGCACAATAAATCTTTAATATATGGCTAAAGGAAAATCTACATGGAAATATAATAAACTCCTTACAGCTAGAAGAAATTACTACAGTGGGCTAGAGCCTTATACCTCTCAAATACAGAGGCCCTCTTTTGCCCCAGTTAGTCCTGATTTAGCTGGACTAGGTGGAACTCCTCTACCTAATAAACTACCTATGCCTGTGCAGCAACAGCCAGCTGCAAGTAGCCCTAATATATTTCAGAGCACAGTCTCTGATGTAAAGGGAATGTTCAGTAATCCTAGCACTGCTTTCCAAAGCCCTACAATAGGTGCTAGCTCTATGATGGGTGCAGCTGCTGGAGCTATTGGTCAGATTGGTGGTCAGCTTCTATCAAATGGGTTGGATTCTAAGGCTGGAAATATTATCAGTGGAGTAGGTGATGCTGTTGGGGGTATCCCTGTTATTGGTGGTTTTGCCAAGGGAGCTCTGAATCTAGTTGGAGGTGCAGTTAATGGTCTGTTTGGCATGAAGGCTAACCAAGAGGAAATAAACAGAGTTAATAGTAATGTATCTACACTTAACACTGCTGCCAGTGCTGCCAGTGCTGCAACATCATTTGATGATAGTGCTTTATCTGGACCAGAGGCAACAAACTTTAGTGTTAATGCCTATAGAGGAGGTTTATTTTCTAAAGGTAAAGCTAAGAAGAAAAACAGACAATTAGCACAGGAGTTGAAGGATGCTAATAGCTTTGCAGTTAGAACTGCTGACAATACTACTGCTAATCTTGCAGATGACCAACTAAGCAATGCTGAAGCTAACTTCGCTGCTTTTGGTGGTGAACTTAATACACAAGGTGGTGATTTCACTAATGGTCTTCTTTATATAGACAATGGTGGTTCACATGAGTCTAATCCTCTTGAAGGTGTGCCTATGGGTGTAGACCAAGAAGGTACTCCTAACTTAGTAGAGGAAGGAGAGACAATCTTCAATGACTATGTATTCAGCAAGAGATTGAAAGTACCTAAAGCAGTAAGAGACAAATATAAGATGAGAGGTACAAAGGATTTAACATTTGCAGAGATGAGTAAGGCTATGGCTAAAGAGTCAGAGGAAAGACCTAATGACCCAATCTCTATAAGGGGGCTTCAGGCTGTAATGGCTGACCTTGCGAATGCTCAAGAGGGTATAAAAGATACACAACAAGATAGGCAATACTCTAATGGAGGCAGGTTATTTGCTGGAGGAGGATTGAAATATTGGAAAAAGAAGGAGGATATAGAAACTAATCTCCCTTGGCTTAAGGAATTATACACGAATGGAACAGATACATCAGCATGGGATGCATTGTTTGATGATAGTGGAAACATTATAGCTACCAAGGGAGGAAATACTGGTTTATATGACCCTAATGGGGCATATATGAAGGCACTAAACGAGGTATTTAGTCCTGATGGGTTTGGCAATTGGACTCCTGAGTTTAAGGAAACTTTTGTTAATAGATTAAAGACCATAAATCCTAGTAAATACTCTGGTCTCACAGTTGAGAATTTAGCTACTACTCTCAGTAGAGATAACCTATATAATTTGGCTACAGATGGTATGGTAGGAGGTCACCACCAAATAGGTGAGCTTGCTGCTCAGCTTTATCCAACAGTTACTGAACACATGCTTAGAGGAGCTGATGGTTCTCTCACTCCAATGCCTGAGTCTGATATTTATTATCCAAATACTGACTTTAATACAGGTCAGACATGGTCAGAGAGATTCAAAGGTAAGTACACTAGAGCAAACAATGGTAACTATGTAGAGAGTGTAGACCCAGAAACTCACACAAGGACAAGGAGATACTTCTATGACCCTGTTGAAAACAAAGGTACAGGGAATAGATATTATAGGAAGAATGCTGATGGTCAGTATGAACTAGTAGAAGGAGATAACCCATACTTAACTATTCAGAATGAAGGTGGTTATTCTCAAGTCAAGAGTAATCCAAATGACCAAAATGGTACTGACTTCTACTATGACCCAGATAAAGCTGACCCTGAGTTCAAGAAACTTCCTACTTGGTTTAGATACGCTCCAGCTGTTGGGCTTGGTATTAGTGCTATAACAGATGCTTTTGGTTGGACTAATAAGCCAGACTACAGTAATGCAGATGCTGTTATGGAGGCGGCTCAAAGTGCTGGTACATATAACCCAGTAAGCTTCAAACCTATTGGTAATTATCTGACCTATAGACCATTTGATAGAGATTATTATATTAATAAGATGAATGCTGAAGCTGGTGCTGCTAGAAGAAATATAATGAATACTTCTGGTGGGAATAGAGCACAAGCTATGGCAGGTATTCTAGCTGCTGACAATAATTACCTTAACCAACTTGGAAGCCTTGCTAGACAAGCTGAAGAATATAACTTCGCACAAAGAGCACAGGTTGAAGAGTTTAATAGAGGTACTAATACTACTAACTCTCAAGGTTTCTTACAAGCTGATTTAGCCAATCAAAAGGCTGCTTCTGAAGCAAGAGAAGCTTCATTAAAAGGTATTATGGCTGCTGCTGATATGAGAGAAAGAGCTAGGCTAGCATCAGAACAAGCCAAGTCTGCTAATATATCTGGATTCATCAATGCTATTGGTGATATTGGTAGAGAGAACATGGGATGGAACTGGAGAAACTTTGGTCTTTCTACTGGTACATTTGGCAATGTTGGTGAGGAAGAGAGACTACTTACTCATACTGGTAGAAAGAAGAACAGTGGCTCTAAGGGTGGTAAAATTAAAAGAAAAAAGGGATTAACACTATAGGATATGTATTTACAATTAGATACTAGATTTAATCCATTTACATACGATGAGATGGTAAAACCTCTGCTCTATTATAAGCAAGCTTATGATGAAGCAGAGGCAGCCTACTCAGCTTTATCATCTGATACTGATGCATGGAAAAACAGGGTGGATAAAAATAATAGTCCACTTGCTTATGAGCAATTTCAGAGGTACTCTGGAGATTTATCTAGAACAGTAGATGACTTTAGTAGAGGTATGAATGCTAAAAATAGGAGAGCCCTCTTAGGTCTCAAGAGAAGATATGCAAGTGAGATAAAACCAATAGAGGATGCTTATAACAGAAGAACCGTATTAGCTGAGGAACAAAGAAAGGCTAATCTGGCAAATCCTACTATGTTGTGGCAAAGAAAGGCTAGTGATATGAGCCTTGATGACTTTATAAAGAATCCTGATGCTGACTATGGTAGGAGCACCTCTGGTACTGCTCTAACTGCTCAAGTTGCAGCTGGTGCTGGTGCTCTTGCTAAAGAATTTAGAGACAACCCCGAAAAGATGAGAAAGCTTGTTGGAGGTGACTACTATGAGTATGTAAAACAAAGAGGATTTAGTAGTGAAGCTGTTCTAGCTGCTATAATGAATAATCCAAATGCTTCTCCAATATTAAATCAGCTTGTTGAGGGTGCTATAGACTCTGCTGGATTGAAAGAATGGGCTGATGCATCTACATTAAGTCAAGCATACAACTATGCAAGACAAGGATTATGGAATGCAGTTGGACAAGAAGAGGCACAGTTAGTTCAAAACTGGAGAGCACAAGAGAACTTAAGTCACTCTCATGCTATGGCAAGACAAGCATCTGCGCAAGCCTTCCAAGCTGCTGAAGCAGAGAAGAATAGGCAATTCCAAAGAGAGCAGTCATCTCCTAGGGCAATTATTGGAAATGACGGTAAACCTACAGGAGAATACTATGACCCTAAGCTAGGAGTTGTTGTTGACAACAAGGGTAACATAATAGGAACTCCAAAGAGTAAGAATACCCAAGGCCCTGATGGAAATAAAAGAGACCCAAATGACCCAAGGCCTAAAGAGCTGATGCAGCCTTTATACTTTGATGCATTCTATAATGATACTTCATCTGGTCTAACATATAAAGCAAAATGGGATGGAAATATAGATGAGGCAGGTAGACAGTTAATCTACTCTAAAGGAAAACATGTATCAGGTTCAGGAGTTCCTAATAAACTAAGTACAAAAGCTCTGGCTGATATTAGAGCTAAGCTTCCAAAGGGCATGTCTCTAAGTGATGTTGATGTATATGTTGACCATGACAGTTGGTCTGACAGTCACTATATAGTAGTTGACTCCAGGGGTGACATCCTTGGGAGAGAAAAAGTAGCAACGTCTACTCCTACTTCTGGAAGTAAGGGTAGTCAAAGTGCAGGATTATAATAATAAAAGTTAATTAGATATGATACTAGGAGGAGGTCCTTTTGGACTTGGCTTAGGCTTACCTACTAAGCCCGCACAAACAGAGCAACAAGTCTATAACCAAGCCTACTTTACAGGCTTGGCTGGACTTGGTGCAGATGATAGGGCTAACTGGGAAAAGAAATATGCTAAAGAAATAGCAGGTCTTGATGATGAAGAGAGGGACAACTACTTCAGAAACACTATATTCATGGACATCTTTGGAAATAGTGATGATGAAGAAGACAAAAAGATATTTGCAAATAGGAGCTCTCTAACTAGAGACCAAAGGGATAGTCTAATAGCACAGAAAGCTATTAGTTCTGATATTGATGCTATGAGTGACTTGCAAGAGTCACCATTAGACCTATGGAAGTCTCTTGTTGATGCTGATTATAAATATGCCTGGATAGATTCTAAACTAGGGGACGAAACTGCTAGACAAGGTGCAATGAGACACCTTGAGGAAAAAGGTCTGGAGAATTATGATATTTTCTATAACAACCTGATGTCTCTTGACACTGAGACAAGAGATAAGATGCTGAGTGACCTAGATAATTTTTCTGGAGAAGTTTCACCATACTACAAAATGTATAATGGAACTGACAAGCTTAACTTATCTCCAGAAGAGAAAGTATCAATGCTTGCTACCTACCTTTCCAATGAGTCAGTTGGTGGTACTGCATTTGCAGCTAAAGCACTAGGAAACTCTTATCAAGACATAGTTGCATCTAACCAATCTGTTCTTGAGAAAGCTTGGAACTCTGGTGCTCAGTTTATAGATAGTGCTGCTGGTATGATTATCAGAGCAGCTGGTATGGTTGGTGGTGCTGTAGGCATAGGTCTGGAGGATGATGAATCTTGGCTTGAAAATGTTATTGACAACACAGTAACAAGATATGGTGATAGAATAGCTACCACTAACTCCTGGTCTCCTAGTGAACAGGAGTCTCTAGAATTACTTGGTATGTCTGATAATCCTATCATAAATACTGTGGACCAGCAGAATGCTCTTATGAGTGCTAATACTCCATTCGAGCTATTTGGTCAGTATGGTTTCACAACTGCTTCTACTATCCTTTCATTTGGGGGCTCGTCTGTTCTACAGGGAGCAACTAAAGGAGCAGCTTGGCTTGGTAAAGTAGCTATGGGCGGTAAAACTCTCAATGCAACTGCTAAAGGAACCAAGTTCCTTAGGGGTGTAATCAAAGCTAGAAACATAGGCAATGTTCTTATACCAGGTGCTGTTGGAACAGTTGAGGGTGGTATGAATGCTGCTATGACTAAGCAAGAAACACTTAGAGGTCTTGAGCAGGATATAAATGATAGATTTACTCAAACCTTAGATGGTGCTATAACAGGTGGTTCTGGTCTTGAAGGTGGGGTGCAGAGTGAAGAAGACATAGATAAAGCTATTATTGGTAGTGGTACAGAGAACTGTCAAGCTGTTCTTGATGCTATGTTTGGTGCTGGAAAGATTGATGCTTCTAAACATACCAGTGCTGAAGTTGCTGAACTTGTAAAGCAGAGGTACAGAAGTGACAAAGCAGCTGCTGAAGAGAGTGCCAATACAGCTATGTACTATGACTTTTGGACTAACTCTGTCATCAATGGTATGGTTAACTCCACTTGGAAGGCTGGTCTTGAAGCACCAAGAGTGCAGAATGCTCTTAGAAAGATAGGTCTTGGAGGAGGAGAATCTCCTGTTAGTGAGGCAGTCAATGTTGCTAGACAAGGTGACAGATGGGTTGCTCAAGCAAGACAAGCTACAAGAGGACAGTTGTTCAAGAGTAGACTTAAAGAGGCCTTAGGCGAAGGCTTCGAAGAATATACTCAGGATATATCAAGTGCATTTGGTCAGGCTTATGCAAATGACAAGATGCAACAATATATTGATAACAAGTATGGTGCTAATCCAGGTGCTACAGCTGCACAGAATGATTTCTGGCAGTCATTTGCAGCTGGTATACAAGCAGCAGGAAATGCTGCTGTGTCTCCCGATGCTATTAAGAGTGGTCTTTATGGTGCATTGTCCACTGCTATGGGTGGTCCTAATATTGCTATGAAGCAAGGTGCTAATGGTAACATGAGAGCTTCAGGTATTACTTGGAGAAGTGCTATTACTCCATTGATTAGCAATAAAGAAAGGGATGCTATAAATGAGCAGAGGGAGAAAATGGCTGAGCATTTCAACAACTACTTCTCTGATGAAACTATGCAGAGGGCATTATTCAATGCTGGTGGTACAGCAGAGTGGCTCACTCAGATGCAACAATCTATAGAAAGCAATGATGAGAAAGGTGCAAGAGATGCAAGAGTCGGACAAATGTTCAGCAACATCATTACTCTTAATGACCTAGAAGGCACTGGATACCATGATGCAGTTGTTGCCAATCTACAGGCAAGAGCTGGTTTTAATGAAGCTAACCTTGCAGACCCTGAATCTGAAGAGTCTAAATCTGTGGAGCAGCTTATGGCATCAGCAGCTCATAGAACTCAGAACCTTACTAGGGAAGAAGCACTGCAAACTATAAAGAAGAATGCCACTGAAATGCTTAATATGATGGATATGGTTTCAAAAGAAACTAGGTCTATTGAGAAAATCTTTGGTGAGAATATTGACCAAGATGTGAAAGCAAGCATGGTGTTCAATAGAGTAGTTATTGATGACTATAAGAAGAGAATAGGACAACTTGATGATGAAATCTCTCAAGTAACAACTGAGTTAGGAAGTCAAGAGAATCTTACTCCTACATCATCACCCACTTCTAAGGGTAGAAGGCTCATAGCTAGATTTGGTTCATTAAGTAATGCTATATCAGAACTCCAGAGAATGGAACAACAGAAGTCAGAGATTGACCAAGTTGTTAGAGAAATGGAGGGAGAGGAGAGTGATGGTCACTTATCTCAGGAAGACCAAGCTACTTTTGCTATGGCAAAAGAGTACCAGAGGGTACTTGCAAGGGACATAAAAGCTATAAAGGAAGCAAGAGAGGAATACAGTACTGAGGCTCGTCACATGCCAGTTGAAAGAGATGGCATTACTTATGATGACCCAGTAGACTCAACTGTACTGTCTGCTGAGGAAATTATGAGATTGTCTGCTAGTGATAGAGCATTCATGCTTGACCCCAAACATAAAGACAGATACAGTCAGGAACAACAGGCTGAGATAGATAAAGTTAATAGTGTCGGCACTTCTATACATCAAGATTTTAACAAGAAAGTAGCTGACAGAAGTAGGATTGAAAGAGACTACAAGGCTGCTATGACTTCTCAGTTTAATCTCATGTATAGTCCTAAGGCCCTTAATAGATATGTAAATAAGGTAAAACTTCAGGCCCAGCAAAGGATGCTTCAAAAGAAGAATGAAGACCTTATTGATTTGGCAGTAAAAGAGGATGATTATTGGAGGTTCTCAGAAAGACTGGATGAAATCTATAATAATGGTGACCAGGCAGAAATATCTGCTGTAGAAGGAATGCTCTCTGGTAGAGACTTCTCAGGTGTCAGATGGCTAGGAATTCCACAGGAAGCCACTGACATGTTTGAAAGGTATCAGAGTGAGAACCAAAGAAAGGCTGAAGTATATGATTGGGCTGAGAGAAATGGGGTATTTGAAGAGAATGACCCTAGAGCAGATGTATTTGCTGCTACCCTTGATTACCTAACCAATAGTGGAGTTGATATAGCTGATATAGAATCTGGAGCACAATCATTACTTGAAACAACATTAGATGAGGATGGAAATCCAGGAGAGTACTACTTTGAACAGCACCTTGCAAGAGCTAATGAGAGGTCTCCAATTGAAGAGCAAGTAAATGGATATAGCTCTATAGAAGAGACCATTCAGACATACAGGGATGTAATGTCAAGATACAATGCTGAAAGACAGCAAAGGGAACTTGACAATGAAGAAGTGGTAGCATCTCAAACAGATGAAGCTGCATCTGAGCCAGCTGTGATACCAGAGCCTCAAACTAGTGGACCATCCCTATTTGATATAGGTGGTTCAACACCAGAGGCTGGTCACTTAAATAGTGACGGAGAAAGAGTAGGAACTACTACAGTTTCTGATATGGTTGAGCAGGCAGAAGAGCCTGTTGAAACTCCACAAGAAGAGCCTCAAGCTACCCCAGTATCAGTTGTTGATAAGTTCACAGAGAACAGCAATGAGGAGGTAGGCAAGGCAGCTGAGATTGCTCTTAGAAATGCTGAAAATGCTCCTTCATTTTCACCAGAGGCAAAGTCTGAAGTTAAATCTATACTTGAGGAGTTAGCTGATTATAGCTTTGATAGTGTAGATGACTTCCTTGAATCAGTAACTAAAAGAGCCAATGCCCTTGATAGTAGGGCAGAGGATGACAATAGACAAGTACCTGACCTACTTAGACATGTTGTAGCTAAGGTTCAACAAGCTAAGAATTCTAAGGAGAGTATAACAACTCCAAGCTCTTCTGTATCACCCTTCTTTGATAGAAGAAGGAGAACAATACAGACTCAAGCTAGAAGGATGAATTACAATATGTTTGGTGCTGGACCTAACGCTGGATATATAACCAGTATCAATATAGCCCACATAAGACAGAACCATCCTGACAGCATACATGCAGATTACTATGATAAGTATGGAATAGAAGATGCATTAAGAGATGGAGTTCTATCTGGTAATCCTGATGTCATGTTTATTACTGACAGTAACCTCACAGATGCTGTAAGGAATGACATGGAGAGCAAAGGTATTGGATATACTGAGAATGACCTTCCTATAGTTGCTGTTGTTGAAACTTCTAATGGTCCTATAACCATAAATGTCAATGGACAGGATAAGCACTTCCAGCCAGTAAGTATAATGTCTGCTACTGGTGTTGAGTATAGTGCTGGAAGTAACAATATGGCTCCAATAAGGAGACTAGCAAGCTCCAATGGTGGAGGTGTTTCTATTGTCAAGAATGCTGATGGCTCTCCTGTGGTTACAAAGCCTATGGGACAAATCAAAGCTGTTCCTAACTATGACTCAAGCAGGAGGGGACAAGATAATAACAATGTTCTTGATGTTGGACAAAGTGACCTCTCTGAGAATGAAAGGGATACTCCACAAGGTTATCAGAAAGCTAAGAGAAAATTCCTAAAGAGTCTTGGAGTTGTAAAGGTCAGTGACACTCTTAAGAAGATAGTGTTCCATCTTAACAAGCTCAATGGAGCAACTCATCCTATTGATATATTCATTGCACCAGTGCAAAGAACTACAAACAAGAATGGACAATCTGTTACACAGGTAAGGGATGATGCTGATGGGCTTATCTCATTCAATAGCAGAACAAGAAGAGCTGCCAAAGCTATAGGTAGCTTCATTGAGTCATTCACAGATGAGGAGATGAGTTTCAACAGAGATTCTAATGGACAGGTTATCCCTCTTGGAGATACTGCAAAACTACTAGAATCTTATGCATCTGGTATTGAGAGCAGAGTAAGCAACTTTATAAATATAGCATCAAAGTCTGGATGGCACTATGCTGTCAATGCTACTGACCAATCAGTAGATGGAAAGAGAGTATATAGTATAGACCTTGTGAATGATGATGGTTCATCTATACAACTTACTGCTGTACATCAAGGAATGACTGAGGAGCAAAGTAAAGCTGCACAACATCAGTTCCTAAGGAACCTTCTAATGGATGAAACTGGTGAGGTCAGAATGTCGAATGACAGAGACTCACTTGCTAAGTGGCAAGTTCCATTCTCTGATGTAGAGAGAGCTTCACAGGGTGATGAGAATGCTAAGAAGAACCTATCTGATATATACGATGATGGATACCTGGAAGTAAGTGCAACCAATACTTCATTCCAGTATACCATCCAAGGTATAGCATTGCAGAGTCCATTCAAAAGAGATGGCAGTCCAGTGTATCAAACTGTTGCTAACACTGACAATGCAACTCCTTCATCACCACTCAATAGTCCTGCTGTTGTAGCTAATGGACAGGTTGAGCAGGGGGAAACTATTATAGACAGTGACACAGGTGTTGTAATACAAGGTCAGGCCAGACCACAAACAAACCCTGCTGCTGAAAGGGCTAAGGAGGTAGTAGACAGAATAGTTGAGGATTCCAAGGGAATAACTCTTTCAGATGATGGTTCAGGTTATGTAGATAGTAATGGAACAAGATATGCTAGAGTTACTTCTATAATAGCAGCTGACATTGAAGCAGGAGAAAGGTTTGACCCCAACAGTCCTTGGGTAACTCCTTCTACTAATATAGGTACAGGTGTTGATGAGTTTGTAAGAGACTTCTTTGCTGGTAAAGCTACAGACTTTAGTAAGTATCCTAATGCTACTCCTGAATCATTACAGAAATTTGCTGAACAGCTAGCAATCTTAAAGAACCAGCTTGAGCTAAATGGTCTCACAGTAGTTCCTAGAGATGTTACTGTTACAGGTCAGATTGAAGTTGCTGATTCAAATGGTAAGATACACTCTATAAATGTTGCTGGAACACTTGACCTACTTGCTTATGATGGAAAGGGAAACTTCTATATCTTTGATATGAAGACTAATAGAAGTGGAATTGACCAACACAAGAGAGACAAGTACGCAAGACAGTTGTCATTATACAAGGAACTACTTGAGAAGAAGTATGGTGTACAGGTTAAGTCTCTAAATATCCTTCCCATCGGAGTTACTTATCCAGCCCCAGCTGGAGCAAGAAATGGTGTGGCTGACTACTCAGTATCACCTGAGTCACCAAACCAGTTGCTCATAGATGGAAAAGAGTACAGAGAAGCAAACCCACAGCTTCAACAAACTATAGCTGTTCCCTATAAGCCTCTACATATAGTATATGATAGACTCACAGATGCAGAAAGAGGAATGATTTCTGGAATTGAAGATGCTATAAATGAAGGTAATGGGGTTGAGCAAGCAGCAGAGCCAATTACTCCTGTTGAAGCTCAAGTTGCAGACCCAGTTGAGGCACCAGTAGATACCACTCTTGGAGTTGCAGTTGACATGAGTGTAGGTGACTCTCTATTTGAAGATGACTTTGACTTTGGTGCAAGTTGGGATATGAGTGGAAGATTAACACCAATACCACATCATCTGCAATGGAGCAACCTTACACAAGAACAAAGAGATGGTCTTGAAGCTAAGGGCATAAATGAAGAATCCTGGTCACAAAAAGAGGACCAGGAAATGGAACATGAGTTAGGTTGTATAAAAACTTAATAGAAAAAAATAAAGGGTAGTGATTAACTCACTACCCTTTATTGTTATCTAGCCTTAACATTTCTACCATATTCAAATGACTTGGCAGCTTCATAAGGATGTTCAAATGTATACACACTTCTTAAGTATGGGCACATCCTCCTCATGTGCACAAGACCTTCAGAGTCTCCTTCTTCATACAGCCCTTCTTTGCTGGACTGATAGAAGAATGTTGAATTGGCCTCATCAGCAAATGGCATTCCACCTATTTGATATGCAGTATTGCCTATATCCATCAGAGCACTGAAGCCAGATGGTATCATATCCAATACTGTGTTTGCCTCATAATACCATCCACCAGGATAGTTGAAGGCTGCTTGCTCTCTATATAGTCTGTTGGCAAAGTAGTAGATTAGACCTTTTGCAATGTTATCCTCATCATCGTCATCATCATCACCTACTGCTGTAAGTCCCTTGAGTAGTGCAAGTAACCCAATCAGTAAGAAGTCACCAAAGTTTCTCTTAAGATTCCTTACTTGATTAGCTGAGAAGCCAGCTTGATAAAGTGCATTAGCAGTATTCTTTCCAAATGGCATAAGCAATGCTCTAGCAGTAAGCTTAAATCCACCTCTATCAGTAAATGTACTCAAGATAACCTTTGCTACAGTATTCAATGAGCCTTCAGTGTTTTGACCTAGAGCTACATTGTACTTGTTAGCACCAAATCTTCTTTCCATCATACCAAGAGCATAACCCCTCATGGCAAGTACAGCATTACCATACCAACTCTGAGAGAAGGCCACCTTGTCTTGGTTATTATAAATACCATGCAGCCTTATGTTAATCTCTCTAGCCTTGTCCATGAACTCAGTTTCATCTGTAGCATTCCATGTAAGGTTCTCAGCGTCTTGCCTTAACTGAGTGAGTGTATTTTCTGTATCTGCAAGGTTATAGTTCTTGTTGGACAAATAATCTTGCTCATCTTGGCTAAGGTTGATAGCAGCTCCAAATGGATTAGACATTGCTGACTCAATCTTTGATATGATTGAATTAGCCATATCATATTCAGCCTTTCCATCTTTTGACTTGAAGAAGGTTCCTTCGAGTGACAGAGTTTTGCCACCCTTTCTTCCATAACTATCTACATTATCAACAACCTTATAAGCATTGAACAGAGATATTTTATCTCCATTCTCATCATACAGCATTGTCTTGCCAGCAAGGGCTAGGTATGCTATTGATGACATATAGTGGTCACCAGACTTATATGGAAGGAACAGACTCTCACTGAACATATTATATATTCTATTCCAAGCATTCCTCTCATGCCAGTCTCTGTGTTTCTGTCTACTGTCACTAAGTATGTTGAAATGTCTCATCATAAGAGACACCTTATCTTCCTTCACATCATTTCCATATTGAATCCAGTTACTACCAAATGAACTGAAGTACAGTTTGTTAGCCCTCAAGAAATCTTTTGCTGTGAAGAACTCTCCAGCAATAGCTTCCTTGAATAGCTCATTGAAGCCAGTCATAGTATTAACAGCACCACCCGCAACATTACCTCCTAGGAAGTATTTAGAAGCAAATGATGACAGAGCTGCCAGTACCTTTTCAAGTACAACTCTTTTTCCTATCTTATGCTTGGTATTTCCAATACCATAGACTTGCTTGTCAAGGAACTTAAGATACCTATTATAGGCCTTAGATTTATCTCCAGCTATCTGCTCTTCAGTCTTCTGACCTCCAACCTTTCTCTTCTGTAGAACATTCTTTCCTACTTCAAGAGTATCAACTATTTGACTCATGGCAAGGTGGCTGTTAGCCATACTTGCATAAGCAAGTGTTGAATGGAACAGGTCAGTTGACAGCTCAGTCATATCTTGTAGTTTGTTTATACCAAACAATGGAAGTCTATGTATCTTCTCTTTTTCATGAGCTAATGCATTAGCAAACAGTTCCTCCTCTTCAGAGTTATATGTCTGGTTACTTCCAAAATCAGTATCCTCACTACTTTCACAGAAAGTATCCATGATGCTTCCTCTAAGTGCATGACCAACAGCTTTTGTTATACCAACAGTTTGATTCTTAACTCTGTTGGTGAACTTGCCTTTGAATTGAGGCATTCTTACTGCTAGAGTACTGCCTTCAGGTAGTCTTGCATCTAGCCCAGTCTTGAGTTGCATATAGTCATTGTACCAGTTATGAAGGTCATTATTTGATACAACTACTCTGTCAAACTCTGGATTAGCATAGGTACCATTTGGTATGTACCTCTGCATATTCTGGTCATAGATACTATGTGTAGTATGCCATGCCCTGGATAATGGTCTGAAATACATGTCCCATTGGACTGCTTTCTCAAACTCTGTCATCTGGTCCAAGTTAGGAACAGTCTGCTTGAAGTTCTCAAGTTCAGCTTTCTTGAACTCTTCCCAATCACTTTCATAATCTCCCCAATTGACTTCAGAGAGTATATTACCTGTCAGTTGACCATCTCTTCTACTTCTTTCAAATAGAATGCTGGTGTCCTTTATACCCATATCCTTGAGTCTCTTCTCAAGTATTCTGAGCTCATCCTGACATTGATTGGTAAGGTCATCTGCTGCTTTGTTTGCAGCCTTTGTAGCCCTATCAACTATCTGACCTATAAGGTCTGAGTTATTTGACATAGATGCTAGATACCTCTCAAAGAAAGTAATATCTCCCTCCATCTGTTCTAGTACTTCGGACACATGGAGTTTGCCCTCCTTCTGGAATGACAGACCCCATCTGCCATCCTTATTAAACAGTACTCTTGCAGATGTTTCAACATATTTACTCCCAAGTGTATCTTCACAGAACCTACAGAAGAATTGTCTCTCCTTTTGGAACAGCTCAGCCATAAGAGTCTTATTAGCCTGAGCAAGGTTGTTAAGGACCTGATTAAGATTTACAGTTACAACATTGCCTAAACTATCTGTAAGTTGGACATGGTCAATGTTACCTTTCAGTTCCCTTTGACCACCTACCTCTACACATGCTTCTTCTATGACACCTTGTAGTGTGAAACTAAGATTAACAAATGTATGTATCTGTCTTAACTTCCTGCCATTCTCTGCCATGTTACTCATGAAGTCACCTATGTTCTGGAAGTCAATAGACTTAAGTAGAGTGTCTATTTCCTTTCCATCACCCATCATATCAGATATAAGTGACAGAGCCTCGGTTATACCATCAAGAGCAACACTGTCAGATAAGAATGAATTACCATTGGCATTTATAAGGTTAGTTCTTCCTGACTCAGTAACACCAAGTATACCCATCATCTTCTTAGTGAAGATGTTATTGTCTATACCTTTCAATTCTGATACAGCCAGACTCAACCTATTAACAGTTTCTCTATATAACTTGGTGTTGGTAGTTCCCTGAGCACTGTATAGGGTCTCTCTTGTCTTTAGAGCCTCTTCTATAGAACCACTGAAATCACCAGACATAAAGTCACTTGCAAGTTTATCTGCAATTGCTTTTGCTTCAAGTGTAGCTCTATAAGCTGCATTATCACCTTTCTTGAATACAGAGAATACTCTTTTTGCTAGGTCAACTATCCTATGGACCATCTTCTGCCAGGGCTTCTCATTATCAACACCACCAATGAGTGCCTTTCCAACAAGTGCTCCAGCTACCTCTCTTCTTGCATCAGCTCCTAGTACCTTGTTATTGTATTCATCACCTAATGCCTCTTTCTGAACCTCTGGGGTAAGAAGTTTCATGAGTCTTTCAACTAGCGGAGAGTCACTTAATGCACCTATAACAAAGTGACCAGCCTCCTCTGCCAGATTCTCTGTAACTCTTTCCCCATTTACAACTCTGATAAGCTGGTACATTCCATCAGCTGTTTGCTGTGCATTTACAGTACTGTATCTTCCCCCTGTTTTGTCATCTTTTTCCATGAACTCAACAGATACTCCAGCCTTATTAAGGTGATACATTATCCTGTCATGTAGAGACCTCTTTCTTACTTCTTCATACAATGCAATCTCAGCTGCATTAGTACGAGGAACTACAGACAATTCATACTTACCATTGTTGTATTTCACTGTAGCCATGAAGTCACTTTTGAACCTACTATTGTTGTTGAAGCTCTGTAGTCTTGTCATAGCCTGTGAATACTCGTATGTACCAGCTCCTATATCCTTGTTGAGAGTAGATAGTATTTGTTCCTGGCTCACATCAATGTTAGCCAACTTTCTAAGAGAGTTGAATGTAATTTCTCCATTCTCATCGAATTCAGCTCTATCCCTTACTCTATCAAGGAACTCCTGGTTTGTGCCTACACTGTAATACTCTTTTGTTAGTTCCCTATTGGGAAGATGGTAGAGTAAATCTTTGAAAAGATTACTCTCTACCACCTCACCATTAGAGTTCCTAACATGAGCTATTTTCACACATTTACTCATATTATAGAATTAAATTTAACAACCTTGTAGTAAGTTACCCTCCTCATCCATGAGCAGGATACCGTCCTTTCTGCATGCCTTTCTGATGTCTTCTATGTTGGATTTGAGCTCATCATCTGATGCAGCCCTCAACCCTTCAATCAGACTTTGAGCTGAGATAGCTTCGCCCATCTCATCTTTGTACCCAATATTTGCAAGAGCCTTAGCCATTTCAGTCGCAATTTCATTTATTGCAGCCTCTCTGTCAAATGTTACAGGAGCAGGTCCTGGCTCTTGTGAAGAGTTTCCTTCATCAAAAGCTCCAGTACCTTCCTCCATAGTATCAACAACAGGAACAGCTCTAGTGCTTCCAGTGTATTGCATAGAGTTACCTTTAAGTCCTTGTTTATCCATTCTAACATAGGTCATTGTAGTACCTTCTGTTTCATTGAAGACAAGTCCTTCACTCTGTGCTACAAACAGTGCACCACCAACAGAGATTACTGGCCTGAATCTAGAGATTTTAGTTTCCTTATCAGGCTTACCAAGTAGGAATAGTCCTGCATCCTCTCCAAGTCTTGCAGTGTCAATAGTGAATGAAGGAAGTACTTCTTTCATGCTATTGAAAGCAAGTGGTTTCAGTATATCTTTAGCTGTTTTACTCTTATCAGCATTGAATACAAGTCTTTCATTGTCTGAGTGATTGAGCATATATTGGATAGCAAAATCAGTGCTGTTGTACTGAATTTTGTCACCCTTTACATCATTGAGAAACTCAACATAGCTTCTTGCACTGCCATCCCTATTGGGAACCATTAGAGATTGCTTTACTTCAGTAGGAGCAAGGTTCATAAAGACACTAGGTCCAAATGAGAAACCAAGCTTAAAGAAGTTGTACAGGAAGAGGTCTCTAGCAACCAGAGGATTTGTTCTGTTTAGGTCAGCCCAACTCTCTCTGATTTCATCCTTTTGGAAGGGAGCTAAACCACCTATTCCTTGGACATTCATTACAATCCTATCTTCTTTCGTCCCATTAGGAAGAGTAACTTCTCTGCTGTCAAACATCATGTACTTGAATATAGCCAGTTCTTTAAGAGATGGATTGGCTTCAAGTTCTCTAAACATGTCACTTGCAAAGTGCTTGGTGTAATACTCTCTGACAGTAGGAGCAGTTCCATCAGGGTTGGTGTGACCAGTCCCAAGTTTGGGAAGCTCACCATTGAAGTCACTGTGCTCTTCATTTGACAGAAGGTATACCATCATATCACTATGTATGCTATTGATGGTATCTGCATCAAGTATTCCAGCTTTAGTTAATCCAGCAAGAGTCTCTCTAGCTACACTGTAACATGAGTTGTCATAAGGGAAATATCTTGTTAGATGCCTCAAGGCTCTCCTATTTGCATCAAACATAGCCTGCTCATAAGCAAATGGATTGTCTATCAGACTGTCAAAATAGTCCTCATCACTCATCTCAAGTAACTCCATATCATTATTAAGAGGAGTAGATATTCTATCAGTTACCTCCATAATGATACCATCGTTTGCTTCCACTTCTTGAAGGTACTTGTTAACCCTCATCTGCTGTGCATAGAGGTCACCAAAGGTAGAACCTACTGCATTTGATGCAGTGAACTTAGTTGAAGTTACAAACTGAGATACTTGATTAGCAATAGTTGTAATATTGCTGAACAACTCAAGAATCTCAAGTTGCTGAGATACAAATGATACATCAGACATCTTACTATTACCAGACTCTTTTGCCTTTCTCTCCTCAATTATATGAGAAGCAAGTGCTTCAAGAGAGAAGGAACCAGGCTGTGCCTTTCCCTTCTTTGGTGCAGTAACACCATCCATTGCCATGTAACTGGCTTTCACATCTCTGAGGGCAGTGTCAATTCCAACACCATTATTGAAACAATATTCGCATAGTTCCTTTATAATAGGTTGATTGAATAACATACCTATCTCTTGAGTTGTGTAGCCAATTCTTGCAAGAACAGCTCCAGCATCAGCAGTTATAGTGTTAAGGTTCATGAAGTTGAGAACAGGGTCTTTTACAGCATCCACAGATGCAGAAAGAAGTTCAGCTACATTCAAGTCTACGTCAATTCCACTAGGTGGATTGAGGAAGTCACTTACTCTACCATCACCATAGCTATGACCAGCAAACTCAATGGGTGCTCCAAGTCTGAAGGAATGCATCAAACTTGCAAAAGCATGATTGGTGTTCTGGTTTGCAAATACGCCAATAAGTTTACCTGCAACCTGATTCTGCTGATTATATGTTATGATAGTCATAGGGTCAGATGGGTCATAGTTAGGTTCAGGGTCTTTGCTTTCTTTACTAGAAGCTCTTTCTTCAAGAGCTGCAAAGTCAACTGTACCATTCTTGACAATGCCATTAAGGTCACCAAAGATGAGTTCCCTCATTACTCTAGCAGACTTTGAAGCATTGGCGAAACCACCAGGAGTGTATCTCTGCTCGAATGTCTCTTCATCCACCAGTCTCTGCTGAATAAGATGAATCAACATGTTGTTTCTAGCAGCCTTACTATTCTCAAGAGGGGACTTATCAAAGTCATATTCTTCAAACTCAATGAGCTCAGAAGTGTCCTGTCCAAAGATAGCTGACAGAAGATTATCTGTGGCCTCGTCATTTGACTGTCTCTTTTTAGCTTTATACTCTCTTCTCATTAAGTAAAGCTTATCTACGTCAAAGTCAAAACCAGCAATAGTAGTACCTTCTGCTGGAACCTTGATAGTTCCACCAGCAGTCTTCTGACTGAATCTCTTAACCCTAAGGTTAATCATTGAGTAGTCTCTCTCTGTAGGAATTCTATATGCTACCATACTGGTAACACCAGGAAGTTTCTTCTCTATTAAAGGAGTGCCATCCTTATCAAGTTTGAGGGTGCCATCTTCATTGCAATAGTCATTGAACTCTAGTGCAACTAGATTGCCTTTCTCATCCTTATATGTAAGGTCCCAAGGAATCTCACATTCAGCATAAAGGATATTGTTCTTTCCATCAGTAACATACTTGAGGTCACCATCTTCAGCATATCCATTGATACCCATTGCAGAAACCTGCACTAGAGGATTACCCTGGATAGTTTGTTTGTTTACCATTTTCTTGAAGATACTGAGTAGCATAGATGAAGCATCATGCTCAAGTCCTGCTTCAAACAATGGCATTGCAAAGTTACCATCAATTATACCATAGGACAGAAGATTGTCCATAGACTCTCTACTGTTGTTGATTACTCCTTGGATTAGCTGCTTACTTAACTCCTCTATATTTCCAGTGCTCTGTGAGAACAGGTTGAATGAGTCCATTATGTTGGCAACAATAAGAGAGTTATAGAAGGAAATAAGGTTCCTACCATTCATTCTTACTTTGCCATGCTTGCCACCCAGATTTATAAACTCTGAGTCTACATAGCTTGCATAGTGACCATCATCAAACCTATCCATCTTTACTCCTGCCATGATGAGTTTCCTCACCTGAGTACCAAATAGTCTTCCACTCTGAACATGGTCAGGAACATTACCTTGAATTCTATAGTCAGCATAGCTCAACTGATGAACATATCCTTTGCTAAGAGCCTCATTAAGTTCTGTTCCATTTGTAGCCTTACTTATATCAGTAGAGCCAAAACCACCAACCTTGACTATCTTGGTAGAACCAACTAAATCAATGTTATTATCATCCATGTAGTAAGCTATATCCCTTAACTTACTTCCTTGTGGAAGTAGCTCTGGTATCAATACAGCTTCAGCATATTTATGCTGTACAGGAATAAGTAGTTTATCAGAGTTATTAACTGCCAGAACCTCATGTGTGAACATATAAGGTTTGATAGGCTGGAATATTACAGCAAGGTCAGCAATTCTTTTCAACTCCTGGGCTGGAATCTTCTGGTCTCTTCCATAAGAAGCCCTGATACTTTCAATCTGCTTGAAGGCATTCTCCATCTCATCAGTCCATTGACCTGCCATACCAAGAACCTTCCTATATGACCTGAGACTTCTATAGCCTTGACCATCAGTCAGAGTATTATCAAGATACTTCTTCCACCTTGAATCTCTTCCAAAGTGAGCCTCAATAGCTCTCATGAACTCTGGATTAGTTTCACTTGAGTTAAGTGAAATATCATCAAAGTAAAGGCACCTCTCAATCCCATCCTCACTGAACTTTTTTCCATCTTTGTCAAGAGCAGCAAGGCTTAATACACTACCAGGAGCATGAATCTCCTTGTACCTCTTCTGAAGGTCTTTAGTGCCTTTATAGAAGGCAGTGTCTATAGTCATCATCTGCAACTGTTGTATAGTTGCAAACTTGGTATTCCAGTAGAAGTTCTGTAAGTCAGCATCAAGGGTAGCCGGAGATATATTCTTAGGAAGATATACATATCTGTCTACATCCTCCCATTGATTAGTCTTAGGATTTCTGACTCTCACTGACTTTGTCTCAAGGAGACCCATGTTACTTAAAGATTGCTTGAAGTCTGCAATAGCATCATTCATATATGCTTCAATAGCAGCTTTTACTTCTTGCTCACTACCAGTTCCAAGCATCTTATAGTACTTACCTCTGGTATTATCTTTAGCAACATAGTCCTCATTGAGGAATGGAAGGAAAGTAAACTCACCCTTTACATCAAGAACTCTGCCATTAGAGTCCCTGATAACCTGGACTTTCCTCTTAGAGAAATTATCAATACCCTTGTAGCCACCATCAGAAAGTACCTTATTGGCAGCTTCAGATAACATCATTCTCCTCTTCTCTTGCCTCCACACTTTGAACAGTCCATCAAGTATATCTTCTGTGCTATACATCTTAGCTCTTAGATATTTACTTACACCACTATCACCTAATATGAATACAGGATATAAAGCAGTGTCAGCATTTGAGCTAATCTGTTTGTCAGAGAAGAACCTTGTCAGCATATCCATCATGTGCTGTTTGCCAGTAAAGTTCTCAAAACTTACATCAGCAGTTCCAAGAGACCTCATGTAGTCAAACTGAGCAGCAAATGTTTCTGAAAGGTCAGGCCCCTTTTCATCACAGCACTTGAGTAACTCTTCAAGCCACTTATTAAGTACAGTTCCTTTGGAGTCTCTGAAGTATGAAGATGATAGGTAGTGGTCCTCAAGGAATTTCCTAAGACCTTTCTTATCATTACTCTCAACATAGCTTTTTATAACATCAATCCTATCTCCCATGTAAGAGGGATTGATATATGAGAACAGGGTTATTCCATTACCTTTAGAGTCTTTGTGTCTTACTCTAGACTCAAGCCTAAGACCCTCTCTGTTCTTTGTAATGACAGTGAGCATCTTATCAATCTTCTCTCTTAATGAGCCCTTGGCTGAGTTCTGTGCTGTAAGCAGTGACTTATAAGTTCTCTTACCTAGAGAATAGTCACCACTGTCAAGCTTCTTCTTAGCTTCCTCTGTAAGATTGCCCTCAATACCATAGGTAAGAGCCTGCTTTAGGTTGTCAAGAAAATCCTTTAGGTCCTTTGGCGTGCCCATTATAGAGTCTATAGTATCAGCATCAAGTTGTATACCAAGAGCCTCACTTACATCCATTAGGAAAGCTCTCCTTTGTGCAAGTGTAGGGGCACCCTGGGCATTCTTAGGAAGGTACCACTTTGCTGCTTTTAGGGCACCATCAGGTTTAAGCCACTCTTTAAGTAGCCCTCTTACCTTCTGTAAGTTCTTCCAGTTTACATTACCCTGTTTGTCAAATACAGAAGTTTGCTCATTTACAGGAGTTCCAAGCTGTACTCTCGTCATAAACTCTCCACCGAGTATATTCTCAATTCTATTGAGAAGCTTGGTCTTGAATACCCTAAGACCTTTATTTGAAGGGTCTCTATCCTCTACAAGTATAGAGTATGGTTGGAAGTTCTTCTTGAAGTCTACAAAGAACTGAGTTCTGAGCTGATTATTTGTCTTAAGAGCTTGAACAATAGGTTTCAACCACTCATGCTTGAGTGTTCCTTCCTTAGTAAAGAAGTCTCTCATCATCTGTGCTTCAGATGTAATACCTCTTAGGTCTTCCATCAAAGCCTGATGAACCTTGACAGGGTCAAGCATAATAGGATGACCAAGGTCATCATACTTAACCTGAATTTTCCCATCAACCTCCTTGTATAAGGGCAAGCAACTGATAAGCCTTCTCACCTGTTGTCCAACTGAACCAAATGAAGACCTCATATCATTGGTCTCTTGCCATCCCTCTCTCTTAGATTCAGCCATGTCAAATAACTCTCCCATGTTATTATCACCGAAGTTATCTGCATTGGCATCATCAGACCATTCAAGAGTATTACCTAGTTTGACTCCCTCAGTATCTCTTAATTTCATTCTTACGAATGCTGTAAGAGGAGCCCAGTTGCTGAGTATCTGACTTATCTTTTCGGCTCTCTCTCTGCCCTCTTGAGTGTTCATGCTCATATAAGCTGACTGCCTATCAATCAACTCATCATAAATCTTCTCAAAGATAGAGAACTCTCCTGCTGCTTTTCCGCCAGCATCATCAGTCCATCCAGCAACTATTTGACTTCTTGACTTCCCTGGGTTAGCAGCCTTTACTCTGTCAACCCACCTTGAGAACAGGGATGCCAGCATATTGACCCTATTAAACCTTTCTTCTGCTGTGAAGTCACGCCTAAGTTGAATGTAGGAGTCATGAAGATTTGTTCCTGCACTATTCATAGAAGATGCATTCCTTCTAGATAGAGACTGCCTGAAAGTCTTCAGTACTTGAGCAGCTTTAACTGGGTCAGAAGTGTCAAGAGGCTCTTTTCCAAGCCTCTCTTGATTCTCATCATACATACCTCTAAGGGTTGCCACTCTGTATGCAGGATTGAATTTTTCTGTGGGTTTCCACCCAAGGTTGGATGCTATTACATCATCCACCCCTTTAAGGGGAATATAACATACTTTCTTCATGCGAATAAGTTTATTTTTTGTGCAAAGGTAAGTAAATTTCTCCACACCACCAAGTGGTTTATGGATAATTTTAGATTGATTTAAGAAAAAATAGAGGGAGATGTTACTCTCCCCCTAATTGATATTTACATGTCAGTTATATCATCATGATAATTGCAGTCAGGGTCATTGGTATCACCTACCTCACAATCCAATAACTCACAATAACCATTGCTAAAGAACTGACATCCTTTACAATATGCTCTTCTCATAACTCTGTTGTTTAATTGATTCTGGGAAATATAGCAATGTCCCCATTGAGTTCTTATGAACATCAACATTAGGAAATGCTTCACTGAAATCCTTGGTATTGAACTTAGGAGTAATGAAATGACAACATTGTACTGTAGGAACTTCTATCACATACATACTTGTCTCATCACCCCACATATTCTTCAACCAATTGTAAATAGAATCCTTCTGCTCAGGGTCATCAACATCAATAATCCATCTTGTGGTTCTTGACTTTAACTCTCCAGCAGCACTATTGAGGGTCTTCCTGGGGTTCCTTACAATGTCCTCACTTATATCAAAAGCAAGCTTTCTCAACATAAGTTTCTGAAGAGCATAGAAGTCTTTCCCTGCCATATTAATATAGGCTCTAGCACCATAGTGTTCACACAAGAGAATAATCTCTGGCATGACTCTTTGAAGAGGCTCTCTACTCCTAATGAAGTAGGTCTTGAGAGCACCCTCCTTTACTTTCTCTCCCTTATGGTCTTTTGCTCTTTGCACTATTTGACAGTGCATGAACATATTATTACCTTCATTGAAATAGATATAAGGGAGTAACAATTCCATGTTATTTATCATACCACATCTTTAGCAACCCTCTGTTAATAAACTCCTTCATAAGTGGTTCAGCAAGAATCTTAGCATCAGGATGAGGTGCTCCTGTTGTACCAAGTGCCCTTAAATCAAAGAAGTGCTTCCAATCACTGACAAATCCAGTCATCACCAACTCAGTCTTCAATGCTAAAGGAAGAACCTCTCTAGCATCTTGAGGCTTGTAACCAAGGTCAAGTAGTTGGAAATAGTACTTCTCACTCTGTTCACAGGCTTGCATGAATCCACAGAACATATCATTCCTATTCTCTTCAAATGTACCTCCTGGGTACTTAATCCAGGATGGATAAATGAAGGTAAGTTCTTTGCCAAACTTATCTTTGGAATAGTTACAATACCTAGTAGACTCTTGTGCAAAGCTAAATACTCTGTGCCTACAGAATTCTCTTGCAATACCATTAGAAGTAGTGAATACTACAGTAACTCTTCTCTTATGGTACTCAGTAGGTTCACATAGATACTTGAGGTCATCGAGCAGTCTATTCTCTACTAGTACTCTTAGATTAGTAGTAACATACCAAGCCAACTGCCCCTTTATGAAAGACACCTTACTATAAGGGTTATTACTATACTCCTCAATATCCTTAGCTAGCATTGGTATCTTCAAATACACAGTACCATGCTCTAACATAGCATAGTGTTGGGATGCTACCATTCTATCAACAAAGTCTTTAGCAGTTTTACCTTCAGGTCTTTTAGACTTATAGCAAGTTCTACCTGCAAGTTCAATCTGCTCATATATACCTTCTATTCCAGGTCTCTGTTCAAGTATTTTAAAGCTTGGTCTAATGTACTTCATAATCTAAATAGTTGTCACTAAATTCATTGCACCATGTTTTATTGTAGTTCCCATTTGGATACAATTTAGGAACTGTTGGCTCATCTATAATGTTAGTTTCCCCAGGGATACATCTTTTGAACCTTACCCCATTATAGAAAGCATACATATAAGAACCATTGCGTAACCACTTGAGTGTATTTAGCAAATCCCAGACCTCTTTGTCCTCACATAGTTCATGGAAATCTGGAGTGAAGTACATTGATACACTTCTCCTCTGAAATCCTCTTGTATCCTCTATGAACTGAAGCATCTTACTATATGTGAAGGACTTGTCTCCAGCAATCTTGATATTTGCCTTGTCTATGTATGGTTTAAGGAATTCAATATCTTCCTTAGTATGCACTGTAATCTGAGTCCAATCAAATATCTTTATAAGCTCATACCACAAGCTTTTCTTTCTGATGTTAGTAGAAATAATAGGGCTAAAATTGAAACTACGTATTACACTACATATCTCTCTCAGATACTTAATTCCAACTACAGTAGGCTCACCTCCTAGTAGCAGTATCTCTGTTCCAGGCTCAGCATATCTTGATAATGTCTGTAAGAATTGCTTTATTGAGTCTAGACTTACTACACTGTTACTAGTATTTATGAACTTGTCTATGCAGAACTTACAATGGTTAGGACAACTATGAGTGACTACAATATCTGCATGGTCTATGCAGACCTCTTGGTACTCCTCCCTTATATAAGTGTCAATACCTTCTTCCTCCCACTTCTGGTCCTGTATAGCAAGTGCCTCTTCATAAGAACCAGCACCTGCTACATAGGAACCATCTTTGATATTTTCAATCCAGTATATCATACTAATGCTGCTTTAATAGTATCAATAGGAGTGATACCTTTGAATGCTTGGAAACCATTGTCATCATAGACTATGATAGTAGGAACTGTCCTAATACCATACTTATCTACTAGCTCTTGGTTAGCCTCATCAGCAATATCTACTTCTGTGATTTCAACACCATCAAGACCTTCAAGGTTTTTACTCATAACCTTACAAGGTCCACAAGTCTTACTGTAAAACTTAAGAATCTTTTTCATCTTCATCTTCTTTTAGAACATCTCTAAACTCATCCATTGACTCCTCTATCAGCCAAGTAGCTATCCTGCTTAAAGCCATAGATATACCTACCAACACAAGTATCATTACCATAGCTAGGAAGTCATTCATAGATTACCTCCATTTCATCTATATCCCAGCCTTCACAATCTTCAATAGCTTGCTTGAGGTATCTGGGCATTCCTGCTGCCTTGAGGTCTAAGTCCTTATCAAAGATACTTTTAGTATAGCCAGCAAGGTCAGTAGGTAAAGTTACTTGGTCTTCTACAGCTTTATGCAAGTCACAGTCAGAATAGTCTATTGAATGGTACGGGCCATCTTCATCTATTCCACTTTCCTCTGTGTAGTCATTAACAGTGACAGTGAATGTCTTACTGATAGTCATAGACACTGTTACTTCAATCTCCCTATCAGGAGGGTCTACTTGGTTGTACGGAGCATTGGGGTCAAACTCTGCACCAGGGGGATAATATCCACTTTCCATTATTTCTTTCTTTTAAATTCTGTTACTAAATTATTCTCTTTGACTAGTCTTCTTGCAATTACACTATTAAGTTTCTGAGGAATAGAAAGGTGTTTACCATCTCTGACATATATAGCATGGTCACCACTATGTCTATTATAAGTAAAACCATTTCTTTGTATTATCCTAATAAACTCTCTTTGTGTATATTGCTTCATCTCTTACCATCTAGCCCATAGTGAATATGGTTTGTACTAGTTTGTTTTACATGCCCACAGAGAGGACACCTTATAGTAGTATAAGATGTCCCTCCTTCATACTTAGTTTCAGGATTATATTCTATGAGCTTTTTACAGTTATCACATATAATATATTTAGCCATGAAGTACTTGAGATATTGCTTTAGCTGCCTCTTGTATTTTATTCTTCTGAGAGGCAGTATATCTCCGAAGTTCTCCACACTCTTCTTCAAATAAGAAGCTATTTATTTTATTCAGTAAACTCAGACTGGCTTTCAGTTGAGTCTTTGCTATTATCTTTATTCCCATCTTTAATCTTTACTATATTTTCAGGTTCTCTATAACAATTATAGTAGTATTGTATTCCTTTAACAATAGAACTAGGAACTTTTATAGCCACTTTATTAGTCTCTGCAAAGTGACTTACTATACCTATTTCAGGTTTTGCTCTATAATTGTTATTAATAATCACAGTATCACCAGGATAAATGCGCTTATTTTGCATATCATACATCTCCCGATTATACTTTAAATATTCTCTTTTAGTCATGTTTCTTTAACTCTTTTATTCTATCTTTAATACACCATATAGCCTTTTGAAGGTCTTCAATTTCCTTCTCTTTATCAGTAAGATTAGCATCCTTCTTTAGACCTGCTCTCCACAGGTATTTAATTGCACTACCAATGGTAAAACAATAATATCTAATAATTTCAATACATTCAATACCTGATGGATGTTGAGTATAATGACTAGGATGGTTAACATTGTCATCTTCTGGATTATTATTATCACTACCCATAGGAGGATTTTCCCAATAAAGTTGAGCAAAGTAATTTTCATCATCAACAATATAAGGTTTTCCTTTTATGGATTGATGAGACCCATCATTAGTTACTGTAAGATTATCTGATTGTAATGTCAGATAATCTCCTTTCTTAGCAAATAATACATCTTCTATATAGAAGTCTTTTATACAAATATATTCTTTCATTTCTTTTATTTTTTTAATGTATCCAGTGGTCTCCTACAGCAGGCTCAGCAGGAATAGGTAATTTATGGTAGTATTTAGCAGCAGCTTCTTGCATTATTTTAGATACTATATTAGGATAAGTATCTTTTAATTCCTCAGGAAACTCAGAGTTTATCTCATCATGGGTGAAATTACAGAATAATATCTTACCCCAATAGCCATTATCTATTATCCATTTATATAATGCAATTACTGCTTCTTTAAGCACTATAGCTCCTCCTCCTTGAGTAGGTAAATTTAAAGACATTCTGTCACACCATTTAGACTTAGCTTGAAAATGTTGTGTAACCTTTTTACAAACATCATCATTTTTACCTTTATGATTTAATCTATAATCTTCCCAGAAATCTGATGTGAAAGTTTTCTGTCTTTCTAGCCAATCTTTCCAGTCCCACCAATATGCTCTATGCCCTGTTTCAGGCATTATTTCTACATATCCATGAGACATAACAAATTTAGAACCTCTTTCTTTAAAAGACTTTAAACCACTCATACCATTAAGTAGATTATTAACTAAAGTTCTAGCAGCTTCTTTTGTAATACCTAACTGAGGGGCTACTGCTGTACCATCTGAACCAAATTGTACTGCAAACTCAATACTTTTAACACTATTTCTTAAGTCAGGTCTCTTTTTCTTAATATCTTTAGTTTCTATATCTTTAAGTTCATCTACATATACTACTTTAGCATAAGCAGCATGAGAATCTCCTGAGCCATATAAAAATTCATCTAATAGTTTATGCTCATTATACACCTCTGCTCCAATCCTGGCTTCCATAGCACTAAAGTCACAAGAACAGAATAAATTACCTTTTTCAGATACAAAACATCCTCTAGTTACTTCATCATGAGGAAGTTGTTGCATATTAGGGTAAGAACAACCTAAACCTTCTCTTTTTTGTTTATTAGAAGGGTTTACAGGAAGTCCTTTATATTTAGCTAAGTCATTATTATTTTGTTTATTACCTGATGCCATTCTACCTGAAACAGTACCTATAGCTCTATATGTAGTATGTAGTCTACCTGTCTTAGGGTTAATAGCATTTAAATGGCCTTGACCAAAGGAAGTAATTACTTTATAATAACCTTGATAATCTAAATATAATTTAAGGAAAGTATCATCAATACCTTTTTGTACTTTAATAACTTTTTCTGTTACTGACTCAGTTTCTTCTCCTGTAGTCTTACTTATAGCATCTAGATTAAAACCTAAAGTCTTAAACACTTGTTTAGCTTCATCTTTTTGCCAGTCTATATTGAATTTAGGAGTAGTATCAAAGCCATCAAATAAACTACCTTGTCTATTTATATAAACCCATTTTTGAAGTTTAGGATTGCTAATACAATAATCATTTAAGGTTTTAACAGTCTCTTCTAATTTAATTTTATCATTATTCATTTTAGCTTTCCATTTTCCTTCATCTAGTTTAATTCCACACCATTCTAGATAAGCTATACAAGGTGTAAAATCACACTCCAGCTTGGCTCCTTTTAAGCAGTTTCTTTCTCTACAATCCTTTAACTGAGACCACATTATATCTTCAAGATATTTTACATCATTAGCAGCATATATAATTACTTTAGTATCTATACCTCTCCATATAATTTCACCTCTGACAGTTTTATCTATATATATATTTAACCTCCTAAGAGCTATATCAGCTAAGCTATAGTGTATTACCCCTGAAGGATAGCCTAAATGTAGAAACTGCTCCACAATCATAGTATCATATACCATCTGAGGTTTAATACCATAATTATAAAGAAATTGTAAATCAAATTTTAAATTTTGCCCTATTAAATATTTAGTTTCTAGTATATCTTTATACTTTAATATATCAATAGTGGTAGCATCTACTACTATTTGAAAATCATTTTCTTTATTACCAAACTGAATAAGTAATAACTTATTTATATGAGCATCTTTACCATCAGTTTCAGTATCAAACTGTAGAAAGTTACAAGAAGATAATAGGGATAGACTTTCTTCTATCCCTATTATTTTATACTCATTATTATCAAACAGTTGTTTCTGTGTAGTTACAAGATATATCTGACTCATTTCTTAGGATATGCGAGATATTTTTCAAAATCTATAATATAAGAATACCTGTCTAGAAAGTCAGAGCCAAGGATACCATGTAGAATAATACCTTTCTTCACTTTTAAATCCTTAAATGATGTGTCTAAACTACTGTTTACAATTAGCTTTACATCAAAGTCTCTGTCTTTATATGTTAGTACAGTATCTATAATTTTACAATTAGATTCTTCTGTTCCTTGAGCAGAAATTACCTCCATACTATATGTAGACTCTTTACCAGTAACTAGATTAGATACTGATTGTGCAATAAATGATTGAGTAGCACCAGTATCTAACAAGAAATTTACTTTTGTATTACCAGCAAACATAGTTATAATAGGCATTTCTGTCAAGTTAAAGGTCTCCATAAAGGAGATAGAGAACTTATCTTTCTTACCAGCCCATATTGCAAATACAGAAAAGCAAAGAAAGACTATTACAATTACAATCAATATATTCATTATTACTATTTAACTCCAGTAGAACCAAAACCATTCCTATTAGCTCCACTAAGTGATTCAACTTCTACAATTTTTACTCCACTAGATAGGAGCCATTTCAACTTCTGCCACACAGTAGCCTTCTGAGACAACTGAATTCTAAACTGACAGATTCTATCACCCTCATTGATGGTGGTATCCTTAATAGCAAGTGCAGGGTACTTCCACTCATCATTGTTGCCACAGTAGGTATTATCAATAACACCCTCACTGTTAGCAGTGATAACTCCGAACTTCTTGGGAGTGCTGCTTCTTGCCAATACTACAGCTTCAAAGCCTTTAGGCAACTCAATTGCTACACCCAAAGGAATGAGGGTCATATCAAAAGTAACATCCCTGTGGCTTTCCTCTGCATCTTTGCCTCTGTGCCTTTTAAGTACACCAGCTTGAGGTGCCTTTAAGGTCACTGTCTCAGAAGCCTTGAGGTCAATCCAATCACCCCCCTCAATAACTTCGGGGAGAGTGATGTTCTTATTTATTCTTTTTACTTTGATTTTTAGTTTCATAACCTATTACTTTAGTAGGCTGTTTTACTGTTGTAAGTATTGCTACAGCCTTATTATTAGTTGTTGTTTTCTTATATTTAAATATTGGAATACAAAGAAAGGTGACCTCTGCAGTCCTCACAGCAAGGTCACCTTCTTTATACTCTTTAGTAAGTACTTTAATCATCTTTCTTTTGAAATTTGTATGTTACATCATACATTTTACTTTTACCTGATGATAGATGAACTACATTATAGAATCTTTGATTAGTTGTCTTTGAGTTAAGTGGGCCCAAATCTTTATTATAAGGACCAAGCTTAATAAAGTCAAAGTAGCATAAATCAATCTTATTGGATAACTCTTGTCTACCACTATACCAAGCTACTTTTGTATGAGGAAAATAGTATTTAACATCTGAGGCTAACTCATTAATAGCTGCTGGGTCACTATCTCCTCCTAAAAAGCAAACACAATTAATAAGACCATTATTATTTATAAGGTAACAAAGAGTGTCTCTAGTTAGAGGTTCTCCTATATCATCTGCTAAATATGCAGAGTGACAACCTTCACAATGACAAGGACATCCTGATATATTGATAGCTAATGTTATTTCATCAGGCACTTCTTGAAATACTACTTTAGTATCTACATATTTAAGCATCTTTTACTTCTATATGATAGATTGAACCAATATCATCTATTCTATAATCATCAACAATTTTTTCACCATCAGCACGAAGCCAATCTTCTTGTTCCTCTCTTGAAAGTCCCTTGAACTCTTCATACTGTTCATCAGTTAGTTCTAACTCAAGATGACCATCTCTAAGATGACCTGTCATATAATCTACATCAGCGATTATTTTCTTCATAATTTGAATATATTCTATGTTTTTGTTCAGCTTGTCTAGCATTAGACCAACTATTTACACAAGTTAGATAGCCTATAATTCTAGTCCAATATTTAATCTTGTTAGATTTACATTTAGGGCATTCTTTAATAGGGGCATTAACTACATGACCACACTCAGTACATTCACTCATTGGAATATTAAATGTAAAGTAATTAGTTCCATAGTCTTTTGCTATATCAAGTATTTTTAAATACTGTTCTTTACTTAAATGAGAATCTAAGTTTATATGAGCTGCTTGGCCTCCATCAGTAAACTCTGCTATCTCTTTACCATGTAATTTGAGTTTATCTAACACAGAAGTATTTTCATCCCATGGGCTATAGAAGTAACAATTATATAAGTTTTGATTTTCAGGTACTTCATAACCATCAGCTTTATCCCATTTATAGAGTTTAACTGCTAAGTTTTCACCAGGCACAGCCTCAGAGTTAAACAAGAAAGGCCTCTTTTTATCTTGAATAGAGTGTAACTTGTTTTGCTCTTTAATAGTACCAAGAACTACCTTTAAGAATTCCTTATATTCAGGATTATTACCAACCTCTATACCTAAGAATTTAGCTGCTTCACAATAACCTAAAACACCAATAGTACTATATAATTTCTTCAAGTAGATATAGCCAGCATTAGAAGCTGCTAACATACCTTTATCCTCAAGGTCATATAACATGGTTTTATAAGCAATGTGATACTTATAAACTCTTTCAAGTATAGGTTTCAGATAGTCAGCAAGTGAAGCAATTTCTATATGTATATCTCTATAATGCTGTGTTGCTGTTCCCATTGCCACTCCTCCAAGGAGGTCATTAAAAGTATCATTACCTACTTTGTAAGAATGACTGTGATACCAATCTTGAACTATCCTATTAATATTAAGTGTAATTACATTCACAGAACCAGTCATAACACCTGTCATGCCTGTAGTAGAACTAAATGTATTGTCTTTAATTTCATTCAAGACTCGACAACACGAAGCTAATGATGTAGGATTATCACTAGTATAGCAGAAGAAACTACCACCTTTAGCCCATTCTTTGGCACATAACAATTTATAGTCTAAGTCAAGATACTCATCATCATTATGTACTAGAGCCATAGTAGATACAGGGAAAGTGAGAGGTTTAATCAATCTAAGTTCTCTATGTAACTTCATAAACATTCTTTGCAGAGTATCTATAGCTAGCCATTCAGGTTTAGTACCATCAGGATAATAGAACTCTCCAAATAGGGATTTAAAATACTTCTTATCATAATAAGAAACATTAGTAAATGGAGAGTTATAACTTCGATTTCCTGCTGGCTGATTTACACCATAAATAAATTGCTTCATACCTTTTCTAATGAAATACTTTATAGTATGAGCAGCAGTGTGACTATTAGTTATTACTACATCAAGTTTATCATACCACTTAGGACCAAACTCTTTAATAACATAATAGTTTAAAGCAATAAAATAATCACCTAAAGCTACAGCTCCTTTAACTTGAGAAGATAATAGAAATACTAGATTAGTTACTTGTCCACTGAATGATTGAATGTCATTAGGGGCAGAGGGAGTAACACCATCAATATTACCTACACCATCTAACATTAGAGGATAAAGAGTAGCAGCCATACAATAAGGCTTTAGTACTGGAGTTGATGCCTCATCATGAGTATAAATAATATGATTCTCAAGGTCTTTCTCATACTGTTTAGCTAACTCAGGATACATTGTATTAAGTTTCTCTTTCATCCTTTGTCTTTGGATGATTCTATTAGTAGTCTTATAAACCTCTCCTTCTAAATTAGCAACATTCTTCATAGAAACATTAGCATTAGCATCAGTCTCTGAAGAACTAGCAGCATTATCTCCTGATTGACTATACCTTTCCATATAGTCTAACCTTTCCCTGACAAATCTAGCTTGACTATGCTGCTCTCTATAGAGAATAAAGGATTTAGCAACATCATAAGGAGCTAAATCCATTAAAATCTTAATTACTGAATCTTGTATTGCTTCAACACTTACAGCATCTTCACTTAATAATGTAGGAATATAACTTAATTCTTCTAGTACATCCTTGTCTACTTCCTTCTTACAAGCTTTATAAGCAGACTCAACAGCATGTACAATCTTGTCAAGATTGAAAGGCTCTAATGAGCCATCTCTTTTTAGTACTTTCATATTTTATCACTTAATTCATTAGGTTTTACTAGGTCAATTCCATCAGGAACTATTGGTTTTTCATCAAGATACCTTCTCAGTTGTTTACCAATCTCAAAAGGATGTCTCAATACAATACCACTCTTAGTTGTAATTTCTTCCATGCTTTGAGTTTTATCAAAGTTCCATACAAGAGGATTTAATGATTTCCTATTAATTACTATAAACCTATAATCAGCAAGTTTAAAGTCTTTAAAGTAGTCATCTTTATCCAAGTTAGCTCTTATAATATTCCAATAGAGCCGACTTTGCACGTCATACCTCCACTCTACAAAGCTTTTATAGAAATCATATTCTTGTTTATAACTAGTCTTTAAATCAACTGGAACTATAACTTTCTTATCATGTAAAACTACAATTAAATCAGCCATACATCTATAATCTACACCATCAAGAGCAGCTTTAAACTTTAATTGAAATAATCTTTCAATACTATCATCAAAAGCATTATCTGCTTCAAAGTAGAATCTAGTTGAAGGTGCTGATTTAAGTTTATCTACACAATTAAGAGCATCTTGATAAGCATAAGTACTTACAATAGTTCTATTGCCTGATAGATATAATAGTTTATAATATGCTGCACAATCTTCTTTAATCTTCTTAGCTCTTGTCTTAGCTTGCCAATGATTATTCCATTGTATATCAGCTATAGTAGATATAAGATAATCATCTGGTATATCAGTAATTGAAGCATAATTATTTTTCCATCTCTCAAAGAGAGTCTTTGTGATAGTTACTAGAGTATCAGAAGGAGGAGTATCTAATTGAGCAATCATAAACTGCTCATCAAACTCTTCCTGTGTACCTGTCATAAGAGTATCTACCATACTACCAAACTGTAATGAAGGGCTTTCTACCTTATCAAACAGTTTATCTAGACTTGCAAATCCTTCTCTTTCAAACTTAGCTAAAGTAGAGTAGGACAGTGCAGGGTCAGCTCTATATTCAGGTTCAGTAACTTGCCATGAAATGTCTTTTAAACTTTTTCTCATGTGAAATAGTCATAATCATCAGAGTTATCAGGAACATCAAGATAAGACATATAGGTAAGTAGTTCTTCTCTAAGTTTCATAAGAACTGCTATATGATTATCAAAGATATTCTCACACTCTGGTTGTTTTAATCTGTTTGCCTTACTTGCCTTATATATATCAGATTCTACAATCTCCAAAAGGTATTCAAAGTTTCGTTCTTTAAGGAACTTCTTTGATAGTTCAGCATCTTTTCCTGGAAGTTCAGGAATAAGCTCTTCTATTATTTTCAAAGGATTCTTCTTCATCGTCTTTTAAATTGAGGTGCAGCAAAGGTAAGACTTTATTCTGAATTCTGCAAATCATTTAAAAGAAATTTTAAATCCTTGATAGTATACACTATTGCATAACATAAGTGCTCTCCTGTCTCCTCTTTTAACTTTTCTAATAGGTCTCTAAATAATCTAGTTTTATAAGGAACAGCATCATTCTTAAATCCTTTTACTTCAAGAATAACTTTAGTATTACCTACATTAAAGATAAAATCAGGAGTATAATGAACTGAGGTAGGCTTCCTTGTAATCTTCTTAAAGGTTTTACCAAACTTATCATAAAATGGGACAGAGAAACTATCCCTGTCCCATATAGTAAACCTTTCAGATTCATATTTAGGAGTTATTCCTACTGATAGAAGGTATCTATAAATAGACCTCTCCTGTTTACTTCTGAAGGTTATTCCATCTAACTCACACTCTGTGGCATTCTTAATCTTTTTGTTTTCTTGCATTACTGAACATGCCTTTGAGTTGACCTCTCAAGAGGGTACATACAACCTTAGCATCTTCTACTGACCTAAAGGCAGGGAAGTTTCTATAGTTCTTAATGTACTTCTTGCATACCTCATGAATTACACCATCATAAGGAGAAATAACAAAGATTTTGTCACTCTTCTCAATGTGGTCTTCATACTTCTTGTCAAGCTCAACAGCAAGCTCTCTTGCTACAATGTTGAATGCAGCAATAGGGCTGACAGTTGCAATCTCATAGAGCCATCTGTTGACTCTCTCAACCTTCCAACCCTTCTTAGCGGCAATATTCATGAGTGCCAACTCTACTGATACACCACCAACTTGGATAGGCATATTACTAGCAGTTACAGCATCAAAAATAGCTGCCATCAAACCTTGCAAATCCTTTGCTTCGATTGTAATTACTTTTGTTCCGTTATTCTTCTTCATACCATTTAATTTTTTCTCCGTACTTACCATACAGTTTGTTATTAATTTCAGTGAATACACTATGAGGCATACCTTGATTGGTTCTAGCAAAGTATGCTGGATGCTCAATCTCAATAATATCATTGAACTTCTCATTAATATAAGGCTTTAGAGTCTGAGCCTGCTTACCAAACAGAACATATATAATGCCTGTTTCCATGGTAGATAAGTTCTTTATCAACTTACTTACAAAGGGTCTCCATACATTAACATGAGAACCTACTTTATTGAGTTCACAAGTCAATGCTGAATTAATCATTAGGATACCTTGTCTAGCCCATGACTCTAAAGTATTATCAAAGGTGATAAGTCCATGAGGAACCTCATAGTTTATTACAGACTCTTTGACTACTTGTAAGGACGGAGATAGTTTATCTTCTGTAGTCTCTTTACCATTACCAAACAGAATACCTGTTGCTATACCCTTCTGAGGATATGGGTCTTGACCTATAAATACAACTTTGCAGTCTCTGTAGGTACACAGTCTAAAGGCTCTGAAAACATTAGGCAAAGCAGGACAAAGAGTATTAGGATTAACTGTTTTAAGCCAACCCATAATCCTCATTGTCTCTACTCTATCTAATACTTTCATCCAATCTCCAAAGTATTCTTCTATTGTCATACTTGTCTATCAGTGATACACTTCATTGCTATATCAAGCAATTTATCAGTTATAGTATCTTTATTAATACCAGGTATTTCAGGTATTTTAATACTATAAGAAGAATCTTCCTCTGTACCCATAATACCTTCATAGATTACTTTAGTGACATAGCCACAGTCAAAACCATCATTAGCTTCAAATGGAATAATATGACCATCTTCACCAAACTTTGCTTTATCAATAGGAAGGTAAGCACAGGTTCTTAGTTTGCCATAATTAGATATATATGGGACAGCAACTACATCAGTAGGATTAACTAAGACTACTAAACCTTGACTACCATAATAGTTTCTTTCAAGCCAATTAGCACCTGCTGCATGAAGGCCTCTACTACAAGAATGAGAAGAGTCAGTATCACATTTCTCTCTAGGCATAGTAACTACTTCACCAATCTTAATTCTAGTAGAATGACTGTGCATATCAGTATAAATCTGATTACCTTCCTCATCCACTTCAAGAGGTTCTGCATTTCTATAAGCTACAAAGAAACCACATCTAGAAATCTTAAGCCCCCATTTATTAAGGAACCAGTAGAGATTTCTTCTACATTCTTCATCAGGATTAAGTGACATTAAAGTCCAGAAGTTTCTATAAGTATCAATCTTTACTTCATCATTGTTAGACTCTGCTTCAAGTATAGCCTTAACAAGCTCAGTAGGTAATGATAACTGAGAGACCTCTTCCCAATAAACACTTTCTCCTTTAAGTGTAAGAAGATTAGAGCTTCCAACATTATCAAGGACACTTACAGCTTCCTTGTAATCTTGTACTTTCTTTTCATACTCAGGACACATGAGGACAAATATTTCCTCATCACTGTCAGCATTAACTATCCTTTCAAATAGTTCTTTTGACACATTGTCTCTTTCACAGTAAGTACCATCCTCAAATAGAGTAATGACCTTACCATCTACTTTAATTATTTTCTGCATAACACTCTTAAAAGTTGATTATTATGTATTTTCTTATAAGTTTCTCCATTGATTCTGTATGCTTTTGTTTTCATTATAACTGCTGCTGTTAATAGAGAATTTTGTTTTTCATCACTCTCAACATCTACTATCTTGGCTGCTTTTCTATGTTTAATTATATAGTCTTTCAGCTTTGTACATAGATATTCTGTATAAGCATCATACGGAATTACTCCTCTATTAGCTATTCCTCTATAATCATAATTTGAACAAAATGTATCCCAGATTTTAAGAAGTCTTTCAAACTCTTTTGCTTCTATTTTATCTATGTTCTTACATATTTGCTTAACAGTTACAGCAATACTATGATTGAGCTGATATAAAGCAGCATCATAAGGAAAATACTTTAATATTGTCTTTACAACAGATAGCATAGGGTCTTTATTTAATACCCAATCAAGGTCAACAAGAAAACTTGGATTAAGCTTCTTAATATCTGCTACAACATCTTTCCTTGCTGTTACAAGAATGTATCCTTTTAAAGCTATTACTGCCTTTATTTCAGGAGTTGGAACATCCATATTGCACAATACAATACCACTTTGAAGACCCTTTAAGTATTTAATACAGTCAAGCATAGTTCTAAAGACCTTCTTATCCCTCCAGTCAATCCTATTACTATGAATATAAACAATAGTTTCCTTTACCTTTGAGGTATCTTTGCCTAATTTTCTTTCATCAGCCAAGCATTCCTTATACTCTTTAAAGTCCTCATCCTTATTTAAGTCAAGAGGAGTAGCATTACCTCTATAAGCTTCATAAATAGCTTCTACTATAAAATTAACAGTATCTATGTCAAAGTTATTTGGTAGATAACCTTTAGCTTCTCTTGTATAGATTCTAAAGAAACTAAGAGGTACATCTTTAGCTATAGCCATCTTATTAAAATTCTCTCTTATATAAAGTCTAGCTGTTGCAGTTAACTTAGCATCCTGATTTAAAAGCAATAGATTTGGAGTTCTAATTTGATTATAATTATATACTGAGCTAGGAAGTCTTAAATTGTAGATTTTATCTTGATAAAGAGTGCCTACATATTTAGGAAGTTGCATTCTAAATATAGCGCCAATAAAATTCACATATTCTTTTAAATCTCTTCCTTTGTACTTAGGATACTTACTTATATTATTAAAGTCTACTTTATATCCATAATAACCCTCTGTAATCTTATTCTCTATTGGGTCATATATATGAGTATCTGACATTGTAGTCCAATATTCAAATATATCATCATATTCTAATGTTAAAGCAGAGACTATAAGACCTTCAAGTTCTTGTTTAGCTGCTTTGATTTTATTAGAGATTTTCTCAATAGTTTCATTGTTATAAATAACTTCTTCTCTATTAGGAGTTATACTTAAATCCCCTACATCAAACCTTAATACTATTCCAGTACTACTAATTGACCCAAGAAATTCTTTTAAATCATCTTGGAACCTACTTTTATCAATAGGATAAAGAACATTTCCAAGAAGAATTTTATGTTCCATGGTAGCAGAAGCTGCTGCAAAGTTATTGAATTTCTTTATTTTAATGTCATTAATTTTAGTTTGACTATAACCACAGCCATCTATGTATATATTGGGGAAGAAAGTAATACATTTAAGGGCATCTTCATATCTCCTAAAACTATAGACATTCTTAATAGATACTTCTACACCATTCTTTTCAGTAGTAGGCTTCTCCATAAGAAGGTTAGTGGTGATAGTATTACCACTTTTAACCATTACATAATAATAAGCTATTCCTTCATAATATGAAGTAATATATACACTATTACTACAAGCTAGGGCACTGAATCTTCCAATCAATTTGTTATCTTAAGAGCTTTTTATCTCTTAACTCTATAGGTTCATTTCCCTATAGTTCAGCATATCTTTTCATCCTAATAGGATGTTCCTGCCTCTTGGAGACATTATATTCTACAAAGTAGTTTCAGTCTCTATGCGTTGCCCCTGTTATTATTTTTAAATAATAACTTCAGGTCTGATTCCCATCACAGGGTTCCAGGTTTTTTCAGGAATTTAGTCATCAACAATTACTTGCTGAGTCGGCATTGGATATAAGGCTACCGAAGCCTCCTATATAGTCATTACTATCTCTTTTAGTACTACTACCTATATTACAGAATATATTCTTAAATCTATCAGGAGATAGTCCTGTACCATAGTCTCTAATAGTGATAGTACTATCTTTAAATCTAATAATTACAGGTTCTTTAGTATTGCCAGCTTCTACATGTGAATCCCATGCATTACTGACAATTTCTCGAATGAATGATTCTTCAGGATGTGAATATAAGTTTGAAGATAGTAGAGTAGTAATAAACTCTATGTTCTTAGGGTCTATTGAAGTTTTGAATTCCTTTACATCACCTACTACTTCAATATCTCCTGTTTGTGTATTTATAATCATCTTGTTTAAAAAAAAATAAAGGGTAGGCAGGATTTACCTACCTACCCATTGGTTTAAGCTTTTTTAATGGCATCAACCTCAGACTTAAGAAGAATTTTCTTCTTAGCCAAGATTTCTACTAGTTTGTTAAATGGTGAAGCACCTACTGCACTAATAGGCTCAAGAGCTGCAACTGCTTTGTCAATTACAGCTTTAAGTTCTTCATTGCTACAAACAGTATAATTCTTACCATAAATAGCTTTTACTTCATCTTTTAAATTAAGATTGATGATGTCATTGTACAGCTGTTTTCTGTTTAATTTAGTCATTTGAATAGATTTAAAATTGTTTGTTTAAATTGTTCTTTATTGTGGAGAATCTTGAAATAATCAGAGACATCTTTTCCACCTTCAAATTGAGGTAATACAATATTAATGAAACCTGTTTTTTCAGATAGATGTTTAGCATCCTCTAAGCCTGGAGGGTCATTATCTAAGAGTATATATACATTCTTAAATCTTCTTTTAAGTTCATTAATAGCTGTATTACTTATACCATATCCCTCACCTTGTATAGCCAAGGCTGGAATACCTGTATTAGCATAAAGACACAAAGCATCTTTCAAAGATGAGCATATACATACTTTATCACCTTCTTTAGGTACTTTAGTCCATAGACTTATAACAGACCTATCATGTCTGTTGGCCCACTTGAATCCTCTCTTATTGAATGGCTGATATATCTTTAAAGTAGTTCTACCTTCTTTAAATTCTACATAAGCATAGGCATATTTATCAGCTGCAAAAGCATAACTGATGTTATCCTTAATCACTATTTTATGTGATATAGGATAAACATCAGCATACTTAAGCCAACTGAGTGTTATACCATAGGACTCCCAGTAAGCTAGGTCATAATCCCTCCATTCCCTAATCTTACATTGTAAGTCAATTCCAGAGCCTACTCTTACTGGTGTCCTATTAGCATAACTACCTTTACCAACAGAGATATTCAAATTACAATCTCCCATATCATTAGCTATTCTCCTTTTAGCTTCTACAAAACTACAGTTCCACATTTGCATTAATAAGTCTATTATACTTCCATGCTCTCTGGTACTATAATCTATAAAGCCAACTTCTTCCCCATTGTTAGAGAATAGACTGAATGATGGTTTATTATCCTTTCTTAGTGGGCTCTTAATCAAACATGGAATAGACTTTATTCCAAGATAATAAGCAGCAATATCTGCTTGTCTTATCTTAGATATATCTATATATTCACTTGATTTAGTGCCCTTACTAATCATAACTACTTATTTAGTTCCAAGGAGAAGAACTTTCAGATGTGCTGAAAGGAAGTTCATCAGTAGGAGCTGCCTCTGTGGTAGGAGTAAATGTAGTTGCTTCTACAGAATACTCATGTACAGGAGCTGCTGAATACTCAGTATTAAGAGTCCTACCATTAGCTGCTGCATTTTGAATCATCTCTTGAAGCTCTTTATCAAGAGTGCTATAGTTATTAGCTGAGTTTCGCAAGAATTTCCTTGTATATACAGCTTGATAAAGTCTTCCAGTTTCTGCATCAGTTCTTACACCAAGCATAATTTTAACCTTATTAGTAGGTTGGAAGCCAAGTGCATCTTTAATCTCAGAGAAGTCTCCTTTGAAGATTTTGTCAAGGCTATCAAACCTACATTCACATTCCTCAGGTTTAACTTTAGTATTGGGGACCATTTTCTTAAGATTGGCATCCCATGTAGTTACACTAGGAATACAAAGATAAGCCTTTACAAACTCCATGAGTTCTTCTTCTCCTACATAAGCAGGCCTATAGTCCTTATCAATGTCAGCAGGACCATTAGAATAAACAGGAATAGCTTTAGCTGCAAGCTCTTCAGCTGTAGCCCATGCAGTCCTACCATACTTATCAATTACTTGAGTTTTACCTGATGTAGCACCTACTCTAGGCCTATTTTGCAAGAACAAAGCCATAGTTACAAGAGGCATTTCAAAGCCTACTTTCTCTGTGTCAGGTTGGAATACAATTTGAATTCTTGCATTACCATACTCATTACCATCACTATCTGTTACTTTACCAAGATAATTAGGAGCTTCATCCAATGTAGTATTAAACAAAGACTCATGTTCTGCTTTATCAGGATTTACTGCTTTAATAAATACAGGAGCTACACCTACATATCTTTTAAACTCCTGAGCTTCTTTTGATTCTGAACCTTTAGCAATTGCCATAGTTGTATATTTTTATTTGTTGTTAATATTAATAAATTGTGTTATTAGCTACTTCTGTAACTTCCTCTTCTTCTACTTCTGATACTGCTTCTTCAGTAGCACTTTGACCTACTGTTTCTTCAACAGGAGGAATGATTGTATCAGGATAAATAAACTCATAACTGGTTTGTTTAATAACATTACCATTCTTATCAAGTTTATCAGTAGCAGTTACTACTTTCTTGATAATGTCTTCAGTACCATAGCCACCAGTCATAGCTTTAGTAGGAGCATCAGTCAGCTCAATAAGGTTAAGTACTTCTGCAAGCTCTGCATCAATTTCTTGCTTTTTAGCTTCAAGTTTGTTCTTCTTTTGAATAAACTGGTCTACATTTTGAGCTGTTCTTTTCAATCTTGCCAGCTCGAATTTTGTGAATTTCTTTTCCATTTTTTGTAATTATTTGTTGTTAATAAATATTTTAGAGGCATCAAATTTTACCTCATTATTTTCATTTGATTCTGCTACAAGTATCTTTTGACCTCTGAGATGAGGACATCTAGCTTCTTTAATGGTATTATCTCCACCCTCAAAAGATACATAAGTTTTATTACCATCTCTATAGATAAGACCTATTGCATCAGCTTCTCCACATATAATATCTGCTGATTTACCAGCTAAGTCTACTGCCATTTCTGACATCTCTTGACCATCTTTTCTGATTTGTTTATCCTTTACATGAGTTACTAAGATTAGTGTCTCACATAGAGGTTTATACATATCAATAAGATACCTTAGAGCCTTACGTAAATAGGTGTAACCCGCTCCATTAGGTAAAGTCCTTACATCAGCCTTAGGGTCAGTAAGTGGCTTCCCTGTCTTAGGGTCTTTAACTGGCATACCTTTGGCATCTTTAAGTAGTCCATAACCCTGTCCCATAGCAGTATTTCTATACATCTCAGCTGCAAGAACAAGACTCATTTCTTCAAGTCTAGTGGCATTATCAATAGTGATAAACCTATAAGGAGCTCTCTTTAGTTCTTTACCTTTTGCTAGAATAGCTGCCTTAATTTCTTCAAGGTCTTTTACACTCCTAGCCTGTACTTTCATTACTGAGAGAGCTCTATAGCCATCTTCCAAATCAATGATAAGATTATCATCAATAGCTGCTACTAATGAGGACTTTCCCTGTTTGGGTCTGCCCATAAGAATTAATAGCTTTGGATTGTAGTTTGTAACTACACTTCTTTCTGTTGGTAATTCAATCATTTTTAAATATATTTGTTACTTTACTCCACATCATCATAAGTGTGGAAATTTTCTTTTTCTTGTTATCCTCCATAAATTTATATACTTTGTACATCTCAGCATGGTCATCTGCTCTAGGTAGCTCTGAGAAAGAAGAAACTGCACCATCAAAGTAGAGAGGACATATGTTGCCATTAGCTCCATAATCTCTATCTTCAAGGATTTCCATAAATCTAATATGGTTCTTGAATTTAGTAATATCATATCCTTCATACTCTGTTAAACCATACTTAAAAGGACTATATAAACCAATTACCATATTAGCATCTCTAGTAGTAGTCTTAGCATCAGCTAAGCCATCTGAAGTTGGTTTAATCCTATTTAGTTTAAATGACTCATTGCCTTCTTTGTCTTGCATATGTTAATATATAGGCTCTTTATCCTATATTTCTTCTTTTTTCAAAGAAGTGTCGGACTATATCTTCACTATAAAGTGTGGGATTCTCGTGTCTCTATTATATTCTACAAAGTAGTTTCAAGAGTTAGTCTCTGAACCTTCAAATAGCTTTTACACTATAAGCTCGGCTGCTGATTGGCATATATCTCTACTTAGCTTTCCAGCAATTCTTCCCATTTATCCAGACCCAATTTATTATTCAATTAATTTATATCTCATTGATTCACATATATAAGGCTTTATTATATTAGTAAATAGTTCTCTACTTTTTGCTAATATATAGATAGTAGGCTTATTTTTCATCATGTTTATAGATGAATGTATGCCAAATTTATCTAATAGAAGTTTCTGTAAAAATATTACATCTTCTATATTAAAACCTTCTGTATGTAAATAGTAAGAACAATTATTTTTAGAACCATCATCCATAAACCATATAGCTAAACTCAATGCTGTAAAATGCTCTTTTATATTTGTAGGTACTACTTTCTTATTATTTGGATACCATAAATCCCTCCAATAATTAAAAGTAATACTTCTAGATATTCTTATATCACATCTACCATTACAAACACAAGTTCTATTTCCAATTACATGAGTAAAAGCTTCAGGATTCTCAGTATAATTAACTTTCAACCCTTCTTTCTCTAACAGAGATTTTAGATATAATGTATATTCCCTCTGTTTATAAGAATGTCCACAAGTAATTGTACTATTTAATATTTTAACTGCCTCACAATTTCTATTATATTTGGTTATAGAAGAATCTCCTAGAAGAGTACCTATTAATATAGATTTTGCTATATCTGTTAAAATAATTGGATGGTTCCTATCAGTATTATTTAATTTCTGTTGAGCTACTCTGTCTCTATAGATTCCTAACTTATTAAAATAATACTGAATTGTTGATTTTGAACATCCTATCTTTTTAGCTATATCTTTATAAGACATTGTAGGATATTCTTTTAATATCTCCTTAATTTGTTCTTCTGTATTCATAATTTTTTTCTATAGGTATTAATTATGATACAAAGATAATAAATAAAATTGAATTATGCAAACGTAAAGCCTGGTGCTGAATCATTACTATAGTATATTTTAGTTGGTCTCTAAGAGTAATAAAATACTTTGACATCTTTTCTATAGTTTCCCTTTTACTTAGACCACTTTCTTGAGATAAATTAGAGGCATTATCAAGTATCACTATTCTATACTCTTCTGAATCATTAGGAGTATAAGGATTAACAGTATCTACTATCTTTTTGTCTTCTAACTCTCCTGTAATTGGATGTGGTACTTTAATAGTCTTAAAGTTAAGATGTCCATTCTCTAAGGCTACTTCTCTACATTTCTTGTTTATCCCAGTTGGATTTCTAATGTCATCAATATAAGTAACTACTTCATTGAATTTTCTAATATACATTTGATACTTCTCAGTTTCTAATAGACTAAGTACTTCTTCAGATACAGGATGGTCTTTATCAGTACTTTCAATATCTGCATTAGTGTATCTAAGATTATCAAGTCTATATAATAAGTGACAAAGAAACTCTATATATTTCTTTCTTGGGCTCTCTTCAAGGCAGAAATATAATATCTTCAATCTAACCTCAGGATGTTTTATAATAAAATCTATAGCTTCATATACATATACAAAGTCACAGAATTTAGTTTTACCTACCTTTTGGTTAGCTGTACATATTATATACCTTCCCATTTGAGTTCCTGGAAATAATGTACGGAACCTTGGAAATGGCCAGGGAATACAGTTATATAAGCCACTTATGGCTCTTTCTCTTTTATCTTTTAAATAAGATAGTACTTCTTCAAAATAACTCATACCATTGTAGACATCCAATCATCTTTAAGTGACTTCTCATGTCCTTCATTCTCTATATATGCAGCAAGGTCTGAAACTTCTTCAATATATCCAACACCTTCAGAATCTACCTTCTTTTCATTCTTGCATATAAAGTATTTAAGTACTCTCATAAACTGGTATCTTCCATTAAAAGAACTAACATATCTCTGTGTAGCAGATATTAATTGTTCATCAGTGTACTTATTACCATAGAGCTTAAAGAACTTCTGTAGTTTAAGAGTAACATCTCTTATGTTTCCTCTCCAATATTGACAAGTACCTTCCTTTCTACCTTCTGGGAAGCATTCCATAAGGGATTTAGCTAGTTTATTCAGCCTTTCTCCTTTTGGAACACTTTCATCAGCAGTAAGCAAGGCACTATCACAAAGGTCATTCCATCGCTGAGTTACTAGTAGAGTTTTACCCATAAGGGTATGTTCCTCTACTAGTACTTGTTTCTCCTTCATGTCCTTTACAAGCTCTTCTATACTTGCTCCAGTTCTTACAAGGAGAATCATTAGAGTCTCAGCAACAGATAGATTAACCTTTTTGCAGGCATCCTCATCTATTGTAAACTTCATATTTCTATTTCTTCTATTTTACTGATTGTAGTAACTAAGTCAGGATTGTAATCCTCAAGCATAATCTGAACTAACTCTACCTCTCTTGTATCCTGATAATAAGGAACAATGATAACAGGTTTAGGGTGTCTCAATAATCTACCCATCCTCTGTTTGATGATAGCTTCAGAACTGTTGAGGTTAGCATAGATGCCTACCTGACAATTAACAAGGTTCATACCCTCATTAAGCATATTGCAGGCTGTAATGTGGTCAATCTTACCACTATTAAAGTCCTCCAGGTATTGCACTGAATCAGCATTCTTGCTATTAATGCAATACTCACCGAGCAACTCTGTTTGCTCTATGCTATTACAGAATGTTAATGTCCTGTACTTAGTAAGAGTGGGGAGAAGTTGGTGCATATACTTGACTTTCTTATCACTTAACCACTTGAGTCTGTCTGCACACACTCTGAGCCACTTGTTCTTAGCTATTGGACTCTTTGTTCTAAGGTATGTCTTCTTCCAATACTCTATCTGACCACAAAGGTCACAGTAGTATTGTTGTTCAGTACAATAAATCCTTACTGGATGAGTCTTTTGCTTAATGTAATTCCATCTTTCAGCCCAGCTGCACTCATAGGCTCTACCTTTAGCCTTAGGATTTTTCCATATAGACTCAGTAGGCAAATCAGTTCTAAGCTTAAGAGGCCACAAGTAAACTCTTGGGTCAGGTAATATATCTTCATCAATGACATCTCTAAGGTCTCTCTTATATGACACTAAGTCATTAAACAGACCATTGAGTTCATCTTTGAGATTCTTGGTTACAGTAGCAGAGCATAACACAGCATGCTTGATTTCAAAGTCCTGTAGAACCTCTCTGCATCTCTCTGACAAATGATGACACTCATCAAAGATTACAAAGTCCCACTTCTTTTGCATCTTAGGGAATGATACATAGGTTGTGTACATTAAGCTGAGTTGGCAATCAGGCCACCACTTTATTATCTCCTCATGCCAATTTGCTTTATGTACATTCCTAGGCACTACTATAAGCATAGTTCCCTTATTGTGTGATATTTTCTTTACTACTTCAAGAGCCATTCGGCTTTTACCTGTGCCTGTGGCTAGTTCTAAGAGCCAGTTAGCTCCTTTAAGAGAGAGAATCTCTCTCAACATGTCTTCTCTTGTCATACTTCTTGTTTACTATAATCTTGAGTTTCTTTGTATAGTGAGGGTCAGTTGCATAACCAATCCTCCTTAAAAATGTATAATAGTCCTCTGAGGGAGGCTTCCATCTCTTCTGTACCCACTCCTTATAGGCTACAACACTCTCAGCCCAATGGTCAAACCTGCAATATCTATTGGCACTACTATTATATAGACCAAATAAGTTGTTATGTTCAATACAACCTACTGACTTAAAGTGCCCTGTTTCAAGTATTGCCTGTGCATATACTATCTCAGGATGTTTAATGTCATAATAGATGAGGGCATCCATTAAGCCCTCTTGTGCAGATAGACTAAAGAACTCAGGTACTGTGTCCTCAGGAGTAGCTATTGTTGCTTCTGTATGAGTATTGGCACTACTCTTATGAGTTATATAAGTTATAGCACCTACACCTACACTGAGAACCAACAATACCTTAATACAATTCATTACTCTTTGCTTCATTGTATTTCTTATTTAAGGGGTTGAACTAACTTGAGCCAGTTCCACTATGTTTAAGTAGCCCTAAGGCTACCAAACATAGTATTAGAGCTATTATCCAAACAGTAATCATTTAGAAATATCCCTAAATAGTGTTGGAACCTGACCATAGACAGGTAACTTGCCATCCCACTTCTCAATCCACATTTTCTCTAGGATTTGAGGAGTAAGGGCTTGCTGTTTAAGCCTATTGGCTTCTGCTTCTGCTTGTGCTGCAACAATAAGTTTCTTTGCATTAGCTTCTGCAACAGCTACCTCATTCTGAGCTTGCTGAGCTCTTTGTATCATTTATCTTCACATAACCACGCAACTAGTTATGCAGTTCTCTTATGAACTTCTATACATTACTGCATAGATGAGACTATATCTTCACCCTCAACATTACTTGGTAGGGGTTTCCCATTTCCACCTGCATTAGCTTCAGATGTACTCTCTTTCGAGATAGTCGTTGAACCTTTACTAATACTAAAGTTATATATTCTCTCTACTTGCTTTAAGAAATCTTCCTTTTGTTGAGTATGTTTCATATAATTACATATAGGACAGCAAGGAACACAATTATCCACTTGATAACCTATATTAGGATTTATCCTATCTATGCCATTATACCTTATTGTAGGCTGATGAGTGTCTCCTCTTTTAACGAGAAGCTCCTTACTTGCTTCTCTAGGCTCTGCTCCACAATAATGGCATGGTTGTGATATTATATGATTAAACTCTTCAAATGTTAAATTAAAACTATGCTTCCTTGAAGCAGCATTAGCTTTACTCGACCTATAAAGAAAATTTCTCAATCCATATTGAGATTCGTTACTGAATTTAGTTTGAACTCTACTACCTAGTTTATGCAGGTAAGCTCCTCCATAGAGAAACTCCTTACCAGTGTTCACATTTCTGCATTTCCACTTGGTTACATAACATTTTTCAGTAGGTATTCTTACCTCTTCAATAACTTCATACACTCCATAGACCTGTCCTACATGGACAGGATATTTAAGTGCATTCTTTTTAATACTTCTGTAATTAGTACTTGGCTGCTGATTTTCCATAAATAATTCATTTTGATAATACAAAGATAAGCAAAATCTTTGAATTATGCAAATGAATAAATATGGATGTTCCAGCAATTAAGGAAATTTATTATCTTGCCTTTTCAAGCAAGGAGACCGTACATTTCAGCCTCATTCTTAGCATTGACAGCCTTTACAATAGTCTCTGGATATTTAAGACCTGAAGTAAGCTGTTCAAGTTGGAAGTTTTCCCTCAGCAATGCAGCAGACAAGTACCTCTCAATGGCATTCTCAATAGAATCCCTATTACTTACAATGTAGTCTGTAGTGAAATTGTTGAGCTGAATTCTGAAAGCATCCTTTACATAGTTATAGAGTGTTCCATTAATGACCTCACTAAGCTCTTTCCTGTATTTCTTGAATACAATAGGAGACTTACCATCTACAATCTTCAATGAGATAGTTGGGTCAACAGTAAACTCTGAACCATCCTTTGCATTGATAGTAAAGGGTTCATAGTCTACAGTCTGTACAAATGTAGGATACTCATACACAGATTGTGTAAAAGGATTGTACCATACTGCACCTGTACACATAGAAATGTCACCTACTCCCTTGTCATCACCATAAAGGTTTACAAGGATACCTTCATGTCCCGCATCTATTCTTTCATAGCCACAAGAGGACATCATAAACACAGCCATAAAGGCCATGAGAAAACCTAGAATCTTTGTCTTCATTTCTTGTTTGTTAATTTAATTTGGGTGAAACACTTAGTTTTAACTGACAGACAACCAAAGCCTACCAGTAACACAATACCACAGAGATTAGCTATGGTACTTGGGTAAGTAACCAGTCCACAACCTGTTGACAGAATGAACATGAATACAACTACCCACAGAATAAATAGTACTACTTTCTGCATCTTTGTTTTATTAATAGTAATAATACCATCTATACTTCATCTCCCATAGTTTCTTCATAGAGAGATGAAATACTTCTCCAAGATTCTTGAAGAACTTCGTCCTTCTAGGATTAGTAGCTCTTTTATTCTTGCCTCCAATCCTATAGTTGAAGTGCGTTCCATTCCACCCTCTTTTATTGACTCTTTTGTGCCAATACTTTGCAGGTGTCTTATATCTCTTACCTTTGCTCATACTCAAATAGCTTTATCCACTTTCTTTTGATTTCAATACCCTCATAATGATTATACCATAGTAGAACTCTGAACTCTCTTTGTCCTATTTGTATAATCTCTATATTGGGACTGAAATACTTGAACAGAAGCCATAGAATGATAGTCAGAATGATTAAGTACTGCATAACTAGAATTATTAAAAAAGAAGGGACAAGCAGGATTATTCCCACTTGACCCTAAGATAAGCTTAGTCACCAAGGACCTCAAAGCTGTATGAAACAGCACCAAGGTCATGTGCTATAAGGTCTAGATGACTCTTCAACCTTTCATTTTCTGAGAGTGTATCCCAAATTCTCTCAACCACATCTCCATAAGCATTTACTTTGGTGGGTTTTGCGAGTTTAGGACTGGTAGGAGTTGAGAGCATGTGGTGGTATGCCTCATCACAGAGATTGATGTTTTGAGACACCAATTTCTGCTTTCTCAGCTTGACAATCAGAGGCTTCTTTACAACCTTCTGATATTTGCCTTTGCCTTTGGTGTAGCTAAGGAGCATCTTATGCTCACTATAGCATTCTTTTGGGTTTTGTTCGCACACCTGCGAGCTTAGCATACCTGCGCCTGGCACAAGTAAGCTAAGACTAATCTTTGGTTCTACCATAATTTAAAATTGGTTGTGGGGGAGGTAGGAATCGAACCTACGTTAAAATAAAAACCACAAATTTTACCAGATAATTTTTTAGATTTGTAAGTATCCAAAGATACTCTAAAACCAACATTCTAACTCCCCCATAGATAGTCACTAAATTCACATGATGGACTCGAACCATCTACTCTAAGCACCAAAAAACTTATGCTCTACCTAATGAGCTAATGTTATTAGTATTGTAAGTGACTGTATATAACAAATGGCATGCGGGGATTATTGGATTTGAACCAATAACTCTGGATTGTATCCCAGAATAAATTGTTAAGTTGCTTTTGTAAGTGACCTTAGCCACTCAAACAATCTGCCTTTCCATAAGGCTGAATCCCCTTGATTTAGACACTTGAATTTTCCAATAGTGGGGTCGAACCACTGCCATTAAAATTACAAATTTTACACTCTAACCTCTGAGTTAATCGGATAATTAGTATTGTAAGTGTCTATAGTGAATGTAGGAGGTATTTCTCCTCCTACACCCTGTATGATACTTGGTTTACGAATTTATAGTCTATGATTTACGAAGTATGTATGAGTATAAATTGTAAGTATCATTAGTATTATGTATTAAAGCACATTGGCTCTTACTACATCATACCTGTTGCTTCTGTACAAAGACTGCAATGGAGTATAGGCATCATAGATGTCCATATCCTTGAAGTTTGTGAGAAACTGTTCAATCTGAGCAGGGTTAGAAGGTATGTACATAAAGTTGTCAATACCACTAAATCTATCAGCTCTTGCAGTACTGAAGTACCTTCCAGCTACATCAATAGCTACAATGAAGGGCTTGAATCCAAAGTATGTCTCGCACTTTCTCATGAAGTCATTTAATGATGCTTCAGGGCTAGAAAGGTTGTTCCATTCACCATCACTGATGATAGTCCAAACAGGATAAGCCTTTAATGCATCAAGAACCTCTGGATTCTCTTTGCAAGCTTGCCTCAATCCTTCAGGGATAGCACTAATATTAGTACCACCACCATTGAATACAGCATTGCAGAAAGACTTGATGTTGAGGTAGTTCTCATAGAAACTAGCTTTAGGATTGACAAAAGGAGTTGCCTTTGTTTTAGCAACTTGCTTTCTCATCATCCAGTTAGGAGTCTCATTTGCTTTCCTATCAATATAGCCATACCAATGAGAGCTATAATCAAAGAATCCAAGGAGATTTCTACCATCATCATCAGGGTTCTTAACAAGACATACTGATGCAAGGAAAGTAGCAAAGTTGAAGGGCTCACCAGACATTGAGCCAGAGTCATCTATAATGACAAGGCTGTTGTAAGGAAGGTTCACTTTATTGATGAAAGACTCAAGTTTGAGCTTATCAACTCTATTATTGAGAATATCATCATAAATGTCATTGAAGCTTGTTGCTCCAACTGTGACCTTAGCCTCTTTCTTAACTTTGTTGAGCTTGACTACATCCTCTTCAGTAGCCTGCCCCTGCCTTACTTTCTCTTCAAGAACTCTCTGCTCTTCTTGCTTCTTCTCCTTGTACATCTCCCACTCAAGATACCAATCTTGGAACTTAGGATATTTAGGGTCATCAGTATCCTTTACCTTAGAGTAGAGGATTCTGTTCTTAACCCTAAACCTAGCTTGTGCAGGAAGCTGGTCAAACCACTTAATGAACTCATCTTTACTGAATTCCTTGATTTTACCAGTTGAGAAGAGCACTGATTCAAGAGTTCCATTGTACTGCTTTCTCCATTCTCTATAACCAATAAAATTGGCAATAGTAGGAGTTACAGTGTATTTCCAACCCATTTGTTCTGACAGAGTAATGAGTAATTTAGCCTTATCTTCCATGACCTTCTTGGTCTCAGGAAGCATCTTCTTGTGACCACTTCTCTTAGATAATCTAGGAAGAGTCAAGAATTTAGCTACGAGCAGCTTGTCAAAAGGATTAGTGCCGTTGATTACCTTATAAAGGTATTCAACAATAGCTGCTCTATACCCAGCTACTGCAAGAACATTATGAGTTCTCACAACTCTAGTTCTCTTAGTCTGGATTCTATTTCTGAGGAGTAAGTCGAAACAACTATACTCATTGAACAGACCAGCATTAAGGAACTTGATGAACTGTTCTTTGTGCTTATTCCGCATCCAGTCCAGTACAGTAATAAACCCCTCTCTATTGGCATTGCCACCAGAGTCTCGCTTATTACCCTTGAAGATATTGTGCTGTCTAGCTGTAATATCACCAATTGAGAACAACAGTGAGAAGAACATCTCTCTCTGTTCTTTGGTTTTACATTCAGCATAACCACCATCAAGCATATCATTGGTGATATTACCACCAACATTCTGCATGATTTTAAGACAGTCTTTCATCCCATAAAAGGGATTTTCGTTACTTTTGTTAAGTTTTACTTCCATTTCAAGTAGATGTTTTTAATGAGTTTGTAAGTAACAAAGATGAGGATATTCTTTCATGTTTGAACTATTCTGTCTTCCTCATTTTACCTTCTAACTAAATGTTAGGGTTGTCAAGAGCAGCAAGCTCTTCTTCAGCCTCTTTAAGCCTGTCTTCAGGAGTCTTTGCTTCCTCCTTCATCTTGGCTATTTTGTCCTCCAATTCATGTCTCTTGGTTCTAATTTCAGCAAGCTCTTGCTTGAATCTCTTATAACCAATGACAAGATTGACAGTCTCTTTAGCAGTTTTGAGCTTATTAAGCTGAATCTGAGAAGCATCTGTAGCTACCCATTCATCAGCATTCTCAAGACTCTCAATTTGCTTTGCAAGTGAGAGTCTAATGCTATTAAGACTATTGACTGTAGTTGTGTGGAGTAAATCCACAACATTCAGAGGCTGTCCTAACTTAGAGTTAACAGTCTCATTGTTCAGGAGCATTCCCATCAGAAGGGTTTGCATCCTTTGAAAGTGGTCTTGCGTGAAGTTGATTTTCATACTTCTTTGAGATTAGTTTTACTGATGTTTTATTTGGCTTATAGCCAGTATCTCCTGGGGCAAATTCCCTGGATTCAACAACACCATCAATGGAGAGAATTAACTCTCCAAATGGTGTTTCAGTGCTAAAGTTGACTTCAGCTTCTGAATCAACTTTATAAAGCAGTTCTCTGAGCTCACTGATTTTCATACCCAATTATAATTATTGTGTTGAACATACATAGCATCAAAGATTTCCTTTGCAAAGTACTTGCTCATGTGGTGTGCTATCTCTCCTGATTCACAACAGAGCAACCCCAGCGGAGCAATAACATCACCATCGCCGTAGCCGAAATCGCCGAGACCAGCGCCGCAGCCATCATAACCACCGCCAACCAAATAGTAAGAAGTGCCTTCAATCTCAACCTTACCACAGAGTTCCCAATCACCGTCTCTTACTGCACTCTTGGCATCATCATAGCTCTTGTAGAACCTAACCCAAGGGTAATAAACAGTACCATGAACCAATGAAGATTTATAGTCTTTGTTTAATGCTTGTCTAATGACGTCAAGCTTGTAGAGAGCTGTAAGATGCTTTCTGAAACCATACTTGGTTACTGCACCATTCAGCCCAAATGAACTGTCAATACCCAATGCATCACAAGCATCTTCAAAGGTTTTGATTCTTTCCCAGTCCTCTGTTTTGAGCTCCTGTTCACTATAGGCTTGCAATGCTACCTCTTTGAGGTCTGCACTACCACTGTTATACCACTCTTTAGCCTTCTCAAGAGTCAGTGAAATGTTTCTTGTTTCCATTATTATTTTGCTGTCTTTATGTTAATAACCGCAATTATAAACTCCTCAAGAATATTCTTAGGTGAAATATCCTGAGGAGTTATATCAGTATGAGTAATGTCCATATTACAGATTAAGAAGTTCTTTAATCTTTCTCCATAAACCCTTCTTAACAGGCATAGGAGTAACATGAACATTTTCTCTGTTGATAGTTCTGTTGTCTAATCTAGATGCATGACCTATCATAGTGAACATACAACCAACATAGCACTTGCTCTTGGGATTGCTAAGACACTCATACCATCTAAATGATATAGCACCTACACTTCTATCAAGCTTTTCAGAAGCATTTCTGAATGCTTGAGCCTTGTTGTGAGGATTAGCTTTTACAGCCTGGACCAGGATTTCATCCTCCTCTTTAGTCCATAGAACTCTTTTTGTCATTTGCTATCTGTTATTTGTAATGTTGTGGAGCTAGAGGGACTCGAACCATCATCTAGAGTAAATATGGTGGTTGATGGGAGACTCGAACTCCCAACCTGAAAATTAGGAATTTCCTGCTCTGTCCATTGAGCTAATCAACCTTTGCTTTACCATAGTAAGTACTTTTTCCTCTTGGAGCATTCTTGTTCCTTGAACCAAAGTTCTCAGTTAATGAATGACAATTAGGACACAGTAGTTGTAAGTTATTCTCTATATTATTCTCAGAGTTTCCATCTATATGATGTACTTGAAGTGGTGTTTTATTTGTATATGGGTTTATTTCTCCCCATCCACAAATTTGACACTTGCCATTATATTTTTCCATTAGATAATTTCTTACAAAAGTACTACAAGAATAGCCTTTTGTGCCTGAAATTTCACCTAACTTCCATTTTCTAATGGTCTCTTTCCTTTTGTAAGAGAACTCACACTCTTTGTTACAAAACTTTCCATTACTAGAATATCTGGGATGGAAAGACTTGCCACAATTTTCACATACTACTGTCCCATTTCTAAATTCTTTGTTGGCTTTCATACGATTTATTTTTAATCGTACAAAGTTACAAAGAATATTTGAAATATACAACAAACTAGCTATTTATTTACTCTTGTTCTATCCCTTGAACTATGGGAGCATAAAAAACAGTTTAGAATTAACTACTAAAGGGTCTTGAAATCCCAATATTCGGTAAATTCAAAGCACAAACCTTAATATCATCAGTTTATACTTACTTCACTGTTTTGAATGACTAGTCTGATATTGGTGATTCAGATGAGACTCGAACTCATGACCCACAGTTTAGAAGACTGTTGCTCTGTCCAACTGAGCTACTGAACCATAATAAAAAGAGCCACTATCTTCACAGACCGTGACCCTCCCACTTGTTCAACAAAATCAAAATGTCTAACCTTAAAATCAACCTTTTTACCTTATCAAATTACCATTCTTCACCTTCTTCTTCTTTGTCTATCTTGAGCAATTTAGTAAAGCAAAGAGCATCAAGTTCTTCATTACTAATTGTCTTGTAACAAGCATAGATTAAACCTGCTACAATCAAGACAGCTATCTCAAAGTACCCATTGTCATAGATACTGTCAATACCACTAATGAATAGCATTGCAACTATTCCAGTAGTATATAGTAGTATGCCTTTGAGGCATAAGATTACTTTCTTCTTCATTCTTGCTCCCTCCATGCTTCTATTTCAGGAATCTCTATAGATAGATAACCCTGTTTAGTTAATCTGAAGGAAATGTTTCTCACCACAATGTGAATAGTGGTTTTAGTGTACTTCTTCTTAATTGAAGAGCACACTGGTTTCTTGGTATGTGCCATTTGCTACTTATTATTTGTTAATTTCTTGTTATTTGATTGACCAATCAAGTCTACCCATAATTATCTTATAGGTCATAGCTTGGTTGTATGTAGAGAAGACTCTGAGAACATAGCCCTCAGAGTCTATTACTTTGTATCTTTTCATGCTTGCACTATTTAATAAAAGGTGGCATTTCAGGGAAGTAAGCCCAGTAAACTACATCAGTATCTGGGTTACCATGAACATAGAATTTAGGTCCAGTGTTGTCAACATCAGCATATAGACCAGTGTTTCTTGCATATCTGTCATTACACCATTAATACTTTGATAGTATCAATAGTGATTTGCCTTCTACAGGCTTCTCTGAGGCATCATGCCATTCTATTTCAGCCTTCATAACCTAATTCCTTTTTAATAGTTGCTTGAACATCTTTAGGCAAGTAGTACTTATACTCTTTGCCTGTCTTCTTTGACACTCTATTTACATAGCATGCACCATTCTTGGTAACAAAGATGGGATATTTATTACCCTCTTTATCTTCCCAAGTATATTTGGTTTTAGTGTCTTGAGACTTTGATGTTTGCTCTACCTTAAAGGTATTACCTTCTCTCTTTACTTGTGCATTAGATGCAATGCAGAAGAGTGCTAAGAGTATGCACAATATGAGCTTTTTCATTGTTTATTCTTGCTTTCTGAGTATTTTATTAGCAGATAAATTACTGCGAAAAATACTATTGTGAATATTAAATCTTGAAATTGTGTCATTGCTTATCAGTAAAAATAGTTATACTTTAACTATTTGCTTTTACTTATTGCTTAGGCAAGAAAAGTAAAAGGGTAGAGTTAATTATAGTCACCTACTTTTAACTCTACTCAATTACTGCCAAACTTTAAGCTTCAACACGGAAGATGTCAGCTTCTCCATCCTTACCTAAGGTAAGAAGCTTTGCAGTGCTGAGGTCAATAGACTCTCCTACTGTCTTGCTACTGTTTTGTGACAGAGGAATGAAGGTCTGGCCTCCACCTACCATCATAAAACATACTGAGTTACCATACTGGCTGGAAACTACTGTTGCAGACTTAACAGCTGCTTGCTCTTCAGCTGTAAATGCACGGCTGGCTTTCAATATCCACTTACCAGCATAAACTCGGAGTGATGAAAAGATATTCATCCAATTTTACCAATGCCCTTTGGATTTATTTTGGTATCTGGCACACCTGTTAAATGTTATATGTTATTTGCTTATAACCCCAATGCCATTGAGGTTGTCAAGAGCAGGGGAGGAGTAATTAGCCCCACTGATAAAATAAATCTAATATCAGTTAGCATTTAACCCCACGGCCTTGCCAAGGGCAAAGGAGGAGTAATTAGCCTAACTGATACCACATATATTGCTACCACTAAACTTAAAACACCATACTAATTATCTCTTCTACCTCATACCTCTTGCTTTTTCTATACCATAGTTATAGCTCTTTCTATAAGGTTTTACCTCGCCTAACTATGTACTTTTACACCTTGCTTCTACATACTCTACGAAAAAATATGAGCAGTATATTATAATATATATAATATATAATATCTAATGTAGATTATATCTTGCTTTAACTAGTCCTATGAGAATTATTCTTATGGCATCAGCCCCTGCTTCTACGTCATTTGAGCTTAACTCTCTATTACATAGAAGACCTTGCTTCTGCACTATAGGACAAAAATAAATAGGGTAGGAAGAATCCTACCCTATTATAGAGAGCTGTGTAACTCTTAGATAGTCACACGATAGATGTCAGCCTCACCTGACTTACCTAATGTGGTAAGTTTGGCCTTAGTGAGGTCAATGACCTCTCCAACAGCACAGTTGGAGTTCTGGTCAAGTGGAATGTAAGTCAGTCCACCGCCCTTCATGGTGAACTGAACTGAGTTACCATACTGAGATGGTACTACTACAGCCTGGATGACCTGCTCTACTTCATCAGAAGTGAAGTCTCTGGTCTCTTTAACAGACCACTTACCAGCATACACACGGAGGTTTGAGAAAATATTCATAACAAAATGACGGTTGACCTAAGGACCGTAAGGTTCAAGTTAATATTCAGTTGTAAAGGAAAAGTAATTAGCCAGACAGTTAGTCTTTCCACCATCTGCCATTCTGTTCTATATATTCACAGTATTCATCTGTTTCCATAAGAACATCCATGTAGTAATCTGGATTAGCTTCCCAGATTGAATCACAATATGCCTCATAGGCATAATCTCTTTTAGCCACTTTGGTAGGCTGACACCCAGCAAGGAGCATACCTAGTATGCCCAATGCAATAACAATGATAGATTTCATATCAAGTATGAAGGATGAGTAATTAGTTAGTAGGAGCATGTCTTGTTACTCAGCATAGACAAGCAGGAAATCTAAGTCTTTACTGTTTATTTTTGTGGACTTAGGTTATAGGTCAATTTGGCCTGACCATTTAGGCACTAGCTTGGCTGGCAGTTTGTCCAGCAATCTGCATGAATCCTCTAGGACTCACTCAAGTACTAGGAAGGAGTAATAAGAAGGCTCATTTCTAGTGACCGGGGGGACTATCCCCAATGTCAAAGACAGGGGGTGAGTAATGTATTATTATTCCTCACTCCTACAAATCTAACACTCGCAGAAAAATTTCAGAAAAAATTTTGTAGTATCAATTTTTATGCTTACCTTTGCACCTATAATATATATAGGTATAACCCACTCAGAATAACAATAGAATATGTGGAATAAACTATCAATGGCTGATAGAGCCAAGTATATACAAATAGGGGTTCAGAATGGTATTACAGACCTCAGTACTATAAGGAAAGCATATAATACTTATGCTAAAGGAGGATACCTTGATTGGAAGAAGAAGGTAAAAGAGTATAAAGGCATTATAATAGATGGAGATGATACTTATGACTACGAGAGTTACTACCATGATGACCCAGACAGAGCATGGAGACTACTAGATAAAAATAGTAGTGAGCACTTTCCTGATACCTATAAGACAGCTACTCATCCTACTTTCTCAGATGAATCTAGATACTCAGGTAGTAAGAATAGGTATAACCCTAATGGAATTACTGGTGGACACTGGTACGGAGATAATAGTTATGTAATGTCTCAGTCACAGTTTGATAATGATTGGGATACTGATAGGACTCTAGATTACCTAGGTCAAGAGGATAATCCACCATCATTATATGCCCCTGATGGTTCTACTATGTTACATAGTGTAGATGTTACACCTCAGTCTTCAGCATTAAATAGAAGTAGAGAGGCAACTAGACCAAACACAGATTTCAGCAATGCACAAGATATGACTAAGACACAAAGGTTTGGTGCTACTTGGTTAGCAGGTGTACCATTTCTAGGCATTGACCCACATACTTGTCTCAATACTGTAACTGGCTTCTATGACCCAAATAATACAGTAGCTTCTAATCCTAATATGGTAGCTCACCCTGAGGACTATGGCTATAAAGAGATAAATCAAAGTGACGCTGTACCTGGTGACATTATTATATTATCAAACAAGAATAACCACCCTACTCATGCAGTGATGTTTGATAGTGTATCAGTTAAAAGTGGTATACATAATGGATTCCCTTATGAGCCTGGAGATACTCTTGTAAACTACTCTAATGGAGGAAGGAGTAATGATAGCTACAGACTGCAAGGACCACTCAAAAGATTTGATGACCCAGATGCTGCTCATGGTGACTTCTCAGGGTCTCGCAGGTACTTCAGATTTACAGGAAAAGGAAAGAAATAAAAATAATCCAGTAAAAATTTGCATAATTCAAAATTTTTTCGTATCTTTGCACCGTCAATTGAAATTGCTGCTTGGTGTAAAGGCTAACACACCAGTTTTTGGCACTGGGTTTAGAAGTTCGAGTCTTCTAGCAGCAACACTGAATGCCTCCTTAGTATAAGGGATAATGCAATAGTCTTCTAAACTATCAATCTAGGTTCGAGTCCTAGAGGAGGTACTTGCGGAGATGCGTTTTGTTTTTGTTTGTTGTTTAAAGTGATTGAAAGGAACCCACCCAACCTGTGAAGGTGCAAGTGGGTAAATGGAGCCATCATCTAACAGGTTAGGATGCCACTCTTTCAAGGTGGTAATCTGGGTTCAATCCCCAGTGGCTCTACTAGATATTGGGTGTGTGGTGTAATGGTTAGCATACAACACTGTCACTGTTGAGGTTGGGGTTCAAGTCCCCCACATCCAGCTATGGAAGTTTGGCAGAGTGGCTTAATGCACTGGTCTTGAAAACCAGCAGCCTGTAACAGGGTTCATGGGTTCAAATCCCATAGCTTCCTCAAATGGAGGGTAAAGCAGTGAGGTACTGCATCTGCCTGCTAAGCATGATGTACCTTAGGGTATTTGGTTCGAGTCTAATGCCCTCCTCAATATATTTAGGGAAGTGGTCTAGTGGTTATGATGCATGCTTTGGGAGCATGAGGTCGAGAGTTCGAGTCTCTCTTTCCCTACTATATGGGCTTTTAGTTAAGATGGCTATAACAATAGATTTGCACTCTATAGTCCTGGGTTCGAGTCCCAGTTAGTCCACTAAATATTCCTTCTTAGCTCAGTTGGTTAGAGCAGTTGACTGTTAATCAAAAGGTCGTAGGTTCAAGTCCTACAGGGGGAGCATAATAAAGAGAATAGTACTAGTGTAAGACTCAACGTAACTTAGTGGCTTTACATTGTATGTAAGTCTAGCCCACTTGAGTGTCGTATAACTCACCTTAGCTACAGAGGATGGTCAATGGTAGCATTATTCATTGGTGTGGTATAATGGTATTACTCAGGTCTCCAAAACCTGCAATGGGAGTTCGATTCTCTCCACCTTTGCTTATTGGGCAGTTAACTCAGTTGGTTAGAGTACATGACTGATATTCATGAGGTCCTAAGTTCGAGCCTTAGATTGCCCACTGTGTTAGTAGCTTATAGGTAAAGTGCTTGACTGTGAATCAAGAGAAGAGGGTTCGAGTCCCCCTAACACCCTATATATTGCTGAGTAGCTTAGACAGTAGAAGCACCTGCCTTATAAGCAGGAGATAGTGGGAGCATTACCCATCTCAGCTACTACTCTATGATAATACAATTTCTAAATTATATTATTATGAAAAGAGCATGTAAATTACTGAAGAAGGCAGCTAAATGGTACTTTAAACAGATGGAAAGTGCATACTTCTGTCCTTCGGGAATGATTCCTATGAATTACATAGGATAATTCCCACCCTTCTTTTTGTGATAGTATATAATGTAGAAACATAAGATATAAGAGGATGCTGGTAGCCACTTCCTAGGAGGAACCTCTATAAAAACAGCTGTAGGCTACACAACTTCCTATAGCTCAATTGGCAGAGCTTCTGACTCTTAATCAGAGGGTTCAGGGTTCAAGTCCCTGTGGGAAGACTATTATTCTCCTATAGCTGAATGGTAAAGCTGCACTCTTTTAAAGTGAGGATTCTAGGTTCGAGTCCTAGTGGGAGAACTATTATATGGGAATACTTTAATGCGGAGAATTAGTGCAGTCTGTAAAACTGTTGCCTCTGGCTAAATTGGTTCGACTCCATTTATTCCCACATTGATTGGAGACATAGCAAAGATGGTCTATGCGGAGGACTGAAAATCCTAAGATGTGAGGTTCGATACCCACTGTCTCCACTATGCCCAAGTGGTGGAATAGGTAGACACAATAGCCTTAGAAGCTATGTCGAAGTAATAGTAGAGTGTGGGTTCGAGTCCCACCTTGGGTACTATGGAAAAGAAGTTTATATTCTATTTCAATGGGATGATAGTCAAAGCTTCTATATCAGAATACAATACTAATATAGAAGATTCTTATAGATTCAAGAACATATCCAGTATGAGGGATATTCTGAGAGTGATAAGAGCTGAATCCCTAAATGATTCTACTGAGAGAGCAATAAGCAAAAGGTCTCTATTCAGTATGGTTAATGAATGGAGGGTACATAATTTATTGTATGCCCTTGGCATTAAGAGAGATAGGGTTAAAAGTGTTGATTTAAATATAGGTCAACCTTGGTATATTAAGGCAGTGTACACCCTTCTATCACCATTTTATTTGCACTTTGTGTGAAAATACTTATCAATTTATTTGGTAGTATGAAATATTTTACTTAACTTTGTAGCATCAAAAGAAAACAAGTATGGCGAAGAATTTATCAAGCATGGAGAAGAAGTGGCAGGCTGAAGAGGATGCTAGGACAATGGCTAGATACCAAGAGATAATGTCCGACTCTAAAAGAAAATCAGCAGCCATTAAGCAAGCCAGAACAGAAGCTTCAGCATTAGAGAAGAGGGCTAATGCAATGAAACTAGCTGCTGGTGGAAAGCTAAAGAAATAATAAGTGATGCTTCCTTAGTTCAATTGGCAGAGCAACTGTTTTGTAATCAGTCTGTTGTAAGTTCGAGTCTTACAGGAAGCTCTAATGCAGGATTAGTATAAAGGTTATTATGCCAGTATTCCAAACTGGATATGAGGGTCCAATTCCCTCATCCTGCTCAATTATGTGGGGAGAGGAAGTCCTCCATCTAGTCTCATAAGCTAGATTCCGTGGGAGCATTACCCACCCCCGCAACTAAATAAACAACAAAGAAATGGAAGAGACAATTAAAGACAACACAATGGATATAGCTGCATCTATCAAGGATGCATTTGATGAGAAGTCAATCTTACCAAGATTCAGTTCCTATGCTGCTGTATCTAAGTTTAAATCAGTAAGAAGAGCTATTAGAAGAGGCCATGTAGATTTGTTCTTTGGCATTATCTTCCCTAACAGACCCTTCAATAATAGGAAGGCTACTCCTGGTAGAGCTCAGAATTACACAAAGAAGAGGATGTATGGACAGTTCAAATTACAATGATGAACCTGTGTTCTACTGCAAGAGCTGTTTATCTTTAAAAGTAAAGACTGTAGCATCAGGGTTGAACCTTGACTACTGTGATGAGTGTGGCTCCACAGATATAGAACAATCACATATAGAGGATTGGAGAAAACTCTATAGAGATAGATATGGATTTGATTATCTTACAAAAGAATTAAATAATGGAAGAGAAAAACAAAGACACTAAGAAGCTGAGTTATGAGGAGCTTGAAAAGGCTGCTGTTCAGCTTCAGCAGAGAGCTATGATGGCTGAGAACAAACTCAGAGGTATTGATTTTGCATCAATCAGACTGAACTGGTTGTTCAAGGTACTTGAGAACAAAGAAACATTTAAGCCTGAGTTTGTAAGCAAGTGTGCTAATGAGGTACAGGAGATGCTTACAATTGATTCAGAGGATACTGAAGGTACCACTGATGAACAGGCTGGTGAGGCAGACTAAATGTAGAGTAAAATGGGGAACATTAATAATGTTATTACCATCCCTACTTCTACAGAAGGTAAGTTCTTCAGGTACTGGCTAGAGTTTCTAAGGCCATTCCATAAGTTGACTGAAAGAGAGACTGATGTTATGGCTGCTTTCTTGAAGCAAAGGTATGAACTCAGCAAGGTTATTAAAGACCAAGAGGTACTTAATAAGTACACTATGAATGAGGAAACCAAGAGGAAAGTTAGGGAAGAGTGTGGTATTACACAGGCACACTTTCAAGTCATAATGACTAAACTCAAGAAGAGCAAGATGATTGACAATGGTAGGATTAATCCTAAGTTCATACCTAGAGTGGAAGAGGATGCTAAGAACTTTCTATTGCTTCTCTCATTTAACTTACAATGACCTACACAGAAATCATAAAGAAAGTATCAGAAGATACTGGAATACCTACTGAGATAGTAGACAAAGCCTATAAGGCATTTTGGTCATATATAAGGAACTCAGTCCAGGAACTACCTTTAAAAGAGGAACTTACTGAGGCTGAGTTTCTTAGTTTAAGACCAAACTTTAATATACCTTCACTGGGCAAACTTACCTGTACCTACACAAGGTACATAGGAGTAAAAGAGAAATTTAACCATATAAGGAAGCTTAGAAGAAATGAAGAAGCTAAAACAGATTAAGCCCATGTTTAATAGAATCGTCACTACTATGGACGTCTATGAAACTGACCAGTTAAGAGGTGGGTTGGTTGACCCAACTAAGGCAAAGGGCTCTCTCAAAGAATACCAGACAGTAATCTCAGTAGGAGATACTGTAAGAGGAATCAAACCAGGTGATGTAGTTTGTATTGACCCTACAAGATATATGGTCACAAGACACAATGACAAGTCTCTCCACAATGGAGTTATTGGTGATAATATGACTGTAGGATATAAGTTTAGCACTATTAAACTCAATGACAAAGATTGTCTGATGTTGTATGACCAAGACATTACATTTGTAGTTGAGGAAAGTGAAGATGTTGAAGACCCAACAGTCCAAATTATTCAACCTGAGAAACCTACTATTATAGTTTAAACTATAGGGCCTGTTGATTATTCAGCAGGCCTTTATTATTTTATAGATATGAAGTTACTCAAATATGAAGGTTACAAGTTGACCATAGAGCCTGAAGCTCTGACACTTGCACCATTTAAGAAAATATGGAATAGAGACAGGTCTATTAATAAGGACAGAGCTCTTTCTGAAATGGGTTACATCTATTTTATGATGGACCCTAGAAGTGATTATCAATACCTAGTAGATGAAGAGGAAAGGTCTAAAGCTATTATAGAAGGAGAGGGTTTATCAAGCGATTGGAAGCCTGATAAACTTGTAACAGAAGCTATGGAGTTCTATGGTAAGTTCAAGCCTACAGCTGCTTTACTCCTTGAAGATACAAGGTATGCAGTAGACAAACTTAGAAAGCTACTTAGGGACATAGACCTTAATCAGTTGGATGACAAAGGTAAACCTGTGTATACTCTAAATACTATTACTGCTACAATCAAGCAGGTACCTAGTTTGGCAAAAGACCTTGATGAAGCAGAGAAGGCACTTGCATCAGAGATGAGAAATCAAGGTAAAATGAGAGGACAGGGAGAAAAGACAATTTACGAAGATAGTTTGGATATATGATAGAATTGAATGATATTGTAGAATCCCTCAGCTCTAATATCAAGACTGAGAAGGGGATGCTTGTACTGCATAGAAGTATGAAAGTACACCCAAAGTTCAAGGTATACAAGAGGTTTTGTTATGACCTATACCTTATAAAGGGTAAGGAGAAGACACTTATATCTTCTATAGAAGATGTCAGAAACACTCCTGCTGATGACATAATTAAGGTATGGAATGAGTGTGACAAAGCTTATTTAGGCAAGCTATTAAGGTGGGTTACAAGTGATGAGTATAAAGCCATGTTGAAAGATGGAATTTAATAAGTATCAAACTCCTCTAACTGATGAGCTCCTTGACTCTCTACCACAGGAAGTTAGGGACCAGTTATTGGATATAATAAATAATGTAGAGTTTGTCAGGAGACTGGTTTCTCCTGATAGACAATATGCCAAGGATAGACCTAGGGATGATAGAGGTAGAATTATAATAGATTTAGCCAATCCACATATAGTGGAGAATGTAGACTACTTTAGACCTACTGCAATACATTATCAGAAGTATGGTTGCTTTACTAATCTAAGACCTAATGCAAACCCTAACAGTGAGTATGGCAAATGGATTAGGGAGGAGAAAAGAAGATGCTGGGAAGGTTATGTAAGAGAGAGTGACGGAGAGTGGATAACAGGATATATGTATTGGTTCTTGAACTACTCTCCTATAATGCTCTCTAAGATTATCAAAGGAACCAAGAGGGCAAACAGAGTTGAAGACTTCCCAGAATTCTGGGAAGGCATTTACTGGAGATTCCATTATATGGAACAAGCTGCAAATGGTGGTCTTTATAATAACTTTGAGGGAGGTCAGCATTGTGCTGAACTCGCATCAAGAGGTAAGGGTAAGTCTTTCTCCCTTGCATCTATCCTGAGTCATGACTTCATATTAGGAGTAAATGAGATTGCGCACTATAAAGTAATGTCTGTAGTTACTGCTTATCAGAAAGAGTACTTGACAAAGGACGGTGTGCTCAATAAGTTCTCCTCTATGGCTAACTTCTGTGCGGAGCATACTCAGTTTCCTAGAAAGAGACTGAAATCTTCTATGCAGGAGATGACTTGGGTAATGGGATATAAGGATGTAGAACTTGATGTGGAAAGAGGCACTCTTAATAATATTCTTGGTGTATCATCTAAGGATGACGAATCAAAGCTTAGAGGTAAAAGAGCTGCGCACATTCTGATTGAAGAGTTTGGTACATTTCCTAGGTTGACTGATATGTACAATGTCCTTACTCCTTCTGTAGAGGAAGGTGATATTGTGTTTGGTCAGATATATATGCTTGGTACTGCTGGTGATAATGAGTCAGACTTTGCTGGTGCTCAGGAAATTATGTACAATCCTAAAGGTTATAGGATGTATGCACTACCAAATGTATTTGATAAGAACAATCAAGGTAGACCTAACTTTGTATTCTTCTTCCCTGGTTACATAAATAGAAAGGGCTGTTATAATGAGGATGGAGTGTCTGATGTAATCAAGGCTCTTATTGAGATTCTGATGAACAGATATACAAAGAAGTATAATTCATCTGACCCTAACACTATTATAAAGGTAATAGCCGAAGTTCCTGTTACTCCAGCAGAAGCTATAGTAAAGACAGGAGTCAATATGTTCCCAGTAGTTGACCTTACTGAAAGGCTACAGCAATTGGACAATAACCCAAGAGAGTATGATGATGTCTATACAGGAGAATTAGTTATTAATAGTAAGGGTGATATAGAATTCAAGCCTACTGCTGTTCAACCTATCAGAGAGTTCCCACACAAGGACAATAAGATAGAGGGAGCTGTGGAGATATTCCAGCTGCCTGAGATAGATAGAAGTACTGAGAGACCATACAATGGAAGATACATTTTAGGGTGTGACCCTTATGATGATGATGCTTCAAATACTATGTCATTAGGTTCTGTCTTTGTACTTGATTTGTGGACAGATAAAATAGTGGCAGAGTATACAGGTAGACCTATGTTTGCTGATGACTTCTATGAGATATGTAGAAGGATGTGTTTGTTCTATAATGGTAGAATGAACTATGAGAACAACAAGAAGGGTTTATTCTCATACTTCTCACAGAGAAACTGTACTTACCTTTTGACAGAACAGCTTGAATTCCTTAAGGATAAACAACTTATAAAGGATACTGGTTATGGTAATAAAGCAAGAGGTACTAATGCTACTGCTGCTATTAATGCCTATGCTAGAAATCTACTCAGGGCTTGGTTACTCAGACCTACTATTATAGTACAAGAGGTTGATGGAGAGCCTACAGAAGTTGCAGTTCCTTCATTGTTTACATTGAGGAGTAGAGCCTTAATCAAAGAGCTCATCAACTATAATAGTGAAGGTAACTTTGATAGAATTTCATCAATGGGTATGTTGATGCTTCTAAGAGAAGATAAGATGATTACATACCAAGGTAATGTATCAAAGGAGAGGGAAGAGAAAGCATCTTCCTCATACCTAGGTAATGACCCCTTCTTTAGTAGGAACTATAAATCAGTAAATTTAGCATAATAGGGGTTTCTTAATAAGAAATTCACTAAAATACTTGTGCGTATAGAATGTTTTTACTACCTTTGCACAATAAAAGTTGAAAGAGTATGAATGAAATAATGCAATTTCCACCACAACAATTACCTTTCTCCAAGAAGACAAAAGCTTGGAGAAAGAAACATTGTGATTGGGCGGCGAGTAAAGCCTTTTTCAACTACTCCCCAGTTAGAAAGAGTGTCCTTCATAAGAAGATAAACTATGACCTTCTTAATGGAAAGTTATATATGAAGGACCTCATGTTGGTAATAAACCCTGACAACATTAAGGCAGGTTTTATACCTGACAAGATTCAACACTATCCTATCATGAATTCCAAGTTGAATGTATTGAGAGGAGAGGAATCTAAAAGAGTTTTTGACTACAGGGTAGTTATAACCAATCCCAATGCTATATCAGAGATTGAGAATAACAAGAAGGCAGAGTTGATGCAGAGACTTCAACAGATGGTAGCTGACACTTCTCAATCAGAGGAAGAGTTCAATGCAGAGCTTGATAAACTCAATGAGTTCATTACTTATGAGTGGCAAGACATGAGAGAGATAAGAGCCAATGCTCTACTTAATCATTATGTGAAAGAGCTCAACATGCCCCTTATGTTTAATAAGGGATTCATGGATGCAATGGCTGTGGCAGAGGAAGTTTATATGTGTGATATAGTAGGTGGAGAACCTACTATTGAAAGGCTTGACCCATGTAAACTCAGGGTGTTTAGGTCTGGTTATTCAGACAGAATTGAGGATGCTGATGTAATTATCTATGAGGACTATTGGAGTCCAGGTAAGATTATAGATACATTCTATGATAGCTTGAACTCTGATGATATAAAGTACATAGAGAATATTCCAAATAACCCTTATGGAGAACAGGGTGATGTTGAACCTGACCCTAGGTTAGAGTTCCTACCAACAGGTGGTATTATAGGTGATGATGAAATCATGGACCCCAGTCAATTGTTCACAGAGAGCTATGACAATTCAATGATGCCTTATGATACTGCTGGGAACATTAGAGTGATAAGGATATTCTGGAAGTCAAGAAGAAAGATTAAGAAGGTTAAGTCCTATGACCCTCAGACAGGTGAAGAAACCTTCAACTTCTATCCTGAGACCTATGTTATTAATGAGGCTCTTGGTGAGGAAGAAGAGACACTTTGGATTAATGAGGCATGGGAAGGAACTAAGATTGGAGAGAATATATATGTCAATATGAGACCTAGGGTAGTTCAGTACAATAGACTGTCCAATCCTTCAAGGTGTCACTTTGGTATTATAGGTTCAATCTATAACCTTAATCAGAGTAAGCCTTTCTCCTTAGTTGATATGATGAAGCCGTACAACTATTTGTATGATGCTATTCATGACAGGCTTAATAAGATGCTTGCTAAGAACTGGGGTAAGATTATTACTCTTGACCTTGCGAAGGTTCCTGCTAAGTGGGACATTGATAAATGGATGTACTATGCAAAGACCAATAACATAGCAGTTATTGATAGTTTCAAGGAAGGTAACATTGGTGCTGCTACAGGTAAACTTGCAGGTGCTCTTAATAATGCAAGCTCAGGTGTAATTGATGCTGAACTTGGTAATTCAATACAGCAAAGTATCAATCTTCTTGAGTTCATTAAACTGGAGATGGCTGATGTGGCTGGTATCTCTAAACAGAGAGAAGGTCAGATTAGTAACAGAGAAACTGTTGGTGGTGTAGAAAGAGCTACTTTACAGTCTTCACATATTACAGAGTGGCTATTCATCACCCATGATGATGTAAAGAGAAGGGCCCTTGAATGTTTCTTGGAAACTGCCAAGATAGCATTAAAAGGAAGAAATAAAAAGTTCCAATACATCCTGTCTGATAACTCAATGAGAGTTATGGATATTGATGGTGATGAATTTGCTGAGTGTGACTATGGTCTTGTAGTAGACAATAGCAATGCTATTCAAGAACTTCAACAGAAGATGGATATGCTTGCACAGGCTGCTCTACAGAATCAAACATTGAACTTCTCTACTATTATGAAGCTTTATAATAGCTCATCTCTTGCAGAGAAACAAAGAATGGTTGAAAAGAATGAAGCAGAACTTCTACAGAGACAACAAGAGGCTCAACAGCAACAGTTAGAGCAACAGCAGCAACAAGCTGAAATGGAAGCTCAAGCTAAGGAAGCTGAAATGCAACTTAAAGACCAGTTGAATCAAAGGGATAATGAAACCAAGATTATTATTGCTACTATCTCAGCCAATAATAATCAGTCATCAGATGATGGCATTCAGGAACCTGAGTTCTCTGAGGAGGCTAAAGCCAAGCTGCTAGAAAATATGAGACAGTTTGATGAAAGGCTTAAGCTTGACAGAGATAGGCTGGCATTTGATAAAGATAAGGCTAGAACTGATGCTGAGCTTAAAAGAAAGCAGATAAATAAATCCAATAAAACAAGTAAGTAATGTTTTTCACAACGGATGACTATAAAAAGATACAGCAATGGTTGCAGCATAACTCTGTAAAGGATACAGACCTACCAGACACTGGAGAGCTAAAGGGAACTGAGACTCTTGTTATAGTGCAGAATGGTAAGAATGTCAAAGTATCTCTCTCTGAGTTTGTTGACCAACTGTTCCTATTAGGTATTCCTGATTTTGTAAATGCTACTGATAAGTTTGATGCTCATAGTTTGGATGATGTTATAAAAGCAATTCCATATAGAGCAAGAAAGATAGGTCAGATGGTTACCTTTATTACTGATGAAGGTGATTGGAAGGTATATCAATTCAGGGGTCAGAGAGTTAATCAATGGAATACTAATTCCTTATGGGTTGAATTATAAATAATATGGCAGAACAACTAGTAAAGAAAGAAGGTCAGGGGTATAATAGAGTGTACCCCAAGACCTTTACAGATGCAGTAGTAGATAGAGCTACTGGTCAAAGTCTTATAGATATTCTTGCTAACTTCAACTGTTACTTCCTATCCTATGCTGGGGATGATGAGACTACAAGACTACAAGTTCCTTCTTCACTAAGAAGGCAGGGTCTTTGGATTACTTATGTTCCCTACAATGGAACTATAACAGTAGAATACTACTCATCTAATGAACTGGATGATGACTCTTGGAAGTCAAGTAAGAACTGGATGAAGGGTTCTAATAACCTTGTAGGTGATGTTACTATTTCATCTGAAGGGCACTGGATTGTAAATGGTATTGACACTGGTGTTACAGCAAGTGGAGAATCAGGTACTTCACCACTTATTAGAATAGAGAACAACAGATTCCAGGTATCCTATAATGAAGGTAGAAGCTTTGTTAATCTTAGTGATGTACCTGTGTATTCACAGTTCAGAGTTGAGGGTAACAAGCTACAAATCTCTACTGACCTTGGAGGTAGCTGGCAGGATGTCAGTGACCCTATTGCCGCTTGGTTCAGGTGGGTTGAAGGTGACTTCAATACTGTAGGTAAGATTCAGATAAGTAGAGACCAAGAGACTTGGACTGACCTTACTCCTTCTATCTCTAATACTCTTAAGGTACAGGCATATTACAAGAGCCTTAATGATGCTCCTGATACAGCAGCTGAAGGTTACATTATCATGGTTGGTCCATTCTATGATGAGTCTAACTCACCTAAGTATGAGCTATACATTTATCTTAATAGTGGATGGTTTGACGTAGGTTCTTTCCAAAGTATCCAGTCTGGTGTTACAGGAGAGATTGATGAGAGTGGTGCTGATATTGGTCTGGTAGTACCTACTTCAGAAGCTGTCATTGACTACATAAAACCACTCAAAGAAAGAGTTGAAACTCTTGAAGGTCAACTAAACAACCTCACTATTGAGACACCTCTCAGTGAGTCAGACTTTGAGTCATTAGAAGGCAATGGTGAGCTTAAGGAAAACAGCCTCTACTTTGTATTTGAGAATGATGAAGAGGAGGGTACCTAATGGCACTATACTATAAAGACAAAGAGATAATAGCTGTATATTATGGAAGCAAAGTAATTACAGCTATTTATAAAGGTGCTAAAGTAATCTGGGAGGCAGCTCTTAGATTGTGGAAAGGCACTCAAGTATGGAAATCAAGTGAAACTTGGAAATATTAAATAATTTATGGCAAGTCTAAATTCAGACAAAGGGGCTATTACATCTCTTGACCAATCCTGGGAAGGCCATAGCCACTATGAGGTTGAGCAGTTTCTCAAGGACCAAATAGAAACCCTGGGTGGTCAGGTTGTAAGGTCTAAGATTTCTCTTGCAATTGATGGTAATTCTATCAAGTCATTCCTTAATGGAGCAAGCAATGTATCCTTCGGATACACTGTAACCTACACTAAGGATAATGTAGATATGACCTCTTGTAAGATTAGAATCTCTGTTGGAAGCAAGGTTGTATACAATGGAGATACAGTAGCTGGAAGTTTAGCACAGTCTCCTAACATTGCATCATACCTTAATGCTCTGAGTGACTCAGTAATCTATGTTACTCTTAGAGCTTATGATATTGATGATGAAGGTAATGAAACAGCTTATAGTACTGCTAGAATTACCTATAATAAGCAGACTGCAACAACTGTAAATACAGTTGCTCTAGGTACTGTAGACCCTGCTACATTAACATTCAATATTAACTTCTCTACAGATGAAGCTACCCTATTTGCAGAATTCTATGATGCTAGTGGTGTAACTCTGCTATCTACTGTTAAGAGAACCTTCACTTCTAAAGGTGATGCTACAGTACAGGTTCCTACATTAACTAAGGGTGCCCATGTAGTTAAGGCTTATCTAGTATTGAATGACATTGAGGAGACAAGGGGTAACACAGCAAGTACTACTATTATCAGTACTAATGGTGCTAATGATGGAGACATCTTTATAGTTGTAGGTACTGTAGATGATGCAGTTGTAAATGACTATGTAGATATTCAGTTCTCTGCTTATGTTTACAGAACAAGCAATGTAGGTGATGAAGTAATTCCTATAGCTATGGAAGAGCTGTCAGGAAATACTTATGTAACAAAGGCTGTCAGAAATGCAGCTAATGGTGCTAGACAAACATGGCACTATCTTGTTAAGTCAGACCTTGTAAATCTAAGAATCGGTGTTCCTCAGGTTGATAGCAATGGTGACCTTGTGTACAGTAGAACTGGTGTTCTTCAGTTTGAAGAGGGTGATGGTAACCCTGTACAGTTCTCATTTGAAGCAACACAATCTACTATTAACTGGGTTACTCCAGAGAACTCAGTAGCATATTTCACTGCACAAAATAAGTCAAACAATGACTTTGATATTGGCACATGGGAGAACAGTGGTAAGAGCTTTGCCTTTGAAGATGTTCAGTGGAATAGTGCTGGTAGTGGCTGGAAGGACATTAAATTCAAATCAGGCTCACCTGTTGATGATTCAACTACTACTGACAAGTATGATAATACTTCGACTGCCCTTCACCTTGTAGGTACTTCTAAAGCCTATATAAAGGACTTCTATCCATTCTATGATACTACTGTAGCTGCAACTCTGTCAGGTGGTGGTATCCTTGCTAAGGGTAGAACTCTGAAGATGTCCTTTATGATAAGGAATGTAAGTAATCCAGATGAAAGAATCATTGATTGCTTTGATGACCAAAGCAAGACAGGTTTCTATGTAACTGGTAATGCTATTTACATTAACCTTGGAGAGGAGCTTGTAAGTCTTCCTGAGGAAGGTCAAGCTAAGGCAGGTCACAATGCTAGAAGGTTCTCTGCTGATACCAAGTTGGATTTGACTATTACAGTACAGCCTTACTATGAGAATGGTGCTGAAACTAAGCATGAACTTAGATACTATATCAATGGTGAGATTGCTGGTTTTGCTGTGCTTGAAGCTACAAGCTTGTCACAGACTAATCCTACTCTACTTAAGTTTGGTGGTAGTGGTGCTATCCTAGACCTGTTTGATGTTAGATACTATGATAAGGCTCTTAGTTCATTTAAAGTTCTTCAGATGAGAACTATGGACCTTGATAGTTCAGCAGAGATTGCAGAGACATTTAATAAGAACAACTTCTATGAAACTGACTCTGATGGTTCTCCTGTAATCACTCTTTCAGAAGCTATTGAATATGGTAAGTATCTAGCTTCACAAGGAATCACTGACTTTGCAGTCTGGGCTTGTACAAACCTATGTAATGGTGAAGCCTACATTGGTAATACAAAAACTCACTCTACTAGAGCTGAATCCTTCTACCTATATAAGTTTAAGCAGGATGCTGATGGTAAGGGTATAATTGACCCTGACTACACTATCTTTGTAGAAGCTATGGGTATTGATACAGATAAGGCTGAATCTTACCTTAGGCTTAGAAGACAGGGTACCTCTACTGCTTCTTCTACTAAGGGTAATATCAGACTTGATGTTAGAAATACTTGTAGAATCCATAAGTACAATGCCTCTACAGGCAAGTTCTACGAATGGGATGGTGACCCAACTCACTGCTATGAAGTTAAAAAGAAGGCTGCTATTTGGCAGATTCCTAATGATGATACTATTGCTTGTCAGCTTTTGACTTGTAAGAAAAACCCTAATGAATCTACACAAGCAAGAAACCTACCTACTGCTAAGTGGTATGAAGACTGCTGTAGATACCTCGCTACTATAAATACAGGTACTTCCAGTGCTCCTGTTTATAAGTATGAAGACTGTCTTACAATGCCTCAGAGAAAAGAGCTTCAGAGTATCATTGAGAATAACCCTGACCTAAGTAGAACTGACCAAATAGCTAAGATTAAAACAAGACAATGTGTGAATGGTATTCCTAGCCTTGGCTTTGAGATTGGTTACTCTGATGATGATTCTACTAAGAATGACCCTCTTTCAAATACAGCTACCTTTGGTGGTCAGTTTGACCTTATCACTGATAAATCAAACATGACAGTGTTTGGATTTGGTGGTTACAATACTCAAGATGCTGATGGCAATGTTACTTGGCATAGCAATGAAGATGATGAGGACTTCTCTGCTGAATGGAGACAGAATGATTCTGCTGTATGTAACTTCCTTACTGCTGACCTAAGTACTCTCTCTGGTGATGGTAGTTATGCTGCAAAGGCTATGGAATACAGATACCCTGTAGATTATCCTACTGAGGATGTTGTAACTCCTGTTTCCCCTGCTGCTAACTCTGATACATGGAAGGAGCTTTATCCTAATGGTACTAGAGGTATGGCACTTGATGGTCCTATTCAAAGGCTATTTGACTTTGTTAGAACTTGTGCCCTTGATAAGGCTGATGTAGCTAATGAAGGTACTTACTATAGTGGTGGTGAAGTTCAGAACTACACAAAGCCAGGCCAAATACCTATTGGTGAAGTTACTCTTGGTGAAGCTAATCTTAATCCTTCTGCCTACACTTGGAAGACAGATAATGTAACCAACAGAGTTGAGAAGTTCCATACTGAACTTGGTCACTATGTAACTGTCAATCAAATTCTGTTCAATGGTCTTGCAATCATTGCTGCTCTAATGTGTGACCAGGATACTAAGAACCAATTCTTCACTCACTTTACTGGTGAGTATGATGAAAATGGTAAGCAAATCCTTAGACTTCTAGGTTATGACTTTGACTCATCTTGGGGTATTGATAATGATAACTTCTTTAGATTCCTCTATACAGTTCTATATGATGATGGTCTATATGATGGTAGAGGTATTGACCCAGTAACAAAGGAAGAGAAAGGCCCTATGTTCTGGAAACTTATCTTCAAAGCATTCAAGAGTGAAATGGCTACAATAGCTAATCTTCTTTACTCTGGATTCCTAAGTAAGGATGCTCTCTTGAAGTACATGGAGACTAATCAGGTTAATCTGTACAATGCTCTTATCTACAATGCTAACTCTGAGTACTCTTATACATCAAGTGCTGCTGACTACCTAAAGACCCATGGTTCTGCTAAAGAGCATACTAGATGGTTTATTGAAGGTAGAATGCACTTCTTGAGTGGTAGACTTAGTGTAGGTTCTACAACTGTTGGTGGTGACTTTGCAACAAATGCAGCTAACTTCAACCTTGCAATCTTCTCTAATGAGCTTATAGCAGAGTATCCTCTGAATGCAGCTAATAGAGGTAAGGATGATTGGGCTATTGAAGTTCAGGGCTATGAAAGAACAGCAGCTTGTTTAAGATATGGTGCTAGTGGTTTCTTCCCTGTAGTTGAGGTCAATGTAAACACTACATATGATTCAAACTATAAGCCAATAAATGTTGAATATGAGACTGCTGTAGTCAAGGCTGACTCTACTATTGGTTCATCTGCTGGTGATAATAGATTGGCTATATTTGGTGGTAAACACTTAAAGTCTGTTAAGGGCTTGTCAAGATGGTATATTGCTAATGTAATGGACTGGGGTGATTTAACCAATATTGAGGAACTTGAGATTGGTAGTACTGAGAACTTGGGTACTGAAGAGAATCCTGAGTACTATAGAAATCCTAACCTTACTTCACTTGCACTATCTAAGACCTTTGGTTCTTGCAAGAAGTTCAATACTGCTGGTTGTCCTAGCCTTCAGGGTAACTTCAGCTTGAGCAGCTTCCCAGTACTTGAGGAGTTTGAAGGTATTAGAATGGATGGTGTAACTTCAATTACACTTCCTATTAGTAATAGCTTGAAGAAGATTAGCTATCCTAAGAACCTTACTTCTTGGACAGTAGACAATAAGCCTAATCTTGAAAGTATCACCTTTGAAGGTACAGACTCATTGACTTCTATCAGTGTTACTAATTCAAGTCAGTATGCAGCAAGTTATGCAGTAACTCTACTTAATAATATATTAGTATGATACAAAATTTTACATGGAACAATGGGACCCTAGAAAGTCCCATTGTCCTTACAACCCAACAAATTTCTACACTGATTTCAGCAGGTAACAATCCTGACATTAATACTAGTGTGAAAGGAGTTATCAAGAGCTCCACAGGTATCTATAAGTACCTTAAGTATGCTCTTACAAAGTTGTATGGTAGTGACCTAACAGTACTTGGAGAGGAAGTTGCAGACTCCTTCCAAATATCTGCTCCTACAAGCAACCTTCTTGAAGGTAACTCTATGACACTTAATGTCTCTAGTTCCTCTGGTATGACTGCTGAGGATTTGCAGTACAAGCTTATCTTTGGTACAGTGAAGACTGATAATGTACTTGATGAAGATACTATTAAGTCTAGAATCTCTATTAATAATGGTATTCTTCAAATATCTCAGGCACAAGAGAATGGTAGCTGGGAGATTCCTGTTACTGTAAAGGCTTGTCCACTATATGAGGATATTGACACTACAAACAACTTCGTAAAGTCTGAGGCCATTCTTTGTAGAGCTGTAGCTATGACAAGTTTCTCTGCACAAGCAGAAGAATCTATTTCAATTAACTCAAGTGCAGATATATCTTATATTACTGCTCCTAGCAATACAACTAAGCTTGGTACAGCTAAGATTGTCTATGAGATTACAGAGGGTGATGGCTCATTCCTTGATGGTAGATTCTATGCTTCTGAGAAGCCAGGAAATGTTACTATTAAGGTTACTTGTACTCTAGCTGGTGGTGCTAGTTTTACATCAACTGTCAATATAAAGGTTAAGAACTCTACACAATCTACTATTACTATTTGGAATGGTGGTGTTGATGGAGGTATCTCTGATACTAAGTCAATGGTAACTGGAGATGTTGTAGTAGACCCTACAACTGCTGCTATCCACACTAATTCAGACAATGTAATCTTATGGATTAGAAAGAACTCTCACCTGTATCTATGTAAGTACATGGGTAGAGACATAGGTATGAAGATTAAGCAGCTTGATGACAATGATAGAAGGAAATACTCTGATGGAACTGATGCTTCTAAAGCTATTGCTGGTGCTCCTGGTTCTGACGGTATTATCATGGATGTCATGCTTAAGTTACCTACATTCTACTACAAGTGTGTTACTAATGTTGATAACCCAAGTGCAGTAGATGTAATCTTCTCAGCAGGTAATGATGATGCTAATAGTTACTATGAATGGGATACTAATAAGCTTATTGGTGTTTATGAAGGTGTAATCTATAGAGATGGTGTACCTCTTAATCCTACATCAAGTACTAGCTATGCATCAGGTGATGTTATGTATAGTATCTCTGGTGTAACTCCTACAGCTAACTACTCACAAGCTTCATTTAAGCAAGCTGCTAGAGCTAGAAATACTGTACCTGTTGGTACAGTAGCTACAGATGGTTTCCAAATTGTAGACTATGAAACTCATGTTATCATGGCTCTGCTATACTATGGTTACTATGGTGGTTACAACATCAACTGTCAGGAAGTAATTGGTTATGGTACTAGTAGCTATCCTAAGGTAGCTGGTTACTATACAGATGAACTTGGTATGAATGATACATTCTCTAAGAACATGGGTGGTACTGGTGATTCAGGTAGTATTAACTTCTGGGGTCTAGAGAACTGGTGGGGTGACCTATATGAATGGGTTGATAATCTAATAACTGCTACTAGCACTGGTATTGTTAGAATCAACAACTGGCAAGGTAATCCTGTTAGGTATCTACAAGTTCCAACTGACTATCTGAGTAAAGACCAATGTATATCTAAGATGATTTTCAATGAGGCATCATTGAAGGTAGATAGCAGTGGTAATCCTACTGGAGAGTATACTAACTATCCTGACCTACTGTTCAAAGAACTAAGTGGTTCTACAGACTTCACAAAGTACTATGCTGATGCTGGCTGTGTGAATGCGTACTCTGGTTATGTGGCGTGTCGTAGCAGTTATGGTTCTGATGCTAATGGCGGTGTTGGTCGGCTTTATCTGAATTATGCTTCTTCTGCTACTTATGGCCATGTTGGCTCTCGGTTGGTTTTTTGTGGTACAGTAACAGATGTAACTGGAACAGCTGAAGCTGATAGCTTCTAAATTTAGTGAGTGATAATTAAAATTGTATTGAGTACTCCCCTGTAAAAGGGGGAGTACACTTTACGAGGTATATAAGTGGGTGCTAGTTGGTAGATTTGGTATTAGATTTACCAAAGTTATTACCAGAATTGTTTTCTACACCTATTAGTGAAAAAACTAGCTATGTGAATGCAGACTCTAGTAATGTAGCGAATCGTAGCAATAATAGTTCTAATGCTAATAGCAGTGTTAGTCAGCTTAATCTGAATAATACTTCTTCTAATACTAATGGCAATAATGGCTCTCAGTTAGTTTTATGTTGAAATGATTTTTGATATTTTTTGAACTTTAAATTTTGGCTAACTTCTTATATACCCTGCCTCTTGGCAAAAGATTACTTATAGGTTAGTAAGTACACTTAAGTGTGTGACGAACCCCTTTAATTTCAACAAAAATATAGATATGATAAATGAAGACTTATAGTAACTTGTTTGACAAAATATGCACGATTGAAAACTTCCAAGCTGCATATCAGAATGCTATAAAAGGCAAGATGCACTATAGGGAAGTAATAGAGATAGAAAAGAACAGAGATGCCTACTTGGAGGCTCTACTGGAAGAAGTAAAGTCCAAGAAATATAAGGTCTCAGAGTATACAGTGTTCAACCTCTTCACAGGTCATAAGATGAGAGAAATCTTTAAGCTACCTATGAGAGATAGAATAGTACAACATGCTATTATGATATACTGTGAGCCAATATTCAGAGAGACATTCATTCTAGATACCTATGCTTCTATTAAGACTAGAGGTATTCACTTAGGGTTACAAAGAGTGAAGAAAGCTCTAAAGAAGTACCACTACAAGTACTGCTTGAAACTGGATATACACAAGTGCTATCCTTCACTAGATAAGGAAATATTAAAGAAGAAACTAGCAAGGAAGTTTACAGACCCTGACTTACTAGACCTGCTATTCAAGATAGTAGATAGTTGTGAGAAGGGTGTTCCTATTGGAAACTATACATCTCAATATTTCAACAACTTCTACTTCAGTGATTTTGACCACTGGATAAAAGAGGTTAAGGGTATTAAAGCCTACTTCAGATATTGTGATGATATGGTTATACTGAGCAATAGTAAAGAAGAGCTTCATGCTATGCTAGAAGAAATAATGGGAAAGATGAAAGAACTCAATGTTTCACTCAAAGAGAACTATCAGCTGTTTCCTATTGATTCTAGAGGTATAAGCTTCCTTGGTTATATAATTACAGAGGACTGCATCAAGGTTAGAAAGAACACTAAGAAGAACTTTGTACACAAGGTATCAAAGATGAACTTTTCCAACCCCTCAGCTAAAGACATTAATGTACTTGGTTCATATTGGGGTATCTTAGTTCATGCTGATTGTAGACACCTATGGAAATCATACATGGGTTGTAGTGCATTCAAATCCTTCATGAAGAGATACAAGTGTTCAGCTAGAGATGTTCTTAATAAACCTATCAGGGTGCTAAGGGCTTACAGAAAGTATTCATCTGGTAAATGGTATACTGTTATGGAAGCTCTTGTTGGAAATCTGTATGCCACAATTAAAACTACAAGTAAGTATTTAGCAGTAGCTCTAAATGCTGTACTTCCATTTGATACATATATTATAGCTACTCAAAGAGGTTATAGATTTAATACAATTGTAATATGAATTGGACAAAAGGTAACACAGAATGGCTGAAGTCTGTAGAGTGTGTAAACACTAAGAAGGGTATTTACTATGTAAATATGGCTCCTACTGAATACCACAGTGAGGATGAAGAATCCTCTAATGTGAGGTATGTTAACTTCAGGATTGACCACCTTCCTTCAACTAAGGAACTTAAAGACATGCTAGTCTCAGTTCAGAATGACTATGACTCAAGTGATGAGGTCAAGGGTTTCTATGTTGGTGGTAGTATTGTATGGCTTGATAAGTCTACCAGACTTGGTCTAATCAACAGTCTTACTATACAGAAGGAAGAGGGCAATACAGAAAGTACTCTATGGCTTGATGGAGTGTCTTACACAGTAAACATTGATGCTGCTCTACAGTTCTTGAAGACCCTTGAACTCTATGCTATTGAGTGCTATAATGTAACTCAACAGCACCTAGCAGAGATTGAGGCTCTAACAGACAAAGATGCAATTTTGACTTATGATGTAACTAAGGGATACCCAGACAGAATATCCTTTAGCTGAGAGGGAAGAGGCTCTAGTTTCTAGGGCCTCTTTAGTTTTTGAATTATACTAATATAACTAATTTCCCTATACACTTGCAAATCTCGCATTTTTTACTTAATTTTGCAGCCAAAAAGATAGTTATGAAAAATTTACTCATAGTAATAATTCTCTTTCTATGCGTGTCCTGTGCTTCTACAAAGTATGTAGAGGTGCCTATTGAAACTATTAAGACGGAGTATGTCAATAAGGTTGACTACAAAACTGATAGTATCTTCATCAGGGATAGCATAGACAGATATATCAAGGGAGATACAGTCTTCATAGAGAAGTACAAAACTACATACAAGTACAAAGATAGAGTTCTTACTGATACTATAGTTAAGACTGATTCTATTCAGGTCCCAGTATACATAGAGAAGACAAAAGAAGTCAATAAGATTAAAGGCTATCAATACTTTCTAATGTACTCTGGAGTAACTCTCTTCTTGTTAATTGCGTACATAATTTACAGGTATATAAGAAAGAACCTAGACAAGATTAAAAAACTATTTAGTTAGCAGTGATTATAATGACTACGACAATAGTCTCAGCAATTTCAACTACAGCTATAGTGATGTTAATGCTAATCTAGGGTTGCTCTAATCTCTTCCAGGCTTCGGCTTGGAAGACAACAGAAACCAATTAAAACTTACTATATGAATGAAATCCTAATAACAGGAGGAATAGGTGTTATCTCTACTATAGTCAGTGGCTGGGCCAGCTGGGTATTTGCTAGGAAGAAATACTACAGTGAGGTTGACCACAATCTAATAGAGAACATGGAAAACTCCCTTGAGTTCTATAAGAAACTCTCTGATGATAACAGAGCCAGACTTGAAGAGATGGCTGAGAGAAACAAAGCACTAGAAGGTGAGTTACAAGAACTGAGGAAGCAGGTACTTAATCTTACAATGAATATTTGTTTGGACCTTACCTGTGCTCACAGAGTTAGAGAAAGACAAATTATAACTAGAAAGAACAATGGGAAAAGTAAAGATAGGCTCGATGAAACACAAGATTCTAGTAGAGGGTGATGCCAATCTACTAGAACCTAATGAAATACTAATAGCTAAATCAGAAGGATACACAGTACTCAGAGAAAGGCTTACAGATGGTTCTATCAAAACCTCTGTAGTAGTACCTCTTGAGGAGTTTGTATCTAAGACTAAAGATGAGAAAGATAACTGAAATCATAGTACATTGCAGTGCTACTCCTGAAGGTAAAGACTACACAGTAGCTGATATTGACAAGTGGCATAAAGCAAGAGGCTTTAAATGTATAGGTTACCATTATGTAGTATACAGAGATGGTACTTATCACAGAGGTAGACAGGATTCAGAAGTAGGTGCTCATTGCACAGGACACAATTCCAATTCAATTGGAATCTGCTATATTGGAGGTGTAGCAAAGGATGGTAAGACTCCTAAAGATACAAGGACAGAAGCTCAAAAGAAAACACTAATATCTCTTCTTAGAACTATGAAGGCTAGATACCCTAATGCTAAAATTTATGGTCATAGAGACTTCGCTAATAAGGCTTGTCCATCCTTTGATGCTACTACAGAATACAAGGATATTTAACTCTTAAACTTATATAGTATGGCTAGGAAAGTTAAAAGACCTAAACCTATGTCACCTAAAGCAGGTGTAAACCCTGGACATAAGTATGGATGTGGAGGAAAGGTTAAGAAATAAATCTCTCCATAAACTGTTGATATTAGCTATTAAGTACACTCCACTAGTTATTGCATTGTGTTATATGTTAAACACGCTATTTGCTTGGATGGGGTTCTACTTTGAACCCCTCAGCAACATAGCAGGCATGTCATTAATTACATGGGTATTTACTTACTTAGCTACTATAGCATTCAAATTCTGTGTGTATCATAGAATGTTTCTATGGTACATTCTAGCAGATGATATGCTTAATATTATTGACTACTATTGGTCATTGCCAATAACAGATAGTCAAATTTTGAGACTCCATAATGGTATTATAGGTTTATTGTTATTTGCATTGCTAATAGTATATGTTAAGAGTAATAAGGGAGAGGCTCCTTCAGATAATAAATGATATTGACGCAGGCAATAGTCATATCACAGAGGAGGAAGCAATTGAGTTGGCTAAAGTAATTCAATCATATACTGACAAGACTCAGAAGCTTAGTAAGTATAAAGCTTGTCAATACCTTAATGTAAGCAGGGCTACCTTTGATAACTATGTTAGAGAAGGACTACTACCAAGAGGTAAGAAAGAGATTGGATTCAAGGAGTTATTCTGGGTTGAAAAAGACCTAGAAGAATTTAAGAGGAAGAGTAGATGTTGACAGAAAGAAAATTTAGAGTTCCTATATATGACTTCAAGGTAATAGTCACAGTCTTTGATGATTATACTGAGGCTAGGAACAAGTTCCCTCATGCACTTGTAAGTAGTGCTTATGGGTGTACAATGGAATACATTGACTGTGGTAAATGCCACATACTCATACCATCAAGTGGTATGTCAACTGTAGTTCATGAGCTTGAGCATGTAAAGAACCTAATATGGAAGTTCACAGGTTATCAATCTCAAGCAGGCAATGATGAACCTGATGCCTATTTAATGGGCTATCTTTATGAACAGGTTGAGAAAATACTGAATATACACAAGAAGTTAGCATCTAGATGCTAAGTTTAAAATTCATAACACCCATAGGGTCAATACCTTATGGGTGTTTTTTTGTACCCTTAGCATTGTTAGGCCCCATGGGATTTTATACATACCTTTGCATCCGTAAGCTTACAAAATAAACCTAATTAAAAACACACAATTAACTTCATTACTATGAGAATTATAGAAGAAGATGATACTGTAGTTAGAGAAGAAAAGAAGGAGTATGCCTCTAGGGGTGTTGGTAATGCAGGCCTCACACTGGGTAAACTTTAATTATGCTCAGTATAAACTCCCTTAATTGCTGGGAACTCCTAATAGGACAATCAGCAGCTAAGACTTAATTTTTCATTTATACTCTTGCAAGTTCCAATAATACCTAGTATATTTGTAAAAAATAAATTAGGTATGGTAGGAACAATTTACAGATTTGAATCCCCTTCTGGTAAGTCCTATATTGGACAAACAGTAGATGCTAGAAGAAGAAAAGCAGAATTTACTAATTTTGATGGTAAATACTCTGGTAAAAAGTTTGATAATGCTAGAAGAAAATACGGACCTGACTCTTTCAAGTATGAAGTATTAATTCAACTCTATAATATAGATAGAGAAGAATTAAGAAGACAGCTTGATGAAATGGAAATATACTTTATTAAGAAGTATGATTCGTATCACAATGGTTATAATATGACTGAGGGAGGTTCTGGTTCTAAAGGCTGTTTTCAAACTGAGGAAAGTAGAAAGAAGATTAGCTTAAAAGCAATTGGAAAACCTGGTACTTTCAAAGGTAAACATCACTCAGAAGAAACTAAAAAGCTTCTTAGTGAATATGCTAAAACAAGAATAGGAAGTAAGAATCCTTTCTATGGTAAGAAATGTCCTGAAAGTACAAAGGAAGCTTTGAGAAAAGCTAATGGGATACCAGTTATACAGCTTGATTTAGAAGGAAACTTTATTAAAGAATTTCCTACAGCTAGAGATGCTGCCAATAGCTTTGGTAAGCCTAGAGCTAATTCTGATATAATTAAAGTCTGTAAGAATTATGTGTCTCCCTCAGGAAAACATTATAAAACTGCACTGGGTTATAAATGGAAATATAAGGAAAGTTCAACGACTATTCCGAAAGGAAGTACATTACAAGCTAATGGTAATGGAAATGGGGAGTACTCAATAGAGTAAAGATATAGTCTCAACAATATAGTAATATATTGAAGTTCATAAGAGAACTGCATAGAACTTGCGACTCTATGTGAAGATAATGATAATCGGTACTGCACTTGGTGCTTATGCTCTTAGTGGTAGAAACAATGGTTGGAACCTATTTGGCAGCAATGCCTCTATGCCTGAGAATGTAAATATCCTAGCTTCAGGTCTTGGTGCTGCTAATGGTACTAATGCTCCTACTGCTTTCCAAGCTTGGGAACAAGGATGTGACAATTACCTAAAGGCTACTACTAACTTCTATGAAGGTATGCTATCTGAACAGGAGCAAAGATTTAGTGACAGACAGACTCTAGATAGTCAACTATTCAGTGTTTGGAAGTCTCAAGTAGATGGTGACTTTGGTCTATATCAAAGCCAAAGAAATGGTTTTGATGGTCTAAACAAGAAGCTCAATGAAAGTGCTTTTGCCCTTTACAAGAGTCAGAGAGATGGATTTGATGCTCTCTCAGGTAGAATATCTCAACTCGAAACTAAGCAGGCTGTAGCTGATGCAGTAGAGCCTTGGAGAGCTAAGGTTCTTGATATGCAGATTAACTGCGTAAATAATGCTGCACAGAGTGGTATTGCTCTAGAAGCTGAGAGAAGGTGCTGCAATGATGGTAAGATTGTCAACTATGCAAATAGCACATTCTATCCTATTGCTGTAGCTAATGTGACTACTGGTACTACTACAACTCTGAGAAATCTATTCAACCCACTTCAGGGTGGATGTTCTTGCAGCTGTGGTTCAACAGTACAACCTAACATCTAAACATAGGGGAGTGTAATGCTCCCCTATTAATACCAAGTTTTTATGTATCCAGTTAATCAAGTAATACTAGGTAATACAGACCCCCTTGCAACTAGTCTTGATAATATTGATGCTCAAATGCAGATGTATCAAGCTAAACTGCAACAACTAAAAGCTGTACAACAAGCTCAGTCTGTAAAACTAATATGGGATGATGTTGATGCTGAAATAAAGCCAATGTCTAAAGAACAAAGGGAGAGACTCTTTCAGGATAATGACTACTTAGAGAATTACAATGAGATTCAAGAGATGGTTCAAGCAGAGATACTTAATCTAGTTAAGCCAAGAATTGAAAACACTGAAAGAGGAAAGGAGCTCTTGAGTAACCAACTGAAGATAGTTAAGAAGCTCAAGACTAAAATTATCAATGATACTAACAGAGAGATGGAGTTGTTTGTTAGATTCAAGGAATATACCAAGCAACATCCTAATGCTACTTATGAGGAATTTCTAAAAACTAATGTATAATGGTAACTATTGAACAGTTGGATATTAAATTAAAAGAGTATATTCTAGGTCAGGTTGATAGTCTTGCAAAAGACACACCTATAGTCAGCTTTATCAAACCTATTATAACAAGAGTAGTTGACAAGAACTTTACTAAAGTCAAGAGTTTTATGAACCTTATTGCTGATGAAGATGGTAAGGTTGATGTAGAGAGTATACTTACAGAGATGACTGAATCAGTCATGAAGACAAAGTCCTTCACTTTTAATACTGGGCTATTGGGTGATATGGAAATTGGAGATGGAATGATTAAGTTGAAGATACCCATGATAAATAAAAGCTTGGTGTTTAATTCAGAAGACCTTGATGGTCTGAAAGAAGCATTAACATCTAAATCATAAATACTATGTCTAAGATTTATACAATTACTAAGGATGCAGCACATAGCACTCAAGGAAGTGATGTAGATGCACTCATTGAAAAGGCTTTTGAAGAAGGCTGTGAACATGGCTATAAGAAAGCTATGAAGGAGATGGAAGCCTATAATGAGAAAGGTGGTAGGATTGGCAGGATGCATTTCAAAGAGGGCTTTGAGGAAAAGATTGAAAAGCTGAAAGAAAAATATAAGTAACCATGGGTGTTCAGCATTTCAAGATGGATAAGTATGACTGGAGTATCAGTATTTACTATACAGTAAATGATGCTCAGAAGTCAGAGATTATAGAAGACCTCAAGAGTGTAGGCTGTAGTGGTGATACTCTTAACTCTATAATCAAGAACCTTGATAAGGCCCAATTGGATACAGGCTTTGCATACTCAAATTATGAGTATAAATGGTCAATTCTAGTAATCCATAAAGCATCAAGTGTAGGTGAGTTCATCAATACTTTTGAGCATGAGAAGAGCCATTTGCAGATGCATCTGTGTGAGGCTTTAGATATTAATCCTTATTCAGAAGAAGCTGCACATATGAGTGGTGACCTATCTCAAACAGTACTTGAAGAAGCTTTGTACTCTATAGTAGAGTTATAACTGCTAAAATAGGGAAGATACAACCGTGTCTTCCCTATTCTTGTATAATGATAGTACTATACTTTCTATTAGTAAAATATTAAACCCCTTTCATATGTTATGCATAATTGCTACCTTTGCACAGAAGTTTAAATAAAAGAGGAAAGTATGGATGAATTATCTTTAGATAACATACTGAGTGAAGACCAAATCAATGGTCTTTTCTCTAATGAAGAAATACAGGAGACTGAAGAACCTAAGCATAATCCTGAAGAGGAGGAAGGTAAGAAAAAGGACGGTTCTCCTGAAGAAGAAACAATTGAAACTACTGAGGCTAATCTTGGTGAACTATTTGGTTCAGAAGAGAAGCCAGAGGGCGTAGGTAGTGAAGAAGAAACAAAGGAAAAGAAGGATACCACTTCTACGGGTGGTTCCTCTTCCAACTTCTACTCTTCCATTGCCAATGCTCTTGTAGAAGATGGTATCCTTCAAAACCTTGATGAAAAAGAACTTGCTAAGATTCAAACTGCTGAGGACTTTGCTGAGGCTATCTCCAATCAAATCAAGAATCAACTTGATGAGAAACAAAAGAGAGTTAGTGAAGCACTTGACCTTGGTATAGAGCCTACAGAGATTCAGAAGTATGAGAGGTATATCAGTATCCTTGATGGTGTTACTGAGAAGGGCCTAACTTCTGAAGGTGAAGAGGGAGAGAATCTTAGAAAGAACCTTATATATCAAGATTGTCTTAACAAGGGTTACTCAAAGGAAAGAGCATTGAAGATGGTAGACAAGTCTATTAAGGCTGGTACTGACATTGAAGATGCAAGAGAGGCTCTAAATGACAATAAGGAATTCTATAAGAAGCAATACAACTCTATGCTTGATGAAGCTAGAGAGGCAGAGAAAGAAGAGCAGAAGAAGTTCAAGCAGCAAGCTGATGAATTAAGAAACTCTATCCTTGAAGAGGATACAGCTTTTGGTGATGTCAAGATTGACAAGAACACAAGGCAAAGAGTTTATGACAGCATTATGAAGCCTATCTATACTGACCCTGAGTCAGGAGAAAAGCTTACAGCAGTTCAAAAGTATGAGCTTGAACATAGGACTGACTTCTTGAAGAATGTAGGTCTGTTGTTTGTTCTCACTGATGGATTTAAGAACATAGACAGACTTGTTACTGATAAAGTAAAAAAGGAGACAAAGAAAAGTCTCAGAAACCTTGAACACACTCTAAGTGGAGGTGGTAGTGGTTTCAGAGGTGGCAATCTGTCATTTGCTAATAATAGTGGTGACACTGACCCTGAGTCTCTATTCAAAGGCTGGAAACTAAGTGTTTAATGTTTTATATAAATACAATTTATGGCAGGACAACTGAATAAATTTCAGACAGTTGGCTTCCAAGGTTGGGCACCTACTATCAGCAAGCTAAACCACATTTATTCTAATCCTGTATTTAGACAGGAGCCTCAAAAGGTATCGAATCTAATGGTTGAGCTCTTTGCTGCTAAAAGAGGTGCTTCTCTGGATTCACTTCTGTCTGGTCTGACTGTTAAGGAGTTTGAGAATGATGACAGATACTATTGGGATGTAGTAGGTTCTGTTAGAAGAAACATTCCTCTTCTAGAGGCTAGAACTCTTGAAGGCAATGTAGTAGCTTCGGATGATACAGTAGGAGCAGGTACTGAACCTTTCTACCTAGTATTTGGAGAGCACTACTTCTTCGATGGTGAAGTAATCTTTGGTAACCTTAACCAAGTATATCCATTTAGAATTCTTGGTGATGCTAGAGTTGAAGGAACTCACTACATCTATAAGGTAGAACTTATGGGTGGTAACACTACTGGTGTTCCTGGTGAAAGACTTCAAGCTGGTGAAAGGTTCTCTGTAGGTTTTGCACCTGTAGAAAGGGAGCTATCAAGAAGTGTTGGTGGTGTTAGATTTAACTCACCTGTATCTATGAGCAATGAGTGGACTACTCTTAGAATCAAGCATAAAGTATCTGGTGCCCTTCTTAACAAGAAGGTTGCAGTAGGTGTTCCTATGGAATCTGCTGATGGTACTAAGCATACCACTACTAACCTATGGATGCACAATGAGGACTATGTACTTGAAAAGCAGTGGCAAGACTACAAGAACATTGCTATGGCTTGGGGTACTTCTAACCAAAATGCTAATGGTGAATATCTGAACTTCGGTAAGTCAGGTGAAGCTATTAGAATGGGCGATGGTCTTTATGCTCAACTTGAAGTAGCTAACACTACATATTACAATGACTTCAGCCTCAAGCTTATTGAGGATGCTCTATATGACCTATGTTACAATAGACCTGATGTAGAGAACAGAACCATTGTAATCAGAACTGGTATGAAGGGTGCTGAGCAATTTAGCAAGGCAGTAAATGATACTATCTCTGGATGGACTAATCTTACTATCAATGCTGATAACCTTGGCATGATTAGAAAGACCTCAGGATGGCATCCTAATTCACTGGCTGCTGGTTATCAGTTCACTGAATACAGAACTGCAAGTGGTCTTAACATTAAGGTTGAGATTGACAAGTTCTATGATGACCCTGTAAACAACAAGATTCAACACAGTCTTGGTGGACCTGCAAGTTCATATAGATATGATATTCTTGACCTTGGTTCTTCTAATGAGCCTAACATCTTTAAGTGTAAGCTCAAGGGACAGGATGAAATCAGAAGCATCCAACCTGGTATTAGAGACCCATGGACAGGTAAGACTAATGTAGACTATGCTTCTAATGACGAAGATGCATCAACCATCCACAAGATGACTACATTTGGTATCTGTGTTCTTGACCCAACTAGAACAATGTCTATTATCCCTGCTATCCTGCAAGGATAAACAATTTCAACATAAAACTAGAGTCTGGGGAGGGAGGCTTACCCTCCTTCCCCTTTATATTTTTCAATTATGGCAAAAGGAGTAGAAGAAAAAGAACCACAGCTAACTAGCTGTTTGAGAAATGAAAAAATCTGTATTAGGTATATCCCTAGACAGAGTCACATGGTAACAGACCCTCATCACATCTTATATGGAGGTATGGCTGAGGATTCAGTTAAAACATTTGTAGTTCCTAAACTAACTACAGGTACATTTGTAAATGTACTTACTAACAGTGAGATGGCATTCCTAGAGAACTACCTTGGAATGGATAAGGGAACTCTGAGTGTATATAAAAAGGAAAATAACTTTTGGAGTGATGCTAACCCTCAAGGTATTAATAAGGTTAAACTGAGAAAGCAGGATAACTACCTTGACCTTAGTGTCCCTGAAGACTATATAAGATACAAGATTCTTCTTGCAAATAAAGACTTTGTTGCTCCTTCATTGAAGGTACTTGAAGACAGACCTAAAGCTACATATCAGTTTGTTATTATTGAGGGTAATGAACAAGTCAATGCAGCTAAGAGAAACATGAATGTAACCAGAGAGTGTTACATGGAATTTGGTAAGATTGAGAATGATATTGAAACTCTCATGTGTATTGTTGAGTTGATGGATGGTAGAAATGTAGCTCCTAATACTAGTCTTGACTTCTTGCAGACTAAGATTGACAGCTTCATTCAATCTAATCCTAAGACATTCCTCAAGACTGTGAAGGATGAAACACTTCCTACTAAGGTTCTTATCAGAAGGAGCATCAATGCTGGTAACATTGTTAAGAGAGGTGATTTCTTGTATCTAAAGAAGGATGGTAAACCAATGTGTGGAGACAATGAAGACCCTGTACTAAGTGTTGCAGTTAAGTTCCTCAACAATCCTAGGAACCAAGACATCAAGCTTGGACTTGAAGCTCTTCTAAATAGTAAATAACAGCACTCAGTGCTATAAAAATATATTCAATGACTAACGAGGAATTCAGTAATCAATTTGATGTATTGTATAACAATATAATGTCTAATCAAGCTCCAGGATTAGATGAATATGAGAAGTCAGTGTTCTTGACTAAGGCTCAAGATGAAATAGTTAAGGCTTACTTTAATCCTAGACTTAATAAGACTCAGGAAGGATTTGATGCTAATGAGAAGAGACAGATTGACTTCTCAATGATTACAAGAAGTGATACTTACAATGAAGAGGCTAGCTTTAAAGAGTCTTTCTTTGATAACAGAGAAAATACCAAATCTGTAATATTGAATAAAGACATTCTAATGTTTGTCAATGAGTATATTATTGTAAGTAGAAAAATATCTGATAGTCAGTCTAAGGATACTAGACTAACAGTAATTCCTATCAACTACACTGAGTACTCAAGGCTGATGAGTAAGCCTTACAAGAGACCACTCAATTACCAAGCATGGAGAATACTTGATAATAGTGCTGCTGATGGAACTACTACAACTTATACAAAGAAAGTAGAACTTGTTGTTGGTCCTAATGATACTATCAAGTCTTATCACGTAAGGTTTATAAAGAGACCTAGAGCAATAAGACTTATTGACTTTGATGAAGTCACTCTTGATGGTGAAAGCACAAAGCAGACTTGTGAGCTTGACCCAATTCTACATCAAGAGATTCTACAGAGAGCAGTTGAGCTTGCTAAGGCCTCTTACACTGGAGATTTAAATAGTCAGGTGGCTCTTGGACAATCAAGTCAAACTAGCATTGGAGCAGTAGCTACACAAGCATCTAGATAATCATGACAGTAGAAGAATTTAGCAGTGCATTTGATACCCTTCTCAGTAGCTATAATAGTAAGTCAGAGTTTGGTGATACTCACTCTAGAGCTGACATAGTGTTAGATGAATATGAGAAATCTCTATTCCTGACAGAAGCTCAAGACCAGATTATTATAGAGCTCTATAGTGGAAGGAATGATAAGTTGTCTTCCTTTGAGAAGACAGAAGAGCTTAGAGCTAACTTGAGAAATCTCATTAAGACAGCTACAATAGCTGCTTCAAGTGAGACTTACAGTGGCTTATCAGAGTACTCTAAGTTCTTCAAACTTCCTTCAGATATTCTATTCATAACTTATGAGGCTGCTACTATTGGTGATGAATCTGCTGGTTGTAAAAATGGTAAGACTATTGCAGTAATACCTGTTACTCAAGATGACTTTCATAGAATAATGGAGAACCCCTTCAGACAGGCCAACAAGAGAAAAGCTCTTAGGCTTGACAATGGGCTTGACATAGTGGAAGTTGTTTCTAAGTATAACCTTACTAACTATACTGTAAGGTATATCTCAAAGCCAAAACCAATAGTACTGACAAATCTCTCAGAGATGAATGTATTCCCTGAAGTTGAAGGTAAAGAAACAAATTGTGAACTTGATTCTGTATTGCATAGACCTATACTCGAAAGAGCAGTTCTACTTGCTTTGAGTAGCAAGGGCATTCAGAATAAAAATAATGTTTAATTAAACTTTTTATAAAGATGGCAATTAAGTCCGTAAATCAGAACAGACAGTTCTATGTAGTATCAGAACTAGTAACTACAGAACCAAAGACAGAAGGTCAAATCAAGCTGGGAAAAACTCCTGATGGCAAGCAAATCTTCTTCAAGCACTTTGGTAAGGGTGGCCTAACAAGAACTGACATTATTGATGTAGATAAGGTCAGCTATGCTAAGCTTACCACTAAGGAGGATATGCAGAGGAAGCTTAAGAAAGCAGTAGTAACTCTAAGTGATGAAGTCAATGAAGGCAATCCTATTGCAGGTCAAGACTACATTCTGAGAGTAACAGTCTTCAATTATCTTGCACCAGGTGATGCTTGTCAACTAGTTAAGTCAGCAGCAGTTCATGCTACTAAGGCTATGGCTACAAGTAAGGAAGCCTTCTACAAGAAGATGGCAGAGTCACTAACCCTTAACTTCAGTAGAGAAGTTCAGCCCCTTCTAACATTTGAAGGTTCTGCTGATGGTATTACTATTACTGAGGTGGCAGACCAGCCTTGGAGACTAGGTATCTATTCTCAAGAACCTGTTAATTTCAGTCTTACTCCAACTACTGTGAAGTATGAAGGTGAGAATGTTATTTGGGGTGAAGTTGAATATGGTACTACTGACACTGTAGTAGGTAATGGTAAAGAGGTTGCTGACCTTGAATACTTCTGCTCAGCAGAAAGAGGTGATATGTTCAGAAACATGGGTTACCCATATAACATTGATGTTAAGATGATGGTTGACCCTGACAAGGAGTATGACATGATTGACCTTCACTATGCTTATAGTGGTGATGGAGTTCAGGTTCATAAGTCTGAAAAGGACCTAACCTTTGTATCAGCAACTGCTGGTGTACTTACAAGTATCAAGGCAGCTATTGCAGCCCTAGGTATTACTTTTGAAGGAAGTGCTGAAGGATAACATAAGGGGAGGAATTAAACCTCCCCTTTAATTTTATATAGACCATGATAGTATTCAATGAATGTAGAATAGACTCAGAGGGTAAATATCTTATTGTAGAAGCAAGTGTAGAGAACCTTGACTACTTCAAGAATGTCTTCATAGAGTCTATAGTGATAGATACCCAAGACACCTACTCAGCTAATGGACCAAGCAGTAATCCAGTATACAGTGTAGAGCTAGACAACACATCTTATAAGAAGGTTTTGTCTGAAACAGATAAGACTCAAATCTACAATGAGGAAACCCTTGAGATTTACTGTGATGAGCTTGATACTATAAAGAGTGTAAGGCTTAGAATTCCTGTTGGAGACCTTAAAGTAGATAGCCTTAATGACAATATCTTCTTTGTCTATATTGGTGCTGGTGGTGTACCTGATGGCTCTACTCCATGTGGAATGGATAATCAATACACTATGGGTATTGCCATTAACATGAGGCCAATTTATAATATGGCTATGGGTTATATAAGAGAGCTTGAGAGTAGCTGTGAAACTCCTAGAGGATTCATAGATATGATTCTCAGACTTAAAGCATTTGAACTCTCTCTAAAGACAGGTAATTATCAAGCTGCCTTTAAGCAGTGGGATAAACTGAAGAATAAAGCTGTTGTTCCTTCAAAGAAAAATTGTGGTTGCCATGGAATTTACTAATGAAGTATATGATGCTATAAACAGATACTTCTCTTTACTCAAGCACACTGGATATAAGCCCTATAAGCAAGTGGACAACCTACTTGTAATGGTCTTTATTGAAGAGCTGCTTGAGGGCCCACTATCACAATATATAACTGAGAAAGACTACAACTCTATAGTCAATAGTCTCTATTGTCTATATGGAACCTGCATGATTCCATTCCCTGACTATAAGAAAGCTATTGATGAGGTACTTGCTAAGTCTCCTGATAAGTATAGAGCAACAGAAGATGGGGCATTTAGAGTATCTGAAACAATTGGTTTGAGAATAATGTCTTAAGAGACTATAATAAATTTACTGAACTGCTTGCATAGGTTAGAATTTATTTCTACCTTTGTAAGCAGTTTTATTATATATAGATATGGCAACTTATAGAGAAATAGTTTTCATGTGCCTTGATGAGTTGAAGGTTTCTGCTGATGACAGTTACTTCTCTGAGGAACACATTATATTCCTAGCCAGTAAGTTCAGAGGAGCCCTACTGAAGCAAACTTACAAGGACATTAAAAAAGAGATACCAGAGTCTAATTATCAGACTCTATGCTTGGACCTCATACAAGTCCCTGCTATTACAGGAGAAGAGTGTGAAGGTGGAACATATCTTAGAAGTAAGGAGAAGATACCTTTCCTTATGTCTATAGCTACACCAAGAGTATATACAGAGGACTACTACCAAGGTGAGATAACCTACGTATCAAAAGAAAGAATGAGGTATGTTGGTTACAATAGATGGTTACCTAATATAATCTATGCCTCTATTGGACCTGACAATTATCTATACCTCAAGTCTTTTAATCCTCAGTATTTATACCTTGAGAATATAAAGCTCACAGGAGTATTTGAAGATTCAGAGAAAGCCTCAGAGCTTGAGTGTGATAGTTCTGATACTTGTGATATACTTGATAAGACATTCTCTTTGGAAGAAGCTCTAATTCCTCAACTCATACAGCTTGTAGTTAAGGAGCTATCAAGACCAGAGTACTTACCAAAGGATTCAGCTAATAATGCTGAGGATGACCTATCTGGAATAGCTACTGCAAATGAAAGAAGAGACAAGTGATTTCAGAAGGGCAGTTTTAAAGCTTAATGAACCTAGAGTACATAAGGTGAGAAACTCCTTAGGTGTCTATGATTCATATAAGTGGATTCGTAAGAATAAGTGGTTGGATTTACCTAGACCAGTAACAGAGCATGAGTTTTATAGTATCATAAGACAGGTAAATAATCTCCTTGCTGAAGCATTACTGAGAGGGGAAGATATTCTACTCCCTCACAGAATGGGTGCTATAGAGCTTAGGAAGTATGATGCTAGGATAACTCTTAATGGTGATAAGATAATAACTAATCTACCTATTGATTGGGATAGAACTCTTAAACTATGGTCAGAAGATGAGGAAGCCTATAAGGAAAGAACACTTATTAAAATGGAGGAAAAAGAAATATTCAAGGTATTCTACAATAAGAGAACTGCCAACTACGAGAATAAATCCTTCATGTCATTTGAGGTTAATAGAGACTTGAAAAGAAGACTTAAACAGAAAATAAAGAACAAGGCAGTAGATGCCTTCAAGATATAATGGATAGATACATTTCAATTAAAGTCATCCTAGACAATGTGCTCGACCATCCCTTACTAAGAGATGTCTCTTTTGAAAGGGCAGTTAATCACACCGTCAATTTCATTAGGATAGTAGGAATGCCTAAAGCATTTGAAGAGAAGACTGATACCCTTGAGGTTAAAAATTACAGGGCATTGCTACCTTGTGATTTCAACTCTATGATTCAGGTCAGAGCTATAAAGAAACATAGTCATGATACTGAAGCATTCAGAGAGTCTACTGATAGTTTCCACATGAGTGAAGATAAGAAGGGCTCCTTTGATTTTACTTATAAGCTACAAGGAAATATTATCTATACCTCAATGAAGGAAGGTACTATAGAGATAGCTTATGAAGCTCTTGCAGTAGACTCTGAAGGCTACCCCCTAATACCTGACAATAGCTCATTTACAAGAGCTTTGGAACTATATATAAAGAAGCAATGCTTTACTGTATTATTTGACCTTGGGAAGATAAGTCAGGCTGTCTACAGTAATGTCTGCCAAGAATATGCATGGGCAGTGGGACAAGCTCAATCAGACTTAGTAAGACCTACTCCTGATGAGATGGAGAGTATTACTAATATGTGGAATACATTAGTTCCTAGGGCTACAGAGCATAGAACTGGATTCATAAATAATGGCACTAAAGAACAGATTAAAGTTCAATAACTATGGCTAGAGCAATAAATGATGACATAGCTTATAAAGGTAGTACCTTGGTTCTTGGAGTTAAGTTTCCTCCAGTTGATGATACATATAGTTTCACTGACCTGCTGAATGCTGGCAACATTGAGGTCTATTACTACATTATCAATACTAAGAACAAGTATAAGGTGGATAATCTATATAAGGCATGGGAAGAAGATAACCCTGACTATGCTAATATGTATGCCTTTACTGTAGAGACTGAGAACTTAGTTCCTGGAGTATTGATGGTAGAAGTAGTAGCTACAATACCTGCTCATGGTAAACTACCACAGAGAACAGAGATTGCCAGATGCTCTTCAGGCATAGCAATAATAGAGTGATGGATAACTACTTCATAAGCTACGATAAAAAGAATAAAACAAGGTATATAATACCTGAGGTTAGTATAATATCCAATGATACTTCAAGGCTTTCTATTGTAGAGGAAAGTGATAATCCTCTACATATGGAAGCTTTCAGAGCTACAAAGAAACTCAATCCTTATGTGTTCAGGGTTAGTCATCCTATAGTTCTTGAGGTATTTGTATATGGTCCAGACAGTTTATACTATAAAGTAATTGAAGGACTTTATATGCTTGAGGATGGTACTATGAAACTTAAAGTAAAGAAGAAATATGGAAAGTGAATACTCAAGTAAATATAGTGGTGAACAGGTAGATGCTGCTGTTGAATACTTTCTGAATCACTCTCAGATAGAAGACAATAGTAGCTATGAGTACACCAATACAGTCTATTGTAGGAATAGTACTTTCCCATCTAAACCATTCAGTGACTCTGCACTACCAGTAGCAATGCCTACACTACCATTTGCAGGTAGTGATGGTAATCTGTGGTATGATGTTCCTAATACCTCCACTAAGGATTGGTATCAGTGTGTACTGAAGATTAACTATAAGACCAATAAGGTTGTTTCTCAAGGTGCTGTACTTGATATGAAAGGACAGACTGGAGAAGCAGGAAGTGATGGAAATGATGGTTCTAATGGTATTGATGGTTCTAATGGTATTGATGGTGAGAATGGAAATTTCACAGAGTATAGATACAAGAGGTCATCAGAGTATGCTATCACTCTAGG